GCCATTTTGCAAGATCGAGCGAGGTGCGACGAGGGGCAGGACGTTGATGGTGGATGCCTCTCGGAAGTTCAGAGCGAGTGTCCCCAGCACCTGCTCAGAGAAGCCGCAAGCCACCAGGACGATGTTGGGACTGGTAAGGAAAGGGCGGCTGTCGTCATGCTCTGGAGCCCCTGGCCTGTTCATCCAGGCTCCCTGCATGCGGTCTAGGAGCCCGTAAACCACCTGAACATCGGCACAGACCCCATTGTACAGGATGAAGTACGGCTTGCTGAGATGAGCCCGACCCGATGCTGGGTCATTCATGAAGATGTTCATGAACTTAGCGCAGCTATCCTCATAGCCAACAGGTACAGGGTAGCCCTCGATCTTCTCGACTTCGTAGCCTGGAGGTCCAGACCTCTCGGAGATGGTGACGGTGCCCTTGTCACCGACGAGGTCAAAACACTGCATGACGGCATCGGCTAGGCGGGTGTCACCATTGGCACTTACGCTAGCGACAGAAGTAAGAGTCCTACGACCATCGTCTGTGCCGACATTGACATGGCGAGCCATCTTCTCGATGACAGGCAGGAGGACAGTCTCAAACGTATCTCGCAGACGTTCCACGATTCGCTGTGGAGGCAGCTCTGGGTTCGCCTGCTGGAAGTCCTGAGCGTAGCGAACTAGGGCAGCAGCTAGAACGGTAGCGGTAGTGGTGCCATCTCCAGCCTCCCCGACAGTCTTGACGGCTGCGTCTCTAGCGGACTCCATGATGGCATGAGCAACTGGGTCATCGAAACCCAAGGATTGGAATACAGTCACACCGTCCTTGGTCACCATCGGAGGCAGCCCGAAGTCTTGACGCTCGATCAGGACGGCTGCCCCACCTGGACCCAGAGTAGAGCCGACGATAGCGGAGATCTTGTCCACAGTGTCCAGAATCTTAGCCCTAAGGGCATCAGAGCGAACATGGATGGACTTGGAGGGAGTCTTGATTTTCTGGTACGCTGTCATGGTGTTCCTTAGGAAACGATGGAGATAGTGCGGGTGAGGCTCCCACCAGGCTGAATCACGATACGAGGGCTGGGACCGCTCTTGAGTTCTCGGAGCAAGGAGTCCAGCCAGCCGATCTGGAAATTGAGACGTTCAGCTAGGTACTTGTTCGTAAGTACAGTGGGTTTGGTCGCGCAGCCTTCTGCCTCTAGGAGTTCCATCAGGCGATTGAGGCTTGCCACCTTGCCACCGTGCCTGGGACCTCCCACCCTGTCAGCGGAATAGGAATACAGAACTGGACCCTCACCAAGCTGGACATGCCTGGTTACGGAAGACTGGCGAAGAACGGTGATGACTCTCTTCTTGCCTCTGCCGCGAATAGAGATTCGAGGAGGCTCGGCTCGTTGCAGAGCACGAAGGTAGACGTTGATCGAGGTAAGTGAACACCCCAGGTCTCTAGCGAGTTCGTTGTCAGAGATCTTCACGATGTCATGCATGCTGTTCTGGTCGAGGACGTAGTGCAGGTGCTCGACCTTGGCAGCGAAGTCACCTACAGGGCGACCAGACGGCTTGGGAGCTGGGGGCGGAACAAGCTCCGGGGGAGTGGAGAACATGTTCAGTACTTCTCGCGTGGACAGGGGCATACTTGACGAGTAGCACAAAGGCTCCTTGAGGCCTCTTTAGCGCACCGATGTGCCGGTGAATCGAACACCATGTTTTCAGCCTGGTTCTCTGTGAAGATGTACGAATATCAATCAAGTTCTTTGCTTGATGGGGTTAATCCCTATGTATCCCACATGACCTTGGCCTTAGATTCCAAGTCGCCAAAAGCCCAAAAGCTAGTGTAAACCCTATCAGGCCAACGTCTTTATCTGTGAGAATTGAGAAGCTCGGGCTGATATTCGGAAGCGAGAGACAGATCTGCGGCGGAGAAACTATCAAAACCGCCGCCGAAAACGTGGGAGTTTTTCAGGAAACCGGCTGAAAATCCCCCCCCCACACCCCCCCTACATAACTACTAATATAAGTATTATACTAGATCTAGATCTACTACTTAGATCTAAGATCTAATACTACAAGAGATCTTGCTTTATAAAGCGCAAGAGTCATGCCAAGTTTTGGAGGGGGTGTGGGGGAACCAAGTTCTGCTACTAGTCAACAGGAGACTCGATGAACCAGGAACTTCAGCCAAGCTTGAGAATCCAACAGCCCGCTGTCGTCAGCTTGTCTGGCTTGTCTCCAGCTCAACTCGACATGGCAAGAAGCTATCTCACCTACCACGACCGCTCAATCGACTTTCAGATCCAGACTCACAAGCGAAGACTCAACTGGAAACTCAGAGACGCTGATGGCTGGTCAGAACACCTCGCCCAGCTGAAATCCCAAAGCAAGAAAGTACTCCTCACCGAGAACGACTACGAAGATCCCTCAACCTACTCTGGAATTGCAGAGGAATTATCGGTAGTTCTAGGACATCTCCCTGTCGTCAGGCAGGTAAGCTACCCTGAAGCAAAGCAACTAGCTTGGTCACAGAAGCCAAAGCACCCCTCTCGCCCTTTCCAGCAGGAGATGAAAGAAGCCCTGCTACAAGCAAAGCACGCTGCTGTCAGCGTAGGTACAGGACTAGGCAAGAGTCGAGTCATCCTAGAGCTGTGTCACGATTTAGGCCTAAGGGCTGTAGTCATGGCTCCAAGTCGCTCAATCGCTAGTCAGTTGCTCAGGGAGTTTCAGCACCATCTCGGCTATAGGCTCGTTGGGATGTATGGCGACAGCAAAAAGCAGCTAAAGCAGATCACTATCGGGATCGCTGCTTCTCTGACTAAAGTCTTACGCGGCTCAGAAGCTTGGAAGTGGTTTTCTGAAAGCCAGGTGTTCATCGCAGACGAATGTCACCTAACTCCCGCTGCTACCGTGGAATCAGTCTGCACTGGATTACTAGCCAAAGCTCCCTATCGCTTTTTCTTCACAGCTACTCACATGCGAGGAGATGGCTCTGAGATGCTGCTCAAGGGGATCACAGGTCCCGTTGTCTACGAGAAGACAGTCGAGCAGGGAGTCGATGAGGGATGGCTAGCTAGACCTAATTTCAGGATGGTCAGGATTCCCTCAGGCATTGACTTCGATCACCAGGATGTCAACCGGATGACTCAGAAGCACCTGCTTTACAACAAGAATATCCTAGACAAGGCTTGCCAGCTAGCGAATATGTCTGTCAAGCTGCTAGGGCACCAAGTAGTCGTTCTGGTTGATGAACTTGAGCAATTCCCTCTGATTCACTCTCGCTTGAAGTATCCCTGTCGCTTCGCTCATGGGCAGGACGGGACTCAAACAGCGAAACAGAAGCTACCCGCTGAGTACCAGCGTAGCAACCCGACAGCCCTGGTAGACCAATTCAACTCAAGGGAGTTCCCTATCCTCGTTGGGACCAGCTGCATTGGAACTGGGACAGATGTCAGGGCTGCTGAGACGATTATCTATCTCCAGGGTGGCAAGTCTGAGATTCAGGTGTCTCAAGCTGTGGGTCGAGGCACTCGAGGTGGTCCCAGAGGAGTTGGAGTTCCGACCAAGTCTGGATCCCAGAAACTAACCTGCAACTTCATTGACTTCGCTCCTATCCTGAGTACTAGCCGTTTCGATGATGCGGGTACTGGAGACAGAAAGTCCCCTGTCTACCGGCACGCAGTAGCCAGGGCAGAGATCTATGCCTCAATCTACCCTTCTGTGCAGTGGGTAGACGGATGAAAACTATCAAAAGTACAGTACCCCTGAAAAGGGCTCTGTCGTCGAATATGAGCGATGTTGATGCTTGTTGGCTGGTTGGTGTGAACCCAAGCCAGAAATCGCTCATATCTAGCCTCGGGGCTGTTTTTGGGGCTGTACGAAAGGACTAGACGAATGCGACCAGACAATCGCTTTGAGCAGTACCATCTCGATGAGCAGTACATCCGCTACCTCCAGCAGCTGGAGCCCATCCTGGCTGAGTACGGGGAGAATACAGACAGTCTTCAGGAGTGGCAGGTCAATCACCTAGTCACCCTTGAGACAGAGCTCAGGCGGCTCCTCGTCCGACACACTCGAGGTGCTTCTGTCTACCAGGCTTTCGTGGACCAGTGCAAAAACATCCTGACTGCTAGGCCTTACTTCAGAGAGCGAGATGTCACATTCAAGGCTCATATCTCTGTGGCTCTGCGGAATAAGGACCCCATTGCCCTGACTCGCTTCAACTTCAACTGGACCTTCATCGAGTTCATCCTTCGCCAAGGTGGCTGGGAGTCTGAGCGCAATGGGAGGCGGATGCTTGGGGTGGTCGAGAAGATCCGAGAGCTGCGACACCAACTCATCCAGTGCAACCTACCCCTAGCGATCAGCCAAGCGAGGATCTTCTGGGGACGCAACAAGAAGTCGCACCTGGACCTGATGGATTTCAACCAAATCGCCGCAGTAGGCCTAAGTGAGGCAGTGGACAAGTACGTTGGCCCCTACAAGAAGACCTTCAGGGCTGTCGTCATTGGTCGAATGCTGGGCAACTTCATCGACGATAACAGCGCGACATTCGTACACTTCTTCCCCAACGATAGGAAGATCCTCTATCGTGTTCGGAAGCTGATGCGAAGGCAGCCCAAGGATGCCCCCGTCGACTACGGTTCAGTTCATCGCTCACTCAATGAGATGGAGACGGAGGTTGGAGACAAGCTGACGACGCAGGAGGACATGCTCCACATCCTGTCCGCTAGCAACGTCACGACAGAGACAGGTCTGCTGGCTAGTACTGGCAATACACACACGAAAGATGACGACCTGTGCTCTAGAGTCATCGAGAACTGGGCTGACGTTGATGCGAATCGTCCAGACATAGCTACAGAGTACAAGCAGGAGGCAGACATCCTCACGCGAGAGATCTCGTCTCTTCCTGTTCTTGAGGTCAAGGTGCTCCGGCTGCGGGGAGTAGATGTCGATCTTTCTGCTAGTAGTGAGGCATGACAGAATCTCGGACACTCAGGACATCCAACGGACTCGTCGCAACGGAGCCGTTTCCTTTCACGGGAGCGGTGACTCAGGTCCGTTCTAGTGGTCTGATGCAGATCCAGAACCTACAGGGGCTAGTCGGTCTGACAGTCCTCGTTCACGGTCCCGATGGGCTTCGTCCTGGCGACAAGGTCTTCGTACCTGGGCGAGATGTCAAGGCTCCATACGGAACCAGCAAGCACCTGCTCCCTGATGGTCGAGAGGCGATTCTCGTTCCTGCCACCGCTGTCGTCATGGTGGAGGTGCAGTCATGAAGTACGGGTCGGTATGTAGCGGCATTGAGGCTCCTAGTGCTGCTTGGGAGCCCCTTGGGTGGCAGCCGGTGTGGTTCTCGGAGATCGAGAAGTTCCCGAGTCAGGTTCTAGCTCACCACTACCCACAGGTGCCAAACCTTGGAGACATGACGACCCTTGTTGCCAAGCTGGATGCCGGTGAAATCGAGGCACCAGATGTTTTCGTAGGAGGGACACCGTGCTTCACTGCTGGTCATCTGGTTCTGACTAGCGATGGATACCTTCCAATTGAGGAAGTGAAGTCTGGTGACTTGGTTGTGACATCTCTCGGTAGACTGCGACGAGTGGTTCGGGTCGGCATAGATGAGAAGCTTGTGGGCAACTTGTCGGCGGTTGGTCAGCCAGACCATGTCACCACACCGAATCACCCTTACCTGTCTAGGGTGGTCAATTCACAGAACACTCGCCGCAACGGCAAGTACGCAAGGATTGAGACCATCTCTGATTCTCGTTGGATTCCTGCTTCTGAGCTGGTTGGTCAGGAGACCACATCTAGCGATAGGGCCTGCTGGGTTGCTCTAACCAAGTTCGGTGATGAACACTCTGTAACGTCTCCGACCTCTGCCCTGACATCGGCAAAGATTATGGAGATGGCTGGTTGGTATCTTGGTGATGGATGGGTGCGTTGGCAAGGTGAACGATGCATGGTTCTGTTGGGACTGTCTGCTGCCAAGCTAGAGGTATTCAAGCGGTCGTTCCCAAAGCTTCGGTACTCTGTGTCTCAGGAAAGAACGGTTCACAAGATTCAAATCTGCGACACTGAGCTTGCGAAGTGGCTTCAGTCCAACTTTGGGATGTATTCAGAAGGGAAGAGGATTCCTTCCTGGGTATTGTCGGATAAGAACCGTGGTGAGTTGGTGTCTGGCTATCGGGCCACGGATGGGCATACGGTATCAGACACTCACTGGGTTGCTAATTCGGTGTCTCCTGCTCTGGCTTTCGGGATGCGTGACCTAGTCCAGACTCTTGGATGGGTTGGAAGCCTTGTTTGGAACGAGAAAAAGCCAACCACTGTCATCGAAGGTCGAACCGTCAATCAGCAGTCGTACTGGACGATGTCTGCTCACCACGCATCTGTTTCTAGGAAGTCGTATCAGATCGACCAACATCTACTGCGGCGTGTTTCTGGTTTTGTTTCCTCTGGAACTACCCAGACGGTGTATAATATCGAAGTAGAGGAAGATCACTCCTACATCCTCAACGGAGCCGTGGTTCACAACTGCCAGAGCTTCTCGGTGGCGGGACTTCGTAAGGGACTTTCTGACCAGCGTGGAAACCTTTCACTTGAGTTTGTGAGGATCGCAGATGCCATCGACCGCCGAAGAGTTGACGCAGGACAAGAGCCAGCCTGGATCCTCTGGGAGAATGTCCCAGGAGTCCTCACCTCCAAAGACAACGCATTCGGGTGTTTCTTGGCGGGATTGGTCGGTGCAGAAGAGCCCATCGTCCCAGACGGCAAATGGAGCCGTTCGGGTCTGGTCACTGGACCCAAAAGGACGGCAGCGTGGCGAGTCCTTGATGCCCAGTACTTCGGAGTGGCCCAGCGGCGCAGACGTGTCTTTGTGCTTTCTCGAGCAGGTTCTGGAGGATGGGCCTGTGGAGACGCGCTACTACCTATCGAAGAAGGCGTGCCTCGGGATCCTCCGTCGCGCAGAGAAGCGGGGAAAAGTATTACCGAAACAATTAGCTCACGCTCTACAGCTGGTGGCGGGCTCGGAACAGACTTCGAGTGTGGAGGAGGACTCCAGCCTGTCGGATTCCCCAACCCCGCTTACTGCCTGAGTGGTGGTCCCAGCGGAAACCAGTTCGGAACCGGCAGGGACGCTCAGGACACCTTTGTCGTCTCCAAGGCATCCGCTGTTCCAGACATCGCAGAATCCCTGACCGCAGGTGGTGGGATGTGCGGAGCCTCAGATAATGGGGACATCAACAAGAACGGTGCTTTGATTCCGTCACTGTCTCCTGGCTTCATAAGTCCTCGCCAACTTCGCAACAGCCAGACCAGCAACCAGATCGGGATCAAGCCTGATGCCAGGGTCAGCGATGCCCTTTCTTCGGATGGGCCGGGTGCTTGCAATGTATTCGGAGAGACTGTCGTCCCTCCCCTGATGGCAAGGTCGAGCCGGGGTGCTTCTCAGACTCCGTCTCCCGGTTTCCAGACCGATGGATTGTGTGTCCTTGCGTTCTCCAGCAAAAGCGATGGTGGCGATGCGGGAGAGGTGTCACCAACTCTTCGTGCTGGCAACCACGATCAGTCTCATGCGAATGGAGGCTGTGGTCCTTCTGTGGTAGTTCCTACCTACTGCATCAAGGGTGCAGCCATCGGCCGAGAGCCTGAGAATGGTCCTCAGTACGGTGAGGTGCTTGATGATGGCACCACCTACACCCTGAACTGCGTCGACCGTCATGCGGTGGTGCATCCCCTAGATACAGGCACTCCTCCCACTGTGTATGCGGTGATTCCGTTCGACACTGGACACATCTCGGATAAGGAAAACAGATCCAATCCTGTGCCTGGAGTGCCGTGCCACTCGATCAGCGCAACAAACCACGTTCCATCTGTTGCTGTGCTTCTGGCTTTCGACACTACCCAGCTCACGCATCCTGCCAATCGCTCCAGCCCCAAGCCTGGTGACCCGTGTCACCCTCTTGCTTCTGGGGCTCACCCTCCCGCTGTTGTGATGTTCAACCCCATCGGTCAGCTAGTTAGTGTTAACCAAGGCTCAGGAGGCAATGTGGCTCATCTCGACATGGAAGACCCGCACCAGACTCTGAAGGCTCAGGGGCAACCCAATTCAGTGGTCTTCGACATGTTCCCGGCTTCGAAATCAGGCAATGAGCTTCAGATCGTACCTATCGATGTAGCTCCCTCGCTGACGACTGTAGCGGAGGCGAAGAAGACTGATCGAGGGGTTCGTATCGTGTCTCCAACAGAAGTTGAGAACGCTCCAGGTACTCGGGTAGGTGCTGCCGTTCGTCGTCTGACCCCTAAGGAGTGTGAGAGGCTTCAGGGATTTCCAGATTCCTATACGTTGCTTCCCTTCGGAAAGAAAGCCGATGGTCCCCGCTACAAGGCCTTGGGCAACAGCATGGCTGTTCCCGTGATCAGATGGCTGGGTCGTCGTATCGAAGCGGTCATGGCAGCAGAGGCTGAAGAGAATGATCACAGCTAAGGCACTCATCAAGGGGATGAGGAAGATCCTGAGTGCCAGAAAGGTCATCACGATGTCCGCACATACGCCTGGTCCTTGGGCAATTCTAGAGTACAGAGGTGCCGTGGATGAGGTCATCCCCTCTGGTCGACCTGGGGTCATCTGTTCGTTTCCTGACCCAGGCAAGCGTACCAGAGCCAATGCACAGTTGATCTCAGCCGCTCCAGACCTCTACGACGCTATCAAAAAGCTGCTAGCACAGGAAGAAAACGCCGAGGGGGAAGCCAGAGCTGCCATCGAGAAGGCGGAAGGTAGAGCGTCATGAAGTACCTACTGGTTGGCGATGTTCATGCGAAGCCAGATGACCTCGAGGACTGCGGCAACCTGATTCGACTCATCGTGAGGGTCTGTCGCCAGCGAGAAATCGATACGGTCATCTTCCTGGGTGACCAGTATCACACCCATGCCATCGTCAACGTCGAGGTGCAGCGGTTCTGGATTCAGGCTTTCAAGCAGATCGTTGAAACTGAGGCCTCTGTCATTGCTTTGGTTGGGAACCACGACCGGCCAGGGGACCGCATGGCTGTAGCCCATGCCATGCAGGTACATAGTGGAGCCATCAAGGTAATCGACTCCCCTATCGAGATCGGCGGATTGTCGTTCGTCTCCTACTGCCACGACCAGGACGAGTTCATCGCAGCAGCAAACAGTCTAGGTGGCGACACCCTAATCTGTCATCAGACATTCGATGGTGCATCCTATGACAATGGCTTCTTCGCTAAGGATGCAATCGATCCCAACAAGGTGACGCAGAAGACCATCATCAGTGGGCACATTCACACCCCAGGAAAGTTTGGGAAGGTCTGGTATCCAGGTGCTCCGAGGTGGCAGACAGTATCAGATGCCAACATCGAAAGAGCAATCTGGGTACTGGATGGCAGCAATACGCCAGTTCACATCCCGACAGGGTCTAGCCTTCGCCGCATCTGGAATCTGTCCGAGAATGAGGTAGAGGGCGGCCTCTCGGTGGAAAGTCAGATGGACAAGGTGAAGAGTGGTGACAAGGTCTGCGTCGACTTGGTCGGTTCTCAGGCATGGTGTACCAAGAGGAAGCTACAACTGAAGGCGGCCGATGTTCGCTTTCGGATCTTTGCTACCGACCTCCATCATGCGAAGGTGAAGGAGTCGGATGGGTTGTCTGTAGCGTTCAAGAAGTTCTTCGATGCCTACAAGCCCAAGAATGGAACCGATAAGGATGTCCTGGCGAGCATGGTCAAGGGGGCAGTAGATGCCTTCGCCTAAGGACAATGCTGACCCCAGCGTAAAGGAGCAGCTAGCTAGGCTACGCCTCATGACGCAGATGACGGGTGGCATCCACGAGGCACAGCTTCACCAATTGAAGCTGTGGCCTCTCGTTCTGTTCCCTTGTGAGACTCACCAGCTAGGGCATGACAGCGAGACTAGAATCGTCACTTGTGTCATCGTTCCATCCGGCGAACTACCAGAAGACATGGAGAAGCGGTTCAAGACATTCGAGACTTGGGTGCATGAGCTCCTGGGGGATGACTGGCTCCTAATCCTGAAGTCCAAGGGCAAGAGAGGTAGGGCAAAGGAACTGTTCGTAGGAGAGCGCAAGGCTCCTGTTCCTGGCAGAGCCCTGGTTGACACCGAGGAGGGGGTCAATATCGTCAACGATTTCCGCCGGTATGGACGCTTTGACCAGGCGAAGGCAGCCAAGGCTATTTTCGGTGAAGAGGGCTAGTCATGTCGGATGAAATCATCAGGAAGCCAGACCCAGAGCTGACAGCGAAGTCATCTTTGGAGCGTTTCACGGTCGATGAGCAGGTAGCCTATGACAAGTTCCTCAGGTCTGGCAAGGCTAGGGTGTCTGTAGACTTCAACAAGCGGCTCTATGAGTTGTACCTGCGTGGTCTTGGTTGTGATGCTATCGCTGTTCTGAATCCCGGCCTGAGCCTCGGGATGGTCTGCTGTGCTCGAGTAGATGGTCGGTGGGACGAGCGTCGGGACCAGTACACGGCAGAACTTCTCAGCGAGACGAATGGGCTCCTGAGGCAGACAGCAGCCGAAGCACTACAGTTCCTAAGCTTGGTGCTGGCTGTGGCTCACCGTGAGCATGGTGAGAAGCTCAAGAAGTACCTGGCTAGTGGTAACCCCGATGACCTGGGTGACTTCCGCATCGAAAGCTTTGGCAACTATAAGTCTGTGATTGAGACTGTTGCTAAGTTGGTCGGAGCGGATCAGTCAAGGACGGTTACACACCGGATGGTTGGTGGTGCTGAACAAAAGATGGAAGATGTTGGGATAGTCGGTGCCCTAAGCGGTCGCCTGACTCCAAAGCAAGCTGAGTTGATGCGAGCCGCTATGGAGAAGGGGAGGGAGTAATGGCTTCCAATCCATTCGATCCCGAGGTTCAGCTACTCCGAAAGCTGGTCTTGACTCCCTGCCAGAGTCGAGATGGGTTTGGGCAGTGGCTACGGATGTATCTCGGGCTTGACTTCCCAGACAGCCGAATTGATGAACTATCAACGGGTAGCACCCTGGACACCTTGTGGGAGATCTACGATGCTGGAGTCAATCGCCGGTCGCTGAAGATGGAAGATGGTTCCGACTCCCGACGTGTGATGATCTGGGCCTCTCGAGACAGTTACAAGACACTCGGAGCTGCTGCCCTGGAGCTGCTCGCCATGCTCCATATGGACCGCAATGTAGTCCACCTAGCTGCCATCGAGCAGCAGGCTAGTAAGGCCCAGGAGTACCTGAGAAGCTTCCTCGAGCGGGAGCACCTTGATGAGTTCCTCGTCGGAAACAATAAGCGCACCGTAGCCGTCCTCTGGTTTGAGAACAAAACAGACGGTTCCATCCTGACCGGAAACGAGTGGAAGCAGCTAGACGGTAGGAAAGGTAGACATGATTACACAAGACATGTCCACTACGTCAAGGTGATTGTAAACACTCCACAATCAGCCAACTCGGACCACACCAGTTGGCTTTCAGCTGACGAAGTTGACCTAATTCGGTTCCCTAAGGCATATGACCAGGCGAAGCTCATCCCTTCCATGCAGGTCGATGTCAATGGAAACAAGCAGCCTCCTATCACGGTCCTCACCAGCACGAGAAAATCTGGAGGAGGATTAGTACAGAGGGAGATTGACGAGGCACTGAAGACGAAGACAATCCTGCGCCACTGGAACGTGCTGGATGTGTCCGCTCGCTGCCCAGAGGAGAAGTGCAAGACCAAGCTCCCAAAGAAGGAGATGTTCTACTCTGATGAAACTCTAAGGACCTACACCCCCGGTGAGTTTGATGACCTCAAGAATCGGGACCCGAAAGCAGCCTCCAAGTGCGCCAAAATGCAGGCCTACGATGGATGCAGCCGGTGCAGCATCCTAGCAGCTTGCCAGGGGAGACTAGCCTCCCAGAACAGTAACGCCAAACTCCTGAAGGATGTCAGCGACACCATCGCAAAGTTCGATGAGGTGTCGAACGAAATGGCCCAGGCAGAGCTTCTATGCCGAAAGCCTGGAAATGCCGGTGCTGTCTATCCGCACTTCAACCGTGAGCAGCACATGCTAGGTCCCGCTGAGATGTGGACAGAGCTCACGGGAGAGTCGCCACCAGCCTATGTCGATAGAGACAAACTGATTCGCCTCCTGCAATCGAGGGGGGCCGAGTGCGTAGTAGGTATCGACTGGGGGTATACGCATTGCTTTGCTGTCGTCACTGGGTGGGTAGACGGTCGCCGCCTCTTCATCCTAGATGCATTTGAGATCCCAGGTCTTGAACCGAGCCAGTGCCTCGACTTATGCGACTCTAGGATCAAAAGATGGGATCCAACCTGTTGGCCTGATACCGCATACCCGGCATACATTGCCACTTTTCGACGCCACGGCTACAAGATGCGGACCCACAAGAAGGATGTTATCGGAGGCATTGAGGCTGTCAGGTCCAAGATGATGCCGACAGGTAGCCGCCAACCGGAACTATATCTTCTTAGAGGGGATGACGGCTGTGAGCACCTAGCCAAGCGACTCTCTGGGTACAAATGGAAGCTAGACCAAGCTGGCAACGCCACCGACATCCCAGACGACAACGAGGACGACATCTGCGATGCCATCCGATACATGGTCCAGAACACCTTCCAGAAGTCTGGCAAGGTGATTTCGACCAGTAGAGCCTCTGAGCAGAAGGTTGTCGAGCAGACCAGGCAGGCAGACTTGAGGCCAGACAACTGGATGACCCAGAAAATTGGGGAATTGACGGGTCAGAAGCTGGAGCCCGGTGTCTTGGCTACTGGCTCTTCCAAGAAGATCAAGAAGGGTCTGTTTACTGCTTTATTCTGAGAGTAGCCACTCGCAGGCAATCTAGAGACAAAACGCCCCTGGTAAGGATAGAACCGTGCCTAAGCCGCCTAAGCCATTGCTCGCAGACTTGATTCAGCAGATCGCTATCGACCGCCCTCTCCAGAAGACGGACGATGTACAGGTGCGCCGAGGCATGGGTATCAGATATGTCACCCAGCCTGTCATGAAGCAGGATGTACCAGCCCTGCCTGGTGGCTGGAGGCATGAGGGAGCACTGTCCAAGAGCATCCTGAACGTCCTGAATGGAACCGATGACAGCATCGAGCGGTTGGCCTTTGAGCGCGACCCAAGCCGCATTACCGAATACGCAAGCATTTATCGTGCCAAGGTACAGCTTGTTCCAGACAGCCTCCTGAAACGAATCGCGATTCAGGACGATCTGGTTGCGGCAATCGTTCACACCAGAAGCAATCACGTTGGTCAGTTCGGCCGGAAGCAGCGTGACCGGCACAGCAAGGGCTTCGTCATCGAGCCAGACCCTGCCATCTTCGACCAATTGGATGACAAAAAGAAGGACATCCTACAGGAGAGGATCGACCGTGCCGAGAAGCTGCTCCTGACTTGTGGTCACCTCGAGGGATGGGACACCCAGGACCGGTGCAGCTTCAGTGAGTTTTTGTACATGACGACTCGCAATGGCATCGTGGTGGGTAGAGCTGCGACAGAGGTCATTCATGTAGTGGACCCAGCTAGGCCAGATGAGCGAAAGTTCCACTCCTTCCGTCCCACCGATGCGGGCACCATCTACTTCGCTTCTCATAACAGAGAGGCCAGCCAGCGGGTTCGGGAGGAGGCTGTCGCTCTCCTGTCTCGCCTCAAGAATGAGAAACTAAAGCCTGAACTATTCGAGGCAGACAAGTACTCCTGGGTGCAGGTCATCGAGGGCCGCCCCATGCAGGCCTTCGCACATGACGAGATGTTGGTCCATAACTTCTATCCTGTGACTGACATCGAGCTTCAGGGGTATCCTCTTACCCCTCTGGATTGTGCCATCAATGCGGTCACCACGCATATCAATATCGGGACTCACAATCGGGTATACTTCCAGAACGGTCGAGCCAGCCGAGGTATGCTGGTCATCAAGTCCAACGATGTCGATGTCGAGGTGGTGCAAGCCGTCAAGCAGCAATTCAACGCTAGTATCAATGGAGCCAGTAACAGCTGGCGGATGCCAGTGTTCGGTATCGGACCAGAGGATGAACTGACTTGGCAGCCGATTGACTCGGGTGGCAGGGATATGGAGTTCCAGTTCCTGGCAGACAGCAATGCCAGGACGATCATGGCTGCTTTCCAGATTTCTCCTGAAGAAGTGCCGGGCTATCAGCACCTTTGCGTACATCGCGACACTCGCGTATGGACCAATGAAGGATGTAGGACAATTGGTGAGATTCTAGGCGACAAGAAGGAGGCCTCTGGCTTCAAGGTATGGACAGGTGAGGCACTTGTAGACGCTCGAGCCTTCGTCAGCGGTCCTCGCAGGGTCTGCACTACCAAGCTGTCGAATGGTTCTAAACTACTGACATCTCCAGACCACTTGTTCCGAATCGTTTCTGATGACGGCAGTCTTGTATGGAAGCGTCAGGAAGATCTGAACGAGGGTGACTTTGTTCTCGTCAACAGGAATGAAGTTCCTGGAGCCGGTAAGGTTCCTTCTTATCATGGCAAGACGTTGGATGAAGGGATGTTGGAGGTGCTTGGTTGGCTGGTTGGAGATGGTTCCTTGCTGGTTCGTAAGAACGGTAAGGTAAAGCACAGCAAGGAGCTTCACTTCTATTACCATCACGTCAAAGAACCCTGGATTCGAGAGCGTCATGTAGCTGCCATGACCTCCTGGGGACTGACACCAACAGTTCGAGACAGGCACTTCAGCGATGATGATGTTCAGTACTACAAGGACGCTTGCGACGTAAAAACCATCGCTCCTGTGCGCCTGAGTGCGACACTCCATAATACGAAGTTCGTAGACTGGTTGATCGAGCTTGGGTTCCGTCCCTCGGCTGACGGCAAGAGGATCCCTTCGTTTTTGCACTCTCTTCCGAGAAATCTCCGGGCGGCATTCCTTCGTGGGCTGTTCTCAGCTGATGGGACTAGGGAGCCGTCAGGAACCCCTTCGGTGACTGTTTTTGATGACGTTCTCAGAAGCGATGTCAAAATGCTTCTCCTGAGCCTCGGGATCAGGACTCGCGCCTGCGAAGGTACGCACAAGAGGGAGTGGAGTGGCGTTCCAGGCAAGCCCAAGAGGACTCTAGTCGCTGGCGAGTCCAAGCTATTCATCAAGGACAAGAGGAAATACGATGAAGTCATCGGATTCCTACAGCCTCACAAGGAACAGAAGAAACCGCACGATAGCCTTGGTAAGTGGGACAAGATTCCGGCCTCTGTAGCGATTCGGCTTGCGAACGAGATCAGGGCCAGAAAAGATGTGTCAGGAGCGGATCGTGATGACATCCGCCACATTCTGATCGACCCCAAGACTCCCTATCGGTGCCGCTCTATCGTTGAGCGATACGCCGAACAGCATGGACAACCCCTGCCAGTTTGGGTATCGGAGTATTCGTTTGAGTCGGTTTTGTCTTGCGATAGAAGTGACGATGTAGTCGAGATGGTGGACATCGAAGTCTACGATAATAGCCATGTCTTTATGGCTGAAGGCGTGGTTGTACACAATACTCGAGGTTCCAATAGCCAGTCTCTTTCTGAATGCTTCCCCTTTACTGGTCATGTATTGGTCAAAAATCTTGGGCTTGTTTCGGCGTTTTCTTTTCTTGATGGGCTAGACGCTAGGGAAGGAGAGTTCTGGAGTGGTTCTAAGTGGGTGCCGGGAAGGATGTTCCGGTCTGGCGACAAGAGGCTGGTAGAGACTGAGCTCGCTTGTGGTGTCATCATCCAGACATCTCCAGATCATCGGTTTCGTGTAGTTGACGATACTGGTGATGTTGCATGGAAGCGACAAGAGGACTTGGTCATTGGTGACTGGGTTCTCGTCAATGGACAGATGGTTGATGGTAGCGAAAGTGAGATTCCTTCGTTCAAGGGGCGCAAGCTAACCGTGGACATGATGGAAATCCTCGGTTGGGCTGCTGGTGATGGTTGCATTGTCCCTCCAAAGAGCAGAGTGGGGGCTCAGTTCAAGTTGCTATACCAGCACCACAATGAGGTTGATGTATGGAGGCACCATCATGAGGTACTGACAGCCTGGGGACTCAATAACAAGAATCAGAGAAGTGAGCTATCTTCCGAGAAGGTGGAGGCAGTAAAGATCAAGTACGGTTTTGCGAGCGTGTCAGACCACAATATCCAGAATGTGGTCTACGATACTGACTTTGTTCGGTGGTTGATGTCTCTAGGGTTCGGTGATTCTACATCTGGAAAGGTGATCCCTTCCTTTGTTCATGCTCTTCCTGCTGAATATCGGCAAGCCTACCTAAGGGGGCTATTCTCTGCCGATGGTCATCGCACATCCAATGGTTCAGTAATCCTGACATGTCAGAATGATGCTCTGCGAGATCAGACGAGACAGTTGTTGCTTGGGCTTGGAATTAGAACTCTCGCACTGAAAGGACTCTGGCGAGAGTCATTTGGTGAGGTTCGCTTCAGCTACAAACTTTCGATTAAGGACAGAGCGGAGTTCTGGAAGCAGATCGGGTTCGTTCAACCTCGCAAGCAGCAGAACAGGAAGCAGAACTGGAACATCGGGGACCTTCCTCGTTGCGTTGCGTTGCGGCTTCTTAAGATGTGTGCTGATTCCTCGCTGTTTGGTGGGCTGGAGAAGGGGTTGCGGGACAGCGTTGGTTCCGCAATCAAGGGAAGAACGAAGTGTTCGTCGCAGTTTGTGCGTCGTGTTCTTGGGCTGTGTGAGGTATCGCCTCCTGATTGGTTTGAAGAGTGTCGGATTGAGAAGGTGACGGCTTTGCAAGACCTGGGTGTGACAGTGCCTATGGTCGATATCGAGATGTATTCTGAGGACCACTCCTTTATCCTAGATGGTGCGGTAGTTCACAATTCCAATGAGGAATATAAGCTGACCGCAGCCAGAGATGTCGGCATCCGCCCCCTACTGGCACAGCTCGAGGATTGGCTCAGTGCCGACATCCTACCCCTCATCGACCGTGAGCTCTCCAAGATCTGCCGCATCCACCTAGTCGGTCTAGATATCGATACAGAGGAGAAGGAGTCCGTTCGCCTCCAGCAGGATGCTCCTCTACACCTGACCTACGATGAAATCCTCCAGAAGGTGGAGAAAGACCCGGTTGGGCCAGAACTGACCGGAACCTTCCCTCTTAACCCAACGGTTTGGCAGAACATCACCCAGTACCTGACATTTGGGGAGATTCAGGAGCGTCTGATGGGGGTCAAGGATGCCTCCAAGGATCCAGCTAAGGCCTTCTACCAGAACCCCATGTGGATGCAATGGCAGCAGCTACAAGCTCAGATGCAGGCTCAACAGCAGCAAGCCCAGCAACAGGCCCAGCAGCCCCAAGGCGGGCCTCCAGGCCAGGGTGGTGGGGCAGAGCAGGGTGGCGACCCAGGACAGCAGGGTGGGGCACCTCCTGCCCAGGATGGAGGCTCCCAGCAGGGTGGTCCATCTCAGGGCAGTGAACTAGCTTCTGGCATCGACCAGGCGATTCAGGCTGTCGGCCAGGGGCTCCAGAAGGGCGAGCACCAGTTACCGGCTGCGAAGAAGAAGCTGAAGGAGCAGATCGCTGCCACCAACAGAGCGATCATGGACGCCTGGCGAGCAGAAGCCAAGCAGATGATCAAGGATGTCTCTGAGATCGTCAGCGATGTAGCTGACAGGCAGATCCCGAAGGCTGGAGCCTAGTGTGCCGAGGCTTCCTAAGCTGACAGCCGCAGCTGGTCGCACCATTGACCAGAAGGTGGACTTGCTCTTTGACTCGCTGATCACCCGCCTCCTGGGGCATGGGCTGACGGGTCGGAACCTGTTCATCACGACACACAAGGATTACAGCCTCCCTGGAATCTTTGCTAGCGCGACTGAGGCGGAAGGGGGTAGGGTGGATACCGACCTCCTCAGTGGGGTGGCTGAGATCGCCAGGCAATACATCGAGAAGCACCGAGGCGAGGCAAAGGCGAAGACCAGGCACAGCATCCAATCCCTCCTCCAAGACCTACATCGTGGGCGTATTGACTCAAATGAGTTCCAGAATACTTGTGAAAGTGAAATGCACGAGCTGTGGGACTCCATCAGGAGCAACGTAGAGAGAGTCGTCGTCACGAGCAACGAGAACGCCAAGACGATGGGGCTCAGGGATGGGATCATCCAGATCAATAGTGGACTAGGTGTCGATGATCCGGTAGTGTTCTTCATCCCGGTCAAGGACGACCGGCTCTGCTTGGAACAATCGGAAAAGGTATGTCTTTTCAGGAAGGGGGCTAAACCGGTCGGTGAGTTGGTCAAAGGAGACCTTCTAGATAATCCTAGTTCTCCTGGGGTCGGTCGAGGACGCAAGGTCTTGCATACAGAAAAGAAAGAGTCTGAAGTGCTGGACCTTGAGTTCGACAATGGACGCAGGATTTGCTGCACGCCAGATCATCCGGTGCTGATCAAGGCTGGGCCGACGTACTGTTTCATCGAGGCTCGGTTACTCAACGAGTCTCATGATGTGGTATTTGCCGATGAGGTGGTTGGTAAGGGAGAAAGACAGCGACTGTCTCATTCTTTCAGGGCTAAATCGTTTATGCGTGGACACGCAGATAGTTGGTCGTATTGGCGTAGTAATATTAACGATATCGTCACTCTGATTAGAACTGAAGGTCGGGCGGCAGTCCTTGAGCGATACGGAATGGAGGTACATGACTGGGACCTCTACGCTAGATATGTGGTTGCACAATACGCTCCTGACTACGGTGTGGTTGTTGAATACGACGGCTCTGGACACGATATGAGAGACCGGCTTGTTAAGAAGAGCGGAGGTTCGGTTACGGCAAAGATCGACTATGCCAGAGATCAACGACTCAGGAAGGCTGGCTTTCGGGTAATCAGGCTAGTGTGCCGCAAGGACCAGTTTGAGGATAGTGACATTGTGACAACAGTCAGAGCCTTCATCGAAGAAGGAAGGGGGTTTCAGAAGTGGGTCGCCTAACGAAGAAGTCGAAGAGGGTGGCGACGGTTGTTGAACTAACTGTCGAGGGCGGTGTGTACCGCTCTGAAAATGGAATAATCAATCACAACTGCGACGAATGCAGGACGATCCATATGTTACCAGATGGGGTGACACCTCGAGTCTGGCTCTCCAGCGAGGTAGAGACTGGCTACCACAAGAAGGGGACTGATAGGCCTAGCTGGAGCCTCCTTCACCCTCATTGCCGCTGCGCCCTCACTACCTTGATCCCAGGATTCGGCTTTACTACCGAGGGCCTAGTCACTTGGATTGGCGAGAAGCACGACGAAGTAGCATTCCAGAGAAACTTCAAGAGAGTCCCTCGAGGAGAGGAGCCACGCCTTCGCCACATGGGCAAGAGCGAGTCCCTCCAGAAGGGGATGCGAGCAGAGGATCTCGCTGAGTACCTTAAGCCTTGGGGTTGGGAGCTGAAGAACACGGGGACCGGAGATCATCCCAAGAAATTGATTCACAGGGGGTGGGGATTCGCTGTTCCGATCCAGCAGAGTCATTGCGATGGTGTGATGGACGACGACATGGTCGAGAGGTATGCTGGAGGGGCTGGCTTTGAGTTTATCAGGAAGCCAAGGTATGCTTTTGCGGTCAGCAGAAACAAGATCGCTGCCAATAAGGCTGTAGGTCCCCAGATGATGGCTAGATACATTGAGGCTGGTCATCTAGAAGACCCAAACGCGCCTAAGCCGATGAAGACCTGGAAGCCGTCTCAGGATGGCTTCATCCATGTCCCGATTGACCAAGTGTCTGGGGTAGCTGTCCTTCCAGCAGATCAGTGGAAGGTAGCCAGGGATGCGAAGGCCTTGGTCGAGACACCAGGCAAGGTAAGACCCATCAGGACTCGAAAGATCGACTTGGGGGATGGGCAGGTGCTCCATGAGGTGGTTGATGGGCACCACATCCTAGAGGCTGCCAGACAGGTCGGATTCGACCATGTTCCGGTAGTTACTGGCTAACCACCTCGTCCTCGACAGCGACGAAGATGGTCTTGCCTGCCAGCGTGTAGAGGTGGAAGAAGTCGGTGTTGCAGACCGCTTCAACATCCGCGTCGTCCGCAAGGGTCATCTTCTCAGAGAGGCAGTCGTTGACGGTGTCCTCGACGGAGTACTTCGTACCCGCCGCCAAGGTCATCTTGGTCACCACCACCATGTTGATCGTTGCGTTCATGGGTTCCTTATACTCCTCGCCCATCCCTGAGTCAAGGAGTTTTGATACCATGCTGCTCTCCATCGAGCAGCCATCCACCGCCTCTACTAGGCGGGATGGGGTGAGCGAGGTCGAGCATATTCTCATACGTTTGCTCCGCATCCTTGCGGCGACGGCTGCAATCCCCGAATGAAAACACGGTGGTTGGGTCGGAAGGATCGCCTCTGAAACACTGGTACTGCCCAGAGGATGTCTTGACCAGCAGGTCCCAGACCCAGTAGCTGGGCAAGACAGCGACTCCGTTGACCTTCAGTTGCGGCATGAAGCCGACAGTCCTAGCCGACAAGATCTTGCCGTGAAAGGTCAGCCTCGACCCAGGCCAATATCTTTCGATCTTCTCTTTTGTATCTAGAGTCGTCCTCATCGTCGTCCCTCCTTTTTGACAACCAGGATGTCCTCGGTGCTGTTGCTCCTGCGGTACAGCCCGTAGGTCTTCCCGGTGGAGACGACTTTGACCTCCACCGACCTTCGCAAGATTGTCTCGCATCCGACCGTGCCATCCGGGTAGACCATCTGGATGACTGTCCCCGCTCGCAGAATCTTGTTCATGTGAAAGATACTATCAGAAGCCTTGCGCCCTGTCAACGATAGTGCTAGAAGAGGTGCAAGGAGGTCGTCATGATTCTGTTTCTCGATGATTCGCCGCAGCGCACAGAGGTGTTCCTTCAGTTGGCAGCGATGGCTGGCCAGAAGTGCGATGCAGTCTCGACATACGATGAGGCCTGCGATGCCATTCGCGCACAGGTCTACGACTGCGTCTACCTCGACCACGACCTCAACGACTTCGGAAAGAGGTCAGTTCTTGCTGGTGCTTACGGTGGGGTGGAACTGACAGGGACTGATGTCTGCATGTTCATCACTGGGCTGAAGCCAGAGCGTCGTCCGAAGGCTGCCGTCATTCACTCGATGAACCCAGCTGGAGCCCGACGAATGGTCGACATTCTGACCGAACTGGAAATCCCGACAGCCTACCAGCCCTTCGAGGTGGGAGCCTCTCTTCCTGTCGCTGTCCCTGAGGCTACCGTCAATGGCTGACCGACCTCTAGCTGGCTGGTACGGCAATCTCGGGCAGGGTGGGATGACTCAGGATGTCTGGTGGGACCTTGAGTACGGCATGGGTGGCGATATCATCTGCACAGAAGGTCGGGTTCCAGGCTCCTACGCAGAGCAGGAACTATTCAAGATCGCCGTTCAGGCCATCGAGGCACTCAGGGCTCTCCAGAAAGCCAGGACTTCGTCTTACTGTAGGTCTGAAGTCAGCACTGGTCTTCCTACGGTGACAGGGAATACATAGTGTTTGTAGGTTGTCCATGCCGCAGGCTCCACCCTTGCGGTGTACCGGTCTGATGTGGTCGCAGTCCCAGAGGCTGGCACTAGCTATTCGGCCTGGAGGGTAGCCCAGGTCGAGTAGCTCTTGCTTAAGCTTGTAGTAGGCTCTGCTTCTTCTCAGAGCGAGAGTAGCTAGCCTCCTGGCAAGCCTCTCTGTATCTTTGCCACACCTCCTACAGATGCCTCGGTCCCTCTCGAAGCAGCAGCTCCTGGCGTATTGAGGGCTAAGTCTGAGCCTGGCCTCGTGTCGGCAACTGTCGGAGCAGAACCCACCAGAGACAGAGGGCAACCTGAGACAGAAGGCACAGGTCGGACCAGTCCTGTCGAACTTGACCGTCCTTTTATGCAGCATTCTGTCCTGGTGGTGCTGCTCTTGGCTGATGCACTCCCGGCGCATTGCCTCACCGTCTATCGCCAGGTAGGGGGCTAGCGGCTCGAGGTCTACAACCACACCCATGCCGCAGGTCTTGCAGTTCGCGAAGGCGGTAGCTGGGTAGCTATCTTGTTGTTTCCACTCGCCCAACTGGTGCTTCGGGGCAAGGTCTTGCGCCTGCTCAACTAGAGCTCGGAATCGCTCGAATGGGTAGGCATCCCGCACCCACCCTAGATTGGCACGAGATGCCCTCGGGTGCTACTTGTTGACGTTGTACTCCCTACCGTCAGGGATGTGATGTTCTAGTGCATCGAATGTGACAGTCCTCTGTGGAGAGAGCATGTGCTCTCGGATGTCTCGAACGTACCAGCCGAAGTCCTCGACAGCTAGCCACTCATCGAATCCGACCAGGCAGGTTTCGCCACCGGCAAGCGAGCAGACCGTCCTCCTAGCCTTCTCTGCTGACATGAGTGTCATTAGTTCACCAGTACAGTCAGGCTGGTTAGTAGGCCGCACTCTGTCGTCTCAAAACGACATGGCTGCCCGATGATGGCTTGCATGTCGGTGTAGTCACCCTCTCTGGTGCCGTACCGCTTGAGGAGGTCGTCTACCAGGGCAGGAAGGGCAGGCATGAAAGCGGATCCCCTCGACCAGTAGTGCTCGTTGCCTCTCAGGCTGGGCTGGACATCCATCGCCCCCAGAGGACCCTGGATCCCCCTCTCGATGCCGATGAAGGTAGCAGAATTGTCTCCGACGAATCGCCTCACGGTGCCTGTGCCTGTTTTCATGGTGTCCTCTTGGGTTGGATTAGCTCTCGCGCCTTCCTGATTAGCTTCCTGCTGGCTCCGAACCAGACTGATTGCAGCCTTGTGTCTCGTACCGCTCTCTCGTCCCGACTTCCGTTCGCTACCCTGGTAGGCCTGTGGTGGCAGGCGTATTCAGTCACTGCTCCTAGAGCTGCCCACCGGCTGCCTGGGTGGTGGTGCTGCCCATGCCCATCCTTGTACAGGTGCAGGAGAGCGTCCCTGGCCGCCTGGTTCCTGTCAGAGATGTGCAGATTCTGGTGGTCCATCTTGCCCGACTTCATTAGAGGAGTCTCAGGGAACAGCCGGTCAGCTATTTCCGCCATCTGGCTGGTAGAGAACCTGTCTCCTGCCAGCTTGTGGCATTCGGCTTCCACCTGCTGGAATCGCTGGTCGGTCAGCCTGGCTGTCTTCGCAGCCTCGATGACCATCTGGTCCATCCTGCTAGTGTGCCTGATTTTGACATCAGGTTGACCGGACAAGTTGGCTTCCCAGCAACTCTGGGAGGATCTCCGCATTACCAGAGGGATGATCGAGTGAGACATCGACCCATCGTGGCTGGTTACGCTCAGGACGTACTTGTCGAGCCTCTCAGATCCGACCTCGATCTGCCCCTTGAGCCGACACAGAAGCCAGATCTTCTTGCCTCCAGCTAGTTCACCAGCCTCCTCGACCGTCCCATCAGGACCCAAAAGGTGCTGGAGGAAGCTGCAATGCTCCTGGTTCTGAAATACCGAATAGCTGGCTCCGACGACCGCCAGGTCCTTCCCGTTGCTGCTACGCACCAGAGCCTTGCTGGTGTGGACCTTGACTGCCTCCCCTGTCACAGGGTTGGCGTAGTAGAGTGGAGTCTCGATCACCCTCCAGTCGAGGGTAAGGCGGAAGGCTTCTTCGACAGCCATAGGCCGGTCGAGTCGGAATCCAAGGTTGTGCCAAGGAGGCTCGCCAGAGTACAGTAGTGTGTCCATCTCGCCTCCTTCTACCACAGAGTGGCTGTCTTGTCCTACTTCTTGTGGAGACCCACCGACATCATGTCCTGCCCCTCAGACTTGATCCACTTCCACAGATGTGCCCTGAACTGCGTGCAGCAGCTTCCGCATAGGATGATGAGGCGGCCAGGGACGTTGTTGATGCCTCCCAGACCCAGGAGGCACAGCTTCTTCGTCAGGAGGTCTGGATCTAGGTCCTCCTGGGTGTGTGCCCCGCAGCCTTGGCACTGACCGGGGCGGTCGAGCGTCTTGAACTGAATCATGACGCGACAGCCTCGAGGTTGGCGATGGGCAGGTGGGTCACCTTGTCGGTGCCCACCTCCTGAACCTCGACCCGACCCGAGGCAGGGCTTGAGACGACCTCCCAGACGGTGGGGCTGGGCTGCCGCCCGCTCTTCACCAAGAACTCGCGAGAGAGACGAACCTTCTGACCGACCTCGAAGGCCTTCGTCTCCTGCCGGGACTTCGTCTCCTGCCGGGACTCGTTGACCATCGCCAGCAGCCGCTCGCTGGGGAGTTCGCCGGTCAGGTAGCGGAGGGCGGCTCGGACACCGAGGTTGAACTCGTTGTCCTGAGCCCCGATGACGGTGTCGAGGACCTTCTCGACATCGCGGCGAGCGGGACCGAGCGGCTTCTCCTTCTTGCCCTTGGAGGCCCGCAGAGCCTTGTGGGCGTCCGCGATGCTGAGTTTGGTCGGAGTGGGGGCTGCCGGGTTGGCGACCTTGATCTCCCTGTTCTCCCAAGGAACCGATGGCTCGATGGTCGCGAGCGTCTCCTTGAGGTGCTCCTTGTCCAGCTTGCCCAGGATGAGAGCAGCGGTGATGCCGATCTCGCCCGTCTCGACCTTCTGCTGGATCTCCTCCGGCAGCTTCAAGAGGGCGAGGTGGTTGCGGACTGCGGCGACCGTCAGTCCGAACGAGACAGCGGCGCGGGGCTCGTCGTCCTCGATGTTCAGGAAAGCGGCGATTTTGTGCGCCATGTTGACAGGCGTGTCAGCCGTGCGGATATTCTCCGCAGCCATTTTCGCCACCGCCTCCAGAGGGGCCTTCTCGTCGTTGCTCTGCCCATGCGACACGAGGCAGGGGAGGGAGAGGCTGTCGAGCCCCTTTGCCTTGCGCTGCTCGCAGGCGACCCTCCATGCGTTGAAACGCTGCCTCCCGAAGACGATGTGGTAGATCCGCTTGGGGTTTCCCGGCTCGCGGGGGGCCTCGATGACCTCGATGGGCTCCAGCACCCCCTGGATGGCGATTGAGTTCACCAGAGCCTCGTTCGGGGCGAGGAGAGCCCGCCCGTCGAAGAGGGGGTGCTTCCGGTCGACGACCAGCTTGATCTCGCTGAACTTGTCGTCCGACTCCACTCGGAAGTAGGTCGCCCGCCGCCCGTCCATCTTCTGCTTCGAGTCAGCCATTGTGTTCTCCTTTGTTCGTTGCGTTGAAGAGAGATACTATCAAAGCTGCGCGCGGCTGTCAACATCAACCTGCTGCCTAGTCGAACTCGCTCTCCTGCTCTAGGCGAGCTTCCTCGGCGGACCATCCCTCGTTGGCGTAGACCTCAGAGCCGTAGGAGGGGCGGGTTTCCACCCAGTTCTTGTTCTTCCAAGGACCGTCCCAGCAGCGAGCGGCGCGGGCGACCTCGATGCGGGCGAGAAGGTACTCTGCCTTCGCCCTCGCCTGGTTCTTGGTGAGCCCCTGCTCCTCCTTGGGGATGCTGCACTCCCCGTCGCAGCGGGAGGTGGTGGCGCAGTCGTGCCCGGTCGCGAAGGAGATGATGTGGGTGTACCGGCGGCCGTTCCGCTGCTCCGCGACGACCGAGTAGCGGAACCCCGCGATCTCCTCCCCGTCCTCCCAAGACCGACCCTTGGAGAAGAGGTCCTCGCGGACATCGAGGTAGAGGTCTTCCACTTCGCCCACCAGGATGTCGCGAGCCTCGTCTGCGGTCACCTTGAAGTCAGCCATTGTGCCCTCCTTCGGTTGGTCTGCCCTGCGAACTGAAAAGATACTATCAAAAAGCCGTGCGGGGGTCAACATCTTATTTCACTGCGATCTTCTTGATCTCCTCGACCACATCCCTCAGTTTGCTGTGATAGATGCCCCGGCATTCTGTGTCGTAGGTGTAGGCACGCCACCGCCCCCAGTAACCAGAGGGAACCATCTTGTCCTCCTGAATGCGGATGCCCTTGTAGTAGAAACAGACGGTTCCGTCCTCAAAGCCGACCTTGATGGCTCCCGACTTGTCCTTGCGTTGGGAGACCACCTTTCCGAAGCGAAGGATGCCCAGAAATGGGTTCACGTCGAAATCGGCAACGTGCTCGGTGAACTCCACCTTGAGCCCTGCTGCGGTGAGTTGAGTTGTTGTCATGAACGGATACTATCAAACCACTGCGCGGGTGTCAACATGCTACTGCTATAGCGAGGCAATCTATCGGAAAGACTCCACTCTGCGGGTCATCCGAACGGAGCGCGTATGGCCGATGGCCAGGGCAGCAAGGGACTAGTGATCGACGGCATCGTGTGCTCAGAGCACGTTGATAGCTCAGGGGAAATCCTCCTCGTTGAGGGGGCAGATATCTCTAGCCTCCAGAATGGTGCTGAACTCAACTGGGAGCATGCCGGTGACGACCAGGGTCCATCTAGCATCATCGGTAAGTTCATCAAAGCAAAGAAGATTTTCGGTGCCAAGGATTGCGATGACGACCGCCAGAAGACCTACTGGGAGGCCTGCAAGGTTCCCTTCGTCTATGGGGTGGTCAGGCTCTTCGATGCCTCAGGTCATGAGAACGCCAAGGCTGCCGCTGCTATCATTCGCGACCAGGCGGCTGCCGGTGAGCCACTCTCGATCCGCTGGTCAGTGGAGGGAAGCACTCTCGAGCGAGACGGGAATGTCCTGAAGAGGACCATCGCTCGTCGCTGTGCCGCAACGATGAAGCCAGCCAACAAGTCCGCTGTGACAGGAGTCCTCCTCGACCCAGAGCAAGGTGGAGCTAAGACCGACGTTTCCTTCCTAGAGGAGACAGCGAAGGGCGAGGGAACCCTGTTTCGACGCCTGGGTGAGGGATTGTGGGTCGACCAGACGACACCCGCTGAGATGCTGGTCGCTGCTCTAGCTGGTCTTCGGAAGATGCAGGGTGGGATGCCGGGAGCTCAGACAGGTCAAGCTGCGCTCGAGACAGAGAACCTGGCGACCAGCGAGCAGAAGAACCGAGCCAAGGCTGCTCTGAGGGACTATGATAAGTTCCAGCACGGTCCCTTCAAGACTTACCTCAAATCGCAGCTGCCTGATGCCTCCGACGAGTTCGTTGATCACTTCAGCGACCTAGTAGACGACCTATCTGTCAAGGGACGCCTCAAGCACCTCCGCAAGGACGAGGAGCAACCCAAGGTCAAGAAGCCGAAAGCAGAGAAGGCACCTCCGGTCAGAGACACCATCCTCGACCCTCCAGGTGGTGTCGTTCACAAGGTGACGGTCACGGTTCCCAAGAATGCACCAGACCCCGAGAAGGCCTATCGTGGTGTCGTCAGGGACATCAAGGATGCCCAAGCTGCTGGCGAGCCTGCCCCTTCGCTGCCTCCTGCGGAGAAGGATGACATCCATCGTCGCAAGATGGACAGGACTAGGACCTACTTCGATAAAAGGACAGGAGTTGTCTACTTCGCGAAGAAGCAGGTCAAGGGAAAGCCGAGGGGGCCTGACGGCAAGGTTCTGATGTGGACCCCGAGTCCTCTACGCATCTACATCCCAGAAGCGGATGATGACCACTACATGCAGATCTTGAGCAATCCCGGCATCAATGAGATCCACAACCGGGCCCTCGACCACTGGTTCGCCCTCCACAAGCTGACTCGAGAGGGACGGCTCCCTCATGGTGTCGTGGCTCTATCTGCGCTCTTCTCTACCATGAGTCCCAACTGTCTTGACGATAAGACAGAAGCCTTGACCAAGCGTGGGTGGGTTCCTGGTTTTGATCTTCGGATGGATGATGAGATCTTGACGAAGAACGCTGAAACAAACGCTCTCGAATGGCAAAAACCAACCGATCTCCGATTCTTCCCTGACTACGAAGGGCCTCTTGTTGAGTTCAAGAGTCGCTCGTTCAATGTCATCACGACCCCTGATCATAGATGGTTGGTCACTACTGGAAGAGGCGTCGTCAGAGAAAAAACCAGTGCAACTATTGGTACGGCAAATGACCAGATTCACAGAACCGGTGAGTATCAACCAGCTAGCGTGTCGTCTCTTACTGGAGATGAAGCAGAGCTTCTTGGTTGGTTTGTCACAGATGGATTCATTAGGCATTTCAAGAACAAGACCAAGCCGGATCGTCAAGGATGCTTCTTGGTTCAGAGCCCAACAGCCAATCCAGAGAAGTGCGCCAGGATCGATGCTCTGTTGTCTAGGCTTGGTCCATCTGGCAGAGATGGTGAGTGGACTCGGTACAGTTTCCCGAAGGATGGCAAGTATGTATGGCGAATTGGGACTCGCCTAAGCAACATGCTAATATCTAGGTGTCCAGATAGAACGCTTACAGTTGCCACTCTTGTTGATCTAGATCGTCACGCTCTGGAACGACTCAAGGAGTCCATGATCTTGGGTGACGGTTGTATCAATCAGCACAAGGAGCACTCCAACTGGAAGGCCAGGAAAACGCTGACAACTGGTAGAAGAGAGCAGGCTGACGCTTTCCAGGCTTTGGTTACGCTAACTGGTGGTGTGGCATACAGCTACTGGCGCGATATGTCGATGTATTCTCCGAAGTCTGACAAGATGAAGAACATCCCGAAGATGACAGGCTGCTTCAATGTGAGTGTACAGCAGCGCAAGTTCACTCGACTCGAAAGCAGCCACAGGCGGGAGTTCGTCGGAAAAGTACCAGTCTGGTGTCCTGTAGTGCCGAACAGCTTCTTCGTTGCCAGACGATCTGGTCAGGTATTCATCACTGGTAACACGGCCGTCCCGCTCCAAGAGCTTGCTTTTGCTCGCGTTATTGACATGATGCACAACCACAAGTGGGACCCTACGGTTGAGCTTCCCCAGGACCTCAAGGACCAGTACTTCAAGGAGTTCAAGGCGGCATCTGTTGGTCACATGATGCCTGAGTTCATGAAGGATTTCTTCTCCATCCGAGACAGTCGTCGCTCTACTGCCTGGACGAAGGAAGGTGAGACGAAGGGGGAGCCGTATCTACGCCCAGTAGGCCTCGAGGGTCGCAATCCTCCCTCGGATGGAAAATGGGACCGCACTGAGGACTACCACGCCTTCCACCAGCTTCTGAGTGGAATGGTGGGTCAGCATGGTGCAGATGGTCGCGAGATCAGCAGACACATCCTGGAGCTGAAGTCGCAGAACGAGAAGGACAGGAATAGCTCCAGAAACAAGGGACTTGACCCAGGTATGCCTGTCGCCTCAGGCTTTGCGGTCAAGACTCTCCGCTATCTCCTTGGCATGATCGGCAGCGGCAATGTCGTCGTACCTGACACGCACTTCCTCAGGCACACCTTTGGCCTCATGAATGGCGACCCGCAGATCGAGCAAGTCAAGTCGAGCATGCTGAATGCAGAGCACGAGCCTCTCTGGCAGGATATCGACAAGTACTACTATGACCGGCACCCAGCGGTGCAGTTCACTCGAGAGAAGATCCGCCGCCGGTATGGAGAGGACATCGGAGAGCAGGCCCTCTTCCCTGGCTTCTGGTTGCACTGGCTCTCTATTGAGCCGCATGAACTTCAGAGGGGCTGGCAGAACCAGGCAGAGAACGCCGGTACAGACCATCGGGTTTTCTTCATGGCTGCCAAGCATATGCTAGATCGGTATGGAGTCCCATACGACCGGAAGCTACTCAAGGATGAAAGCAAGGCGAGCAATGATTCGGACGAAACAGATTGGTCGGATGGCGGCTCAATGCCTGCTCGGTGCGCTCATGTCATGCATGAGCTCGAACTTCAGTTTGGAACCACCCCAGCCATGTTTGCCTATTACGCTTTTATGCTTCCGCACATCCTCTCGCATTCGCTATCCAAGGGTGAGCGGCTAGCTGCACAGCTTAGGAAGGCTACCGACCCAGGCAATCAACCCGCTCCTGTCAATCCGCCAGCGGCTCCAAAGGTCATCAAGTACAAGGGCAAGAACATTGAGTTGGGTGCCATTCGCTGGGCTGCTGGTCCTAAGATGGGGCAGGAGACCCATCTCGTCAAATTGGGTGATCCGACTAGTCCGCTAGGTATCAATCGTCGGACTTTCGTCATGGATAGCAAGGGTACTCTCGCTATCCTGCCAGAGCATATCACTAGCAGTACGCACTTCGATGTCATCAGGCACCCCAGGCAGGTAGGCAGCGGGCTCGTCGTCAGCGCATCCAGGCACGGCATCCCTCACCATGCTCATTCTCCAGGCCAGATTGCATTGATCGACGGCATCGATCTGGACGAAGATGGTGAAAAGAACCTCATAGGGCAGAGGATGGGGTTGACTGAGCGGGAGGGTGGGGACGCCAAGTGGCTAGCCAGCACTGCTGGTCATGTAGGGTGGGTCAAGCCAGCTGGTCCGACTATGGATTACTTCGGTCATGCTAGCTTTGATGACTACACCCCAGCCCATCGAGAGGCCGCATTCTACGAACTGGCCCACAAGGTGTTCGGGCTAGGAGATCATGTACCTGTGACAGCAGCTTTCTTGCACCCAGGACATGGTGAGCCTTACTCCAGTCAGTTGCGTGTCGATGGGGCTGAACATAGAGGCAATGGACACAGGGACCAAGTAGCTGAACATTTCAGGTCTGGGCTCCTCGACAGGCTAGCCTTGATGGATATGATCTTGGGCAACAACGACCGTCACAGTGGTAACTGGATGGTGACACCTGGAGGTATCCATCTGATCGACAACGGTCTTTCGCTCGGCGGGGGTAAGGGTACTCCTTGGATCCCTGATTACTGGGGCTTCGGAGGTAATAGAGCGGTGAAGAACAGCCGTGCTAATCCTTTCGACGCTTGGGCATTTAATGCTCCTCACCCATCCACCATCAACTGGATCAGTAAACTCAAGTCGACCGACCTAGCCAACCACATGACCAGGCTTGGCATTCCGACTCCTTCCAAGCGTGAGGCGATTCGTAGGCTGCGAGACTTGCAGTTGATCGCTAAACTACCAGACCAGAGTCGGGCCCAACTGTTCTTCTCTCCCTTCCTCGCTGGCAACCCTGCTACAAAAGGTATCGTAGCCATGCAGCAGTTCCCAGCCACCTAAACTGAGAAACCAATGAGCAAAGTCGGAATGAATGGTGTGTACCGAATCTATCGTGTCTATGCGGATAAGTACCCTCATGTCGAGAGGCGACTGATGGGGCGGTTTGCCATCATTGGTGGAGTCATCAGCATCCTCGAGGACCACGACGACTTCCTCGAGGGAATGATTCCGCCTGGTCCTCTGACTGGTCGCATCCTGAGCCGTATGCAGCAGTTGGAGCACAGTGCCTACTGGCAAGTGGTGCATGAGGATGACATCAAAGACGGCAATCACGAAGACCTTGTGCCTGAGTTCCAGTTCGAGTAGGAGAGTTTATGCAGATCACGAAAAGAGAACCAGGCGAGCAGCTCTGGAAGATCGAATCGGAACTGGGGCGGCACCTGAAGTTGTTGCGTCAGGTCGCTCCTGAATCAGCCAAGGTCGTTGCACGGCATCTGTTTATTGACACGATGGTTCCTGGCGTAGGCAACAAGTTGGCTTACACGCAAGACTTCCTGAGTCGGGATAGGCCTGGTGTCCATGTAATGATCGACTTCAATGACTTCGGGGTCGTCAACAAGCTGTGGGGGCAGTCGGTAGGTGATGAAGCCATCCAGGCGATGGGTGGAGCCATCAGTCGCGCTAGCCGGTCCAATAGCGGCAAGCTGTATCGAGTAGGTGGTGACGAGTTCCGAGCGCACTTTGACAAGCCAGAGCAGGCCCATGCCTTCGTTCGTAGAATGCGAGAAGAGCTCGACCAGCTTCCTCCCATCATGGGGCAGCATCGTCACAGCGTCAGCGTAGGCCTAGCTGACAGTCCAGATCAAGCAGAGCAGGCTCTCATCCATGCCAAGAATGCAAAGAAGGCAGCTGGCAGACCTCCAGGGCAGGCTAAAAATCACGCTCATTCGCTGCTCCCTGGCTCCGCTGGTCCGGTTCCTGTAGGGGACGAGCCTGAGATCCCAGACAGCGTCAAGAACCAAGCCCCTCTCCTTCGTAGCCCCATTGCTGGTGCAGGACTCCTTGATCCAATGGTCAAGAAGAGCGAGAGAGCACCTGGAAGTCCGCATCGTAAGAGGAAGTACGAGCTTCTTGTCGGCAAGCTCGGCACACTCGCCTCTTAGTCTGGAAGAGTAGAATAGGAAGTCTCTCCAGGCACTTCGTGCAATTCCGCAGTCCACTACATCGCCAGCAGACACCTTGGGACTCCTCTCTACGGTGCCAGCCGCAGATGGTGCATTCTGGCCATTTGCCTGCCGCTCGAGTCTTCCTTCTGCATTCCGAGCAGCGAGTATGGTGTACATCGGTATGCGATATCCCACATCTGGTACAAGTTCTCATGGTTTAGAAGATTGCCGCCACAAAACCGGGCTATCTTAACCAATGAGAATCTCTGAGATGCAAGCGGCCCGTGCCGCGAAACATTTCATAGGAGTCCAAGATGGCTACTCAGAAAAGCGAAATCCAGGCGCAGTCCCTTCAGGAGCGTCTCAACCTGCGTCTTGCGGTTGCTCTCGACCCGGTTCCGGTTTCCAAGTCCTACGACGGCAATGGCGACCTCTACCTGACCGTTGCGTTCCCCGGCACTGTCGGTGCGGTTGACAGCTCGGTTGAAGCCGTCATCAAGTTCGGTTCGCAGCCTGCCGCTCTCTCGGGTGCGGTTGATGCTCTCGGCCTGACCCAGCGAGTCTACTCGCCCAACGTCATCAAGGTCGTCCTCGATACCGCCGCCGCCGGAAGCACCAGCCGCGCCACTGAGCTCACTGTCTTTGGCGAACTCGTCCGCACTGGCATGCGCGTCGAGGTTTACGGATTCGATCCCTCGGGCCGCTCGGTTGGCTCCAAGATCATCGGTCAGGCCGACATCGCCGGCGGTACTCTCATCACGACCTTCGACAGCATCGAATGGGGCAGCCAGGCTTCGGTCTAGTCGTTTCCTGACAACGACCCTACTGGAGAGACTACTATGGCAACCCCAGGATTCAAAATGTCGGAAGCAGAGCTTCTCGACCTCGTCAATCAGGTTCAGACCGAACTTGCGACCATCGCCAAGAATGAGGCGAAGCGCACGAACCTGAAGAAGTTCAATGAGCAGTCCGAAGGCAGCCCCGAGGCTTCCCCCTCGGCTTCACCCGAGGCCTCCCCATCGGCTGGTCTTGAGGGTAGCCCTGATGCGTCTGCCTCGGCTGGTCCTCCTCCTGGCCCGTCCGCGAGCCCTGAAGGTGCTCCTCCGGCTGGCCCAGAGGGTGCTCCCTCGGCCGATCCGGCTGCCGGTGCGGAAGGTGCGGCTCCCTCTGTTGAGGAGCTTACTAGCCTCTATGCCCAGCTCCCTCCCCAGGACTTCGAGATGCACGTCCAGGCGATTCAGGCTGCTGCTCAGATGAAGGCTGGTCAGGGTGCTGGTGGTCCTGGTGGCCCGCCCGCCGGTCCTCCTCCTGGTCCCTCGGCTGGTCCCGGCCCCTCGGCTGGTCCGTCCGCTGGTCCCTCGGCTCCTCCTCCTGGTGCTTTCAAGAGCGAGGCGAAAGTCAAGGAGCTCGAGGGTGAGCTCTCGACCCTGCGTAAGTCGATGGAGCAGATGGCTCAGGTCGTCGAAGGCCTCGGCAAACTCGCGACCGCTCCGCAGCGCAAGGCTGTCAATGGTCTGACCTTCATCCCGATGGCCAAGACGGAATCGCCCCGCAAGGGCAAGGCCTTCACCGAGATGTCTTCGGCTGAACTTCACGAGGCTCTCAAGGTCAAGACTGCCGACCCGAAGCTCGCGAAATCGGACCGTGATCTCATCACTGGCTTCTACTGCCGCAACGTCGACCGGGCTGCTCTGGCTGACATCTTCAAGGAAACGAAGTAACCGCGCCTGCTGGCCGGCACACTCGCTGCAAAGGAAAAGGATAGCAAAATGGAAAATCTCATCGGTAATCTCCAGGGCCTAGTGAAGGCACTCGAAGGTGGTCAGCAGGGTGGTTTCCCTGGTTCGCAGACTCAGGGCTCCGCGCTACAGATCGAAGACCTTTCTCCAGTCATTCAGAACGTATGCTGGAAGGAAGACATCATCAAGCTCCAGAAGGTGATCAAGGTCGAGAGCTGCAAGTCGACCCTCGCGCAATTCGATCGCCAGCTGGACTACGGCCAGTTCGGCGGCTCGGCGCAGCTTGAAGGCGCAGTCGGTCAGGAAGAGACCAGCAGCATCATCCGGGTAGTCGTACCGATGGCCTTCTACTCTCACCTTCGTCGCACGACCGTCGTTGCGAATCTTGTCGAAACGGTTGACGGCAAGAAGGCTGATGAGCGGGCTGCCGAGGACGCTGCGAAGAAGATCGCAATGGATGTGGAGTACGACATCTTCCGGGGTTACGCTGACTTCAGCAACGCGGGCGTGTTCGATGGTAACCCGCTAGCGGTTCCGGCTCTCCCGAACATCCACGGTGTCGACATCCAGGTTCGCGCCTCGGATTACCAGTTCAACAGCCATGACCTGATGCTCGAGGAGTTCGGCTCGAACCTCTCTATCGTCCTCACTGGCGGTGGCGTTCTCACTCAGTCGGTAGTCGAAGACGCGCACGTTCGTAGCCAGATGAACATGGGCGAGGCGAAGGACCTATACGTTGACCCGCTCGTCGCCTCGGCCTACAACAAGACCCTCATCGGGGCCGTCAACGGGGCTTTCGCTCCAATCGGTCAGCGCATGATGGCTGGTGGCTCGGCTGTCGATGTCTCTGGTGCGGACCTCTCCCGCCAGTATGTCCACGGTGGCGTCGTCAAGATCGAAACCAGCCGCTTCCTCTCGGGCAAGACGACCTGGGCGCGTGCTCGCACGACCTCCCCTTCGGCTCCGACTGTCGGTGCCGGTGCGCTGACTGACTACGGTGCGACTGTAGCTGGTGCGCTCGCGACCGGCACCTACCGCTACATCGTCACTGCCTGCAACGAGGCTGGTGAGTCGGCTCCGTTCGGCCTCGGTGGCGACACCGCTGGTATCCACAAGGTAGCCATCACTGGCCCGACCGGCTCGGCGCGTCTCATCATCACGAACGTGACTGCCAAGTTCTACAACATCTACCGCTCTGCGGCTGGTGCGGGAACGAAGGCTGTCAACTTCCGCTTCATCGGCCGCGTTGTAGCGGCGAGCGGTGGGACGACCACGTTCCTCGACCTCGGCAACCGGCTCCCTGGCTTCGTGACCGGCTTCCTCCTCCAGCCCGACACAATGGGCATCAAGGAACTGAGCCCCTACAGCCGCCTCAAGCTCGCGGTTTCGGATCTCTCGACCCCTGAGGCCCACTTCCGGTTCCTGACGCTGGCCTGCTTCCAGCCCCGCAAGAACGTGATCGTGGATAACCTGGTTGGTGCTCTTTAGTCAGTAATCCTGGCTAGATAGCAGCGAAGAGGCCCGGTTCTCACCGGGCCTTTTTGCGTTTGTGGAGGCAGTCTAGCTGGTGTTCGTTCTGCTAGAACATAGTGGAGGTTCCGATGTGTCAGGTGTGCAAGAAGGCTGAAAAGCTGCCCGTAGAGCAGGCTCTCCGCTTGGTCGCAGATGAAATGGCGGTAGACCACAGGTCATGTCTGGACGAGGTCATCGGTAGGCTGATTGGACTAGAGGAGCCAACATGGGACACGAGCGAAAGCGAACTGAAGAGCAAGAGAATCCCACCAAGGGCATGATCGATGTCCTGCTCCAGGCGAAGACAGAGAAAGAAACCGAGAACCAGCTACTCATCCTGAGAAGCCTGCTGAAGGATGGCGACCTACTTCCCAGCCTTTTCATGAAGCAAGTGGTGGGGTTAGCTACAAATGAAGCCAAGGTGGGCAGGGTAGACCGGGCAATCAATCTGCTAGCTAGGCTGCCTGATGACTTCTTTGATGACCTCCTACCAAAGCTGCTCGTCAGCGACAAGGACTTCTGCGACCAGGCGGCTATCCTAGCTGGCAAGATCCAAGAGGAAGACCATCATGAGATCCGGTTTCGATACAATGAGCCGAATCGGATGCAATGGAAGATGGGCAACGCTTGACACACTATCAGATGTGTTTATCCTTCTGCTAGGAGGCCTATATGGCAGACAACGTGTGGATCAGTGGCTTGTACCCGATGAATCATTTTGCGTGGCCGGAACCAGTGTCAGACCGAGTCAAGGTGCTGCTAGGTGAAGGGAAGCTGACGGTCGAGGTCGAGGTTCCAGGCTTCAAGAAGGGCGAGCTCAAGGTCGAGCTGGTCGACGGGAAGCTGACGATCAAAGGGCGCAAGGGTGAGCGAGAAGTAAAGCACCTAGTTCGTCTGAAGCGACACTGGGTAAATCCCCTGGCTACACTGGAGGATGGGCTTCTGACGATAGTGTTTACTCTATCCGATGAGGCCAAGGGAACCAGCATCCAGATCAAGTAGTGCTAGAGCAGATCGGAGGTCATATGTCCGATCTGGTCGTCTTCAAAAAGATCGTCGTAGGCATACAGGTGGAGAACCCGGTGCTTGTCCAAGACTCATCTGGGCAGGCACTGGGGGCAGCCCTGGTGTCGTTCTGCGATGGTGGTCTAGAGGTAGAGGTCACGCTGGACAAACACCGTCCAGAATCTTTCGACCTAGATGTCAACCCAGAGTGGGCTCGCGTCTCCATCTCAGGACAGCTAGTAGGTCAGCGTCTAGAGGGGCTGGTGGTTCTGCTGGAAACCTAGAGGGGAGGGACAGATGGCTCGGATCGGGTGGCGCTCGAAACTCCGACTTACTCTGTTCCTCCTTCTCTGGGCGACTTCAGTCGCAGAGCTACCAGCCCCTCTGTCTCATACCTCTGTCCGTCCTGATAGCTGGGTACACCGCTACCTGTCATCCAAGGATGGTCTAGAGGGGGTAGACATCCACCAGCTATCTGCTCAGGTAGAGGCGGCTTCCTATCGAGGCATCGACCCTCTTCTCGTTCTGGCTGTCATCGAGGTGGAGTCCAATTTCAATCCTGACGCTGAGAGCCCTACAGGTGCCGGTGGTCTGATGCAGTTCGTCAGGTCTACCTGGGAGTGGATGGCTGACAGGATGGACGCAGATGTGGACAGGTTCGACCCTGTGGACAACGTGAAGGTGGGGATCGAGTACCTCACCTACCTGTCCAGTCGCTTCAAGCAGCCTGAGCACATCCTTCTGGCCTACAACCAGGGCCCCGGTAGAGCCAGGGAGATGCTCGCTGGCAGGCTTGAGTGGACACATGAGGCAGAGGCCTACCCCAAGGCTGTAATGCGAGCCAGGAGCCGTCTAATGGCTCAGAAGAGGGCAGCAATCTAAAGGGGCGAGGTCACCATGCTCCTGTCTGCGAACCTTCTCAACGATGTCGTAGATGTCAATCACTTCTCTGTCGCTGACCAACTGGAAGCGATGGAGGGCGATACCGTACAGGTGTATTTCCAGCTAGTTGACAGGTCTGTGTCTTGGGACTGTTCTCCTCCTGGCCGCCGGTACATCCCTCAGGTTGGGGCGACCGTAGTCGTTGTGCTGCGGTCCATCGACAGTGGGCTAACGCTGACCAAGACCTGCACGCAGCCTTATGTCAATGACCTGTCCATCTGGACCTTCAGCATTGCTGCTACAGAGAGCCTGCCTGGAACCCGGTCATTGAAGCTGACACTGACTGAGGGATTGGTAGTGACGAATGGGTTGGTGGAGCAGGCTATCGTTGTCGCTCCATTGAGTGGCGAGTTCTAAGGTGGCGATCTTCACAGGCACAGAGAAGAGGTCTGTAGGCAGCGAGATGGGCGGCGTAGTAGATGCCGGGTCCGCTTTCAGTAGGGTCGAGCCTCTGTTGACTGTAGACCTGCTCAAGAAGCGATTCCTCTTCGGCATCCCTCTCTACAGCTTCCTTCCGAATCCTGTCACCAGGAAGCGGGATGCCTATTCGGATGAGATGTTGAAGGATGCCATTACTCGAGGTGTCAACCAGATCGAACTGATGGCTGGTGTCGACATTCAGCCTGTGGAGCACGTCAAGAGGCTGCCCTATGACAAGCAGGAGTACTACGCTCTAGGGTATTTTCAGCTTCCCAACAAGCCGGTAACCAAGGTGGTGAGCCTCGTCATCCGCCCGTCTGGTGACCTCGGCATTATCTACCGCATCGACCCAGCATGGCTTGAGTCAGCGAACCTCCAGAGGGGGCAAGTCAACATCCTCCCCCTTCTGCCGGCTGGATCTGGTGGTGTTCTTCCATCTCCTACACCTGGGGCTGGTGGTAGCGCATTCCTAACCATCCTGGGTTCGATGGGGTGGGTGCCAGCCTTGTGGGAGATTGACTACATCAGTGGCTTCCAAGAGGGAAGGGTGCCTCTCATTGTTAATGAACTAATCGGGTGTACAGCAGCCATCAATGTACTATCTGAGATTGAGGCCACAAACCGAGTAGGACAGTTCTCGGTAGGGCTAGATGGGGCCCAGCAGTCGGTCAATACGGGTGGCTCGCAGGTGTATGAGGAGCGAATCAAGAAATTGATGGCAGACCAGGCAGCTCTCCTCAACAAACTGAAGAAGAAGTTCGGCCAGGGGATGTTCAGTAGTAACGTCTAGGACTACAAAATGGCTGATGAACAACAAGACTGGTACGAAGATAGGAATGGTGTCCGCTTCCCTAGCAAGCAGAATCCGCTCAGGGGGAAGTGGGACGAGAACTACCTCAAGCAGCTAGAGGATGTCTTCGGCGGCCCCGGCAAGGAACTTCGGTCTGTGAAGGTTCCCGTCAAGATCTCGACCCCCTACAACATGGTCCACCGGCCTGAGCGAAGGGACCTGTACCGCAAGATGCTCAGGGCTGGGGAGACACTCCCTCCTGTCATCGTCCAGCGGCTCGCCCAGCCAGAAGGTGCCTACCGCATCCTCGATGGTAGCCACCGCTGGGATGCAGCCTCCAAGGAGGGGGTGGAGTATATCGATGGGTATGAGGTGGTTCCTGTCGAGCAGGTTGAGAAGACCGAAAAGGACGCCAACTGGAGCATTGATGACGATGTACTTGTCAACGTCAAGACCCGAACCAACAAGCTCAGGATGGCTAGGGACCACATCCTCGAGCAGGGGAAGACGAGCTTGCACCACAAGCAGATGCCCCCAGGCAATTGGCCACGCGACCCTAACAACCCAGGTCATGTATCCGTAGAAGCCATCCAGGCCGAAATCGACAAGAGGCCTGTGCATCGCTACATGGTAACGACTGGTTACTATGGCAAGGGGCCTAGCGATTGGATTAAGCCTTGCCCGGAGGACAATTGTAATTTTGGAACGCTCAGTGTTAACCATACTTGCTCTGCCTGCGATGGGTCGGGCACAAGCAAAGATGAATCGTACTGTCATTACGTTGATGCAAAACGGTACATGAATCTGAATGGAAGTGAGTGCGCCATTTGTGAAGGAGTAGGCAAGGACATCGATGGCAACCAGTGCTTTAGCTGTGAAGGGCTTGGGCTCGGACCTCTAGAGGTATGCCGGTCTTGCCACAATAAAGATGAGCTGAAGGAAGACTGCGAGACCTGTGGATCGACAGGTGTTCATGTACCTATCGGTCATAGAGGAAATTGCGATCATTGCGGTGGAACCGGCAGCGACATTGTCAGAAGCAAGTGCCCTACCTGTGAGGGAAAAGGTAACGTTCAGTACGAGCCCACTCGAGAGAGCCTGAAAAGCACGCAGCAGCACTCAAATCAGGAGTCGAACGCATTCCTGCTTGGCCTGACAGCGGAACATTTGAAGCAACTCGAGAGTGAGGGGCTTCTGGATGTATTTCGCAATATGCATGACCTGAGCCACTATGAGTCACACCCTGGTGGAGATGACCATCTAGGGTGGGTTAGATTCACTGGTGGCGATTGGGATCATGAGAACCACCGCAGAAACCCGATCCACGTCGATGAGGTGCAATCGGACTTCGGGCAGAAGTGGGCAAAGGACAGGAGCAAGCACTGGGATAAGGTGGCAGAAGATAATTACCCCGACTCCAAGGCTCGGCCAGCTAACGCAGAAGAGGAGTATGCGAAAAAAGCTGATGAGTTGTTGGTGTATCATCCAGTAGGTACTGTTTCATTTCCGAGCTTGGAGGGTTCCTCTAGTCACGGTTCGTTTGGTAGTACGCAGTTCTTTCCAGATCTGAATCCTGGCGTAAATAAGCCCGGTATCGATTGGATCGATGCTGATGGCAATCCTCACTACTATCCAAGTGAAAAGACTCACCAGCCTTGGACTGAGCAGTCTCTGGCTCGGGTAAGGGCTGAGATGATTGAGCATCTGAGAAGCCAGGACGAGCGCCCAACCCTGGAAAGGATGCGTATCTTGCGTGCTGAGATAGCACAAAGGTACAAGGACCGTGAAAACAGAGACTTGCCACCTGAAAAGAGGGCTCGGATCATGGAGATCTTGTTTGGTGGAGTACACCCGAACGAGATGATCTCAGAGGCCTTCCTCCAGCACTTCCGCGATAAGGGGTACACAGGAGACATTCACTGGCCCCATCCTGAGTTCAAGGCCCCAATTTCTGGACTGAGTCCCGACAAGCCGCTGCCGGTCCATTTCCGTTTCGGCTATGACGAACTACCAAGCCGCCTCTGGGGATTCAAGGAAAGCCTGTATGGGGATGATGACTTCCCTACCGAGGATGGACCTTGGAGGGGCCTAAAGATGTGGCGTGGCAAAATCAGGAAGGCAGAGGCTCCCTACCCAGAGCCTGCAAGCCACATCGACCTACCTGACCACATCCTGGCAGCGATGCATGGGGTCAGGGATAGCTTCAAAGACGAGATGCGGAAGCCAAGATACCGTGGCGACAAGCATCCGACGAAAGGCTATTGCTATGTAGGTGCCGAGGCTCTGGCTCATCTCATCGGGGCTCCCAGGACAGGCTGGCAGATGAGGTGGGTCCATCACGAGGGCGACACCCACCACTTCCTATTCCACACCAAGACGAAGACTGTCCTAGACCCGACCTGGGACCAGTTTGAGACTCCTCCTGACTACAGCAAGGGTGTCGCAGAGGGTCCACTAACTGGCTGGGATAGACCATCGAAGTACGCAAAATCTATCATTGACAACGTAAGGAGCAACGAGGAAGCCGCCGAGGAGGGAGAGAAGGACGGAGAAGCAGTCTCACCAAGGCTACAGAAGGCAATTGAGGAACTACCAGAGGGTAAGCTGGTCAGGCAGTATCCTACCGGAGAGCATGTCTATGACTACTCCGAGCACCTACCCATTCCTGCCAGATCCAAGTACCAGCTACTCATTAGGTACAAGCCCCAACTGAAGAGCCTGGTAGCTCATGTCAAGCCATTGGACCATTCTGTCCCTGTAGGTATGTGGGATGGCGAAATCAAGATGGAGAATGGCAAGCCGGTCCTCAAGACGATTGATGTCTGCGTCAAGGCGAACCACAGGAGCAAAGAGAATAGGCTAGGAACGGCTCTATACGAGGCTGCAATGACGCATGCTGTCAGGCACCTCGGGGTCAAGGAGGAGGTAGGAGATGTGCATTCGACCTCTGCCCACAGAACCAGGGAGCGTCTAGCAGACAAGCACAACCTCGTCTACACCGCCAAGCCTAACTATGGGAGCAACTCAGTAGATGGCTCCTACAATGACTTCTCAGAGTGGATCAATCCGAGAGCTATCAGCGACTACGATGGCAGGTATGGTCCATATCGGGTAAGGCTAGCGAAGAACGAGGGTGTAGTCACTTCGCACATCCACCAGCTTCCTCACCAGCTTGAGGCTGAAGGGTACAAGCTCGCTATCAACTCCAACCACATCGCTAGTGTCAGCAAGGGTGGACGGCTGGTAGGTAGTGTCGAAGGTAGCGGTGGAGGCTTCAAGGTAAACCTACAGGACACAAGGGAAGGGCTCGAGGAGGCAGTCAAGGCTGTCCTCTCTAGCCACCTGAACCAGAGCCCTCATAGGGACGGATGGGCAGAACCTGAGCCTGAGCGTCTCAGCAAGGGGCTCGTCACGCTAGGTACACCTACTGGAAGGGTACAGCCCAAGGAAGCCCACCAGGAGGCAGGAGGAGAGGTCCCTGGCTCGAAGCACACGAGTCCCCACCAGACATACCAGCAGGCAAGCCAAGCGAAGCCAAAGCCGCCGCAGGGCTTCAAATCACCTACCCAAGACCAGAACCTGTGGGTACGGCAGCATCCATCTGGTAGCAACTCCAATCGAGTCCTGATGGTGCAGTTCTCATCTGACCTCCTACAAGGGAACCGTCAGAGGGATGACTCAGATGCCTACTATGACAAGCTGTACGCAAACAGGGAAGGCTATGATAGACCTCAGGATTTCTGGGAAATCCCCCAATGGCAAGCGCATCTGGCCCATAGTGTCCCGAATGCAGACCATCTGACAGTCCGAAACCCAGAGGAAGCAGCCAGGATGATCAAGGACGCTGGGTATTCTCATGTCGCCTTCAGTGCGTTGGATGTCAACAAGGATTTCATCAAGCAGCTAGCCCAGGCTGTCCCTACCCAGAAGATCGCGGTAGGGGGCTACACCGACATGAGCCACTTCGCTGGGCTCAACAATGTCAAGGTGCATCCTGACATGCGGAGCTTCGTAGAGGAGTTCGGACTTCCCTACAATCCTGGCCATGACTACAGACACTTCCAAGGGACTCCGACTATCCCCAGGCTGACCCTATCGGATGGATGCAGGCACCAATGCACATTCTGCTGCGTCCCCAAGAAGGTAGAGGAGAAGAGCACCGATGAGGTCATGCAGCAGGTGGAGTCCATCTCTAAGCACCTGCCAACAAAGCTGATTTACCTCAATGACAAGACGTTCGGCCAAGCTGACAACCATAAGCTGCTCCCTCAGATCTACCAGAAGATCAAGGAGAAGAACCCTAACTTCAAGGGGTTCGTAATCCAGACGACAGCAGCTGCCATGAAGAACATGACTCCTGACTTCCTGAAGGCTGCTGGCATCAGGCACGTCGAGCTAGGGGTAGAAACCTTCAATGACCCAATCCTGAGGGCTCACAAGAAGCCAGCCTCAGAGAAGCTACTCGAGGAGGCGGCAGGGAAGCTCAGGCAGGCTGGTGTCAGCCTCATCCCGAACATCATGGTGGGGCTACCTGGGGAGAACCAAGAGACATATGGTAGGACCCTCAACTGGCTAGACCGGCACAAGGACATCATCAGTCACGTCAATGCCTACAACCTCGCCCTCTACCAGGACTCTGAGCTGGGTCGGAACCTGGAAGCCAAGACTGACGCTGACAGGGACGAGAACCAGGCAATCAAGAGCTGGATGGTGGACCCTCAGGTGCATAGAGACTTCAGCGACCAGCTATTCCGCTATGGGAGCCAGCAGCTGGATAACCAATTGCACAAGAACCTCGAGAAGACAGAGACGGATGCGAGCTGGACTGAAGGCAGTGACCCTTCAAACCCGAATGAGGGCGAGATCAGCTTCAAGCTCAGGACCAACAAGCTGCGCCTCGGCCGGGACCAAATCTTGGCTACGGGTAAGCCCTCGATCCACTACAAGCAGATGCCTCCTGGGAACTGGCCACGGGACCCCAAGAATCCCTCACACTGTTCGGCAGAGCACCTTCAGGCTGAAATCGACAAGCAGCCCTCGCATGTCTGGAACTTCTCCAAGGGGTACTATGGGGAGGCGGAAGATGGCCTCGGTCATCAAGTCTGTGACACTTGTGGTGGTGATGGGATCACCGACAGAATCGTGCCTAAGTGCAAGAAATGTGATGGGACTGGTAGGACAGGCCTAACACTAGCACTGGCTCGCGAGTACATCACCGATATCGGCCAGAAGTGTGGGGACTGTGAGTTCTGTGGTGGCGATGGCAATGAGCACAAGGAGTGCCCTGACTGTGAGGGAGGGGGAGAGGGTTGTGGTGAGTGCAAAGAAAAGGGTGTAGTCAAGGTCAGCGGTGACGACTGCGATTATTGCATGGGGCAGTGCTTTAGTGGCCTGGACAGGTGCAGAGAGTGCCGCAATGCAGCAGACAGGGTCGACGACTGCGAAGCATGTGCGGGAACCGGTGTCAACATCCCTGGCAACTATATAAACTACTGTCATCATTGCCACGGTGATGGCACGCTAGAGCCTATCAACGAAACCTGCGTTGACTGCGAGGGCAGCGGGATGATCACAGGAGGAACCCCAAACAAGGACGACCTCCTCCCTACCCAGCAGCACTCAGCCCAGGAGAGCAACGTTTTCCGGCTCGACCTGCATGACAGGCACCTCCAGCAGCTGCGAGACGAGGGGCTGGAGGAGTTCTTCGGCAATATGTACAAGGCCTCTCTGGGTGCAGGGCATCCTGTAAGCGAGAATAGTGCTGCGCCTACGCTTGGGTGGGTTCGCTTCACGGGTGGCAATAAGGTGAGTGCGAATGGTGAGAGACAGCCTATCCATGTAGACGAGGTGCAGTCCGACTATGGTCAGAGCTGGACGAAGAAGGCAGGCTCAGAGGCTAGAGCTAAGGCCATCGAGGAATACCCAAACGAGATGATCTTGCCTGATGATGTCAAGGCTGAGTATGCCAAGTTCGCAGAGGAGGCAGTCAGGGATGCTCTTATGCGGACCCAACAGTCGCTAGAAGGCACGTTCAAGCCACTGTATGTGGACGGAGGTAGGGTCGGTGGTTCGATGGCATTCTATCCTAAAATGAAGGATGGGATCGAAACGATCAAGGCCTTCTATGGAGACACTCGCTTTAGTCATCCTGATGGCACGGTAACTTCAGTTCCAGATGCAACCACCCACCATCCCTGGACCAAGGAGGACATCGCCAGCCTCGAGTCTCAGGTCGTCACCAGCATGATGATCAATGACAAGAGGAAGCCCAAGGCTGTCATCGAGGAGATGCGAGCCAAGCACGCTGCTGGTCTACAGGCTCAGTTCGACAAGGAGTTCCCACCCGAGAAGCTGGAGAGAGTCAACCAGATTCTGTTTGGTCAAACCCACCCTAACGAGCTTATTGCCGAGGCATTCCTACAGCATTTCAGGAACCAGGGCTATACAGGGGATATCCACTGGCCGCACCCAGAGTTCAAGGCACCCATCTCTCTGGGGCGTCCAGAGGATGAGCCGCCGGTACATTTCCGCTTCTCCTACGACGAGCTCCCTAAGCGGCTCTGGGGCTTCAAGGAGGCGCATTACGGTGATCTACCGACTCAGGATGGGCCTTGGGGCAGGGTGAAGATGTGGGCAGGGCAGGTGAGGAAGACAGAGAAGGACGAGAGCTGGACCCAGCCTTTCGGTGAGGAAGAGGACGAGAACATCACCTTCAGACTGCGTACCAACAAGCTCAGGGCAGCTAGGGACCACATCCTCGAGCAGGGGAAGACATCGGTCCATCACAAGGAGATGCCTCCAGGGAACTGGCCTAGAGACAGCAGGAATCCAGGCCATGTGTCGGTAGAGTCCATCCAAGCCGAGATCGACAAGCAGCCAGAGGAAACCTGGCGGTTCTCGAAGGGGCACTGGGGCAAGGGTGAGTCTGACTACATGAAGTGGTGCCAGCATTGCCACGGGAAGGGTCACGTTCCTACCACGGTGATGGTCCCTTGCAGTGAGTGCAATGGTACAAAGCGTGGAAACAGGCCAGACCTCGATTCAGCCCTAGAGCACGTCAGTACTCTGCCTAAAGACTGTGAAACCTGTCATGGGACCGGGAGTGCTGGGGAAGCTGACTGCCACGCCTGCGTAGGAACCGGCAGCTCGGAGGCGAAGGTATGTCGACGCTGCTTCAATGAGGAGCCAAGGGTCAATCGTTGCCTGATGTGTGCTCAGACCGGTGTAGCCCTACCTGCTGGACTCAAGGGACCTTGTCACATCTGCGATGGAAAGGGTGAGTTCGAGGAGGAGACATCGGTTACCTGTCCTAGCTGCAATGGTATGAGGAAGGTCAAGGGTGAGGTATTGCCTGATGACCTCCTCCCTACCCAGCAGCACTCAGCCCAGGAGAGCAACGTCTTCCGGCTGGACTTCCCTATGGAGCGGATGGTCCAACTGAAGAAGGAAGGGCTCATGGAGCTATTCCAGGGGTTATTCAACTCCCGGTACAATAGCGGGCACCCTGTCAACCCTGTGGGCTCTCCGAAGACGGCAGGCTGGGTCAGGTTTACGGGTGGCGAGTGGGATGAGGACAAGCAGGAGCACAAGCCCATCCATGTAGACGAGGTGCAGAGCGACCTCGGGCATGAATGGACGAAGAGGATGGAGTCAAAGGCCAAGCAGAGGGCATTGAATATGTTCCCTGATGATACCATCCTCCCAGACGACCCAGAAGCTGACTACGCCAAGAAGGCAGATTTGAGGATGGCCCATCTGATGGAGTCAGGCTTGAAGGTGGGTAACTGCCAGCCCGTCATCTCGAATGGGAGGAGGTTTAGCCCCAAGATGCTTGAGGGAGTGCATGAGTACAATGACCGTGAGGGATACGTTGTTTACGTTGACGAGAAGGGCAACAAGTACGATGTAGCCAATGAGCACACCCATCACCCCTGGACAGAGGAAGATATTGCGAATGTAAGGGAGAGTCTCATCAATCGCGAGAGGGAGTACGAAGAGAGGCAACCTCGAGAGAACGTGGAGCGAGATAGGGAGCAGCATGAAAAGGCCCTCAGGAATGACTACAACAATCAATACCCTCCAGAACAGCTCAAGCGTATCCAGGAGATTCTTTACGGTGGCACGCACCCTAATGAGCTCATCTCTGAGGCTTTCCTACAGCACCTCCGCAACCGAGAGTTTTATGGGGACATCCACTGGCCGCATCCTGAGTTCAAAGTTCCAATCTCTGGTCTAGACCCAAAGGACCCACTGCCGGTTCACTTCCGCTTCTCCTATGATGAGCTTCCTCGACGCCTCTGGGGCTTCAAGGAGGCCAAGTACGGGGAGTTCCCTACCCAGGACGGTCCCTGGAAGGGCAGGAAGATGTGGCGAGGCAAGGTCAGGAAAGCCAATGAAGATTAAAGCGAGGAAGGCGGCTCACCAAGCGACGAAGGGGTCGGATGAGCCCGATGTACCGGCTTCTCCCGAAAAGAGCGCCAATGGGCGTTTCCGGCTGCATAAGAGGTCTGAGTATGTTGTAAGTGCGGGTGAGCTTATGAAGGCTGTCGAACCCGACCCTTCTTGGTTCGCTGGCTCCAGGCTGGTTGACAGTAAAGGTAAGCCTATCGTCCTGTATCGGGGCACTAGGCGAGCTGGCAACCCGCATGGTGCTCTTTCGACTCGTTCATACACAGACTCGTCCGACATCGGCAGCATCTACTCGGGAACCCCAGGACCTTCCTACAAGGGCGGCAGCAAGTTTGGAGAGGGAGCCAATGTGTTCCCTGTCCATATGGTGCTCAAGAACCCACTAGACCTGACTAAGCATGGTCCTCAAATGTCATTTGGTCACTACCTGAGAGCGATGAAATATGGTAAGCCGAATGGGATGACACACGAAGAAGCGGTCAAGGTATTGAATTACCTATCCAAACGTCATGTCAAAGATATGAATATGGATGGAGAGTCTAGCTTCAAGGTCAATGCAGGGATGGACCCCTGGAACAAGGTTCCCTACGAAGATCAGTCTGGTTTCATGCACATGTCCACCCCTCTCATGCAGGCAAGGGATGACTTCAAGGACATGGAGACAGATACGAAGTCAGCTTTCAAGCATGCTGACAACATCAGGGCTGACACCTTCGCCTTCGTGGATGCCCCCAGGACGCCAGTTGTAGGCAAGCGACTTGGCTATGATGGTATTATCCACAGAGACATCTTCCAGGGTGTGACCGAGGCTGCTCCAAACCTACTCGGGAAAGATCCAGGCGAGATCCAAGCTTTGAGTAGAGAATACGATCACTTGGCAGACCCTGAAGACCATGGTGCCGACGAGCTTCAGACTCACATCACATACCGCCCATTCGACCATGACCAGCAGGTGAGGTCTGCAATCAATGGGCGTCCTCTTCCTCCAGTAAAGAAGTCCGACTCGGAAGACCTCGAGAAGATGGCCCTAGCCAACATTGCCCTCGGAAAGCCTACTGGAACAGCTGGCAGTGATGGCACTCAAGCGTTCGACTACTCCCACCTTCTGAAGCCTGAGCACCAGAAGGCAGGGCACCAGCTAATAGTCGAGTCAGCCAAAACATACAAGAGAGGTTTCCCTGAGGCTGGCGACATCTCGGCTACCATGTACGACAAGGAGAACAACGTCCTCGGGCAGGTAGTTGGTCGCCTGCATGAGCACCAAAATAGCAAGCAGCCTATGAATTACCAGCAGGGCTCTCTCAACATCGGGCTCTCGGACCTCGACAACGGCTTCCAGGGTCAAGGCATGGGCAGTTCGATGTATACGGCTATTATGGCCCATGCCAAGAATCACCATGGCTGCACAACGGATGTCTCGGGTGTCCACAGCACAGCAGCCTCGAGGGCGAGAGCAAGCGTAGCCAGGCAGCAGGGGCTGGACTACAAGCCAGTCCTGAATCCACACCCTACCCCCTCTGAGATGGCTAGAAGGAAGAAGGGCGATACGGCATTCGATGGGATGTTTGGGCCGCATGAGATGGAGCTCAAGTCAGAGCTGCCAGCTAGCCTCACCAAGATGGCCCTGTCTACCATTCCCGTGGGTCCACTAGTAAGTAACCCAGTTCTGACCCCATTCCAGCAGGCTAGGGGAGCTATCCAGCATGACTACACCAAGAGGCTTCCTGAGGAGTATCAAAGGCTTGGATACCGGCTGGTGGTGAATAACACCCCTGCTTCCAGTAAGGGACCAATCGGGAATGGACCTAGAGTGTACCACATCAACGCGAACTTGCTGGACAAAGGCAACAACAAGGTTGGCGAGGTGTCTGGGCAGGCACATCTGTCTGCTCCCAATGTGGCTGAGATTGACTATACCGATCTAATAGACAACAACCTGAAGGGGAGGGGGCTGGGTAGTCTGATGTACGAAACCTTCCTCGCCCATGTCCGCAACCACCACGGCTGCCATACGGTCCAAGGTGAGTACCACTCGACTGATGCGAACAGGGTCCACAACAAGATGGCCAGGGTGCATGAACTACCCTATCGGGCCAGGGACCTGAAACCCGAGAGGAATGGTATCCAGCACAATTCCAATGAGTCAAGCTTCGACAATCGCTTCGGGCCCTACAGGTACGGTCTGGGCAAGGGCGAGGACCTCGAGAAGATGGCCTTGTCTACCATCCCGGTTCCTCCTGGGGCACCCAAAGCGGATGAGCCGGTAGTGACGAGCCATGACTACAGCTTCCGCCTCCCGAAGGAGTACCAGGATAAGGGCTTCAAGCTGCACGTCCGACATTGGTCTGACAAGCTCACGACGAGAGAGGTCAGAGAGAGGCAGGATGGATGGCCTGCTGGGGAGCCTCTACTTGAGCCACGAATGCAGTCCGTCGCTCTCCTGTACCCCTCAGGCAACCGGCTAGGCGTCCTAGATGGCCGGATTGATTGGGATGCACCTAAGACGGCTCGGATCGACTACCAGGAGATTCGGGACGAGGACATGAAGAAGAAGGGGTTTGGGAAGCTGATGGTGGAAGCTTTCAACGCCCATGCTAGAAACCACTTCGGATGCCATACTGTCCTCGGAAGTTATCACTCAGGCCCTGCTGCCAGGACTCATGTCTCTGTCACGAGGGACCACGAGCTGGAGGGGTATGACCAGGGCAACCCAGACCACCCTGAATATGGGAAGCCGTACAAGTATGGCCTCGGCAAGTCCTCCTCTGAAATAGACTCATTTGGCCCTAGTCCAAAGATGGACAAACGTGTTATAGATACTGTCATGACCAATGACATCAGGAAGGCGAGCTCGCAGGAGCCTCCAGAGTGGCGAGACGCGAGTGGACGGTTCACTGAGGAGGCCCACAGCACGATGAAACGTAACTGGTCTGACCATACTGAACTGGTTCCTATTGACGAAGTTCTGAAGTACATTCAGGTAGATCGCCGGAACGATGCAGCCCAGAACAGGGCACTGGCTGATGACATCAAGACGAACGGCATCAGGGAGCCTCTGATGCTGACCTATCACCAGCGAGAGAAGACCTTGACCTTGGGAGAGGGTCATCACCGCTTGATCGCAGCTGGAATTGCTGGACTGAAGGAGGTTCCAGTCAGGGTCGCGAGGAACACCACCAATCACCTAGCTGGTGACACTAGATATCTACCGGCTGTCCCTGCCCCTACCCCCTATCCAGAGCGCAATGGATACGTTCCTGGGGACTTGCGACCTTCCGACATCGGGATCAGGTCTAGGGAGCCCATGCCAATGAAGCCCATGCCAATGAAGCCTAGTCTAGGCAAGGGTGAGTTGTCTCCCTCCATGACCTCTGCCGTTACCTGCATCATCGAGCACTGGGATGGGCGTATCCTCTTCGGAAGGCGACAGGCTGGAGGCTGGACCTTCCCTGGTGGCCATGTAGAGGCAGGAGAGCAGGCACTGGACGCAGCCAAGAGGGAGTTGATGGAAGAGGCTGGCCTAGAGGTGAAGACCCTCAGAGAGGTCGGGCAGGCGAATGGTGGGCCTAAGGGAGAGGTTCCTGTCTCGATCTTCTTCGGCGTCTCTGATGGGGAGCCCACTTCTGCGAATGACCCCGACAATGAGGTCGAGGAGTGGCGGTGGGTCGATTGCAGCAGCGGTGTACCGGCTGAGATCATGAGCAACCTAGCCCACCAGGACGACGTTGCCATCAAGCTGATGGGTTTTGATAGGATTGAGAATCACCAAGCAAATCAAGCGGTTTCTCCACTTTCTCCTAGAGCCAAAGATGCTACTTAAATTGACGGTACTACACCTGACAGAAGGCCGCCAGGAGGCTGTATTTGGTGACCACCAGACCATCCGAAACTGGATCGACCTCCATGTGCCTGAGGCAGAAACGGCTAGGAGCCTCGAGGAGGCTGTGGCTGTCGCCAACAAGCGTGGCGACCTCGAGGTCAAGGTCGAGCCCTATAGGCCTAATGTCGACCCGAACCAGATCCCAGAGGACTACCTCAAGCAAGCCGAAGACCCCTGGATCAGGCACGGTTAGCACCTTCGATCAGCCGCAATCTAGCCTCTGATGCCAGACAAGTCAGGCGCAAGCCAAAATGCAGACGTTGGTCTTGACCATGCAGACCAGATGGTCAGGCAGAATCGCGCCCAGGAGAGGTGGCTAAGGCATCCCTCCAGGGCAGACCTCAAGCAACAGCACCTAGAGTCAGGTCACCCAACCCCTGTCGACCCGAACACCAAGAGGAAGACGAATGGTGGGTGGGATTCGATTGATGTCGATGATGATGCTTGGGAGCGTGCCACAGCCCTCGACAAGGGTGAGTCTACCGCCCAGCATCTATTTAGGGCCTACAAGGCGAGCCCCCACCAGCCACCGGCTGTCGTAGCCAAGTACTTCGTCCATCGCTTCAACAATCTGGCAGCCTATGATGACCCAGAGACGGGTCACACCCTCGATAGGGACTTCCTAAAGCTGATCCAGACAGGTGAGGCGAACAGCAGGACCAAGCACCTCACTAGTAAGCAGCTTCACCTCTGGGTTCAGAAGAACCCGCGTCTCATGCAGGACCTGCTTGACCACCGGCAGGAACTTCACAACGACATCCTTGGGGGCTGTGGGCTGAATACTCGGCTCATCAATGGGGAAACTCACGTCGCCCTCACTAGGGGGCTCGACACCCACCTAATGACCCAAGAGCATGCTCTGTCGAGCTTCGCTGACCAAGTCGATACCGGCTTCGGCTCGAATATGCACCATGCCTGGGTGCCCTTGAAAGACATCTGGTTCGCGTATCCGCACTTCCACCGTTCGTACTGTGACGATAATCACGAGAATGAGTATCTGGTGTCCAACTCAGGCACTAGATATGAGGCGAGAGCAGAGGACATCAGGCGGTCGATACTGAATAACGGCAGCAGCTGGTGGAGGGGCCTGAAAAAGGGCGACCTTGCATCAAGACGAAGGCATTTTGATAAGTTCAAGGAAGATCTGGCCAGAACAGATAGTGAGTCAGCTAGAGCAAAAACTCTGACATCGGAAGACCTCAATCTGATTGCCGATCGGGTGCCTCCAGATGACCACATGGGTGTCACACGCCTGACCATGCACCCAAACGCAACAAGTGCCCACATGGAAAGGCTATGGAGGAGAATCAAGCCAGAGGAGGCTCCTCAACCCTTGGTTGAATCCAATCTGGTGTCGGGTTCACTCCTAGATGAAATGGTAGATTGGGCGACCAAGAACCACAGCAATCGCAAGCCTCTGAATCATATTGACTGGCTAGCTGGAAACCCAAACCTTACAGAGCAGCAGGCAGACCGACTGTTTCGCGCCCAGCAAGCGGTAACAGCCGTTGGCATGGGGAATCAGATGGTGGCAAACGCTCCACTGTCTGCTGCTGCGGTGGAGTCTCTAGCTAGCAAGTGTCGGAACCCGATCAACCACCAGCAGCATGTCGGCACAAAGAATCTCTTGACTGAGATGCTACTCCACAACCATCGCCTTAGTGATGAGGCGATTGAGGCCGCTCTCGACAGGTTTGGAAGCTCTAGTGTAGGTGTCGACGACTTACAGACGAATGCTGACGATCTCAGTCGGAGGATGGTGAATATCGGGATATCTCCTCGCCTTCAGGCGGTCGCATACCGGCTATTCAATCATCCCAGAAACTCCAATAACATCGAGTCTCAGCTACGGGACTTGGCTCAACAGAAGAACCTGAGCCCTGAGATCATCTCCCTCCTGGCCAACCACACCAGCCCTAAGGTCAGGAAGGCCGTCTTGAGCAACAGGAAGGTTCCTATAGCTCTCCTTCACGAGTCCCTACCGGCTGATGCCAAGTCTGTGGCTTACAGGGATATTCAGAAGGCGATTCAGTTCCGGTTGCAGTATGAGAAGGACAGGTCAGAGAAACACCTCATCAAGCCGCTACCGGCTGGATTGGCGAAGGGGGAGCAACCAAATCTGGCTCACCTAATCGATGAGGCCTCAAATGACCCAGAGCTGCGTGGGCATGTTGACTCAGAGGATGGAGCCTATCGCCACCCCATTCTGGACCACGCTGGTAAGCCGGTAGGTTTCTTCACACCCAGGACTGAGGATGGTGTTATTCGAGCTGGTGCGACTTATATCACTCCAGCCGCTCGAGGCAATGGTCATGCGGGTAGGGCTCTCAAGCAGTACATTGGGGACAAGCCAGCTCGCGCATTTATTGCGACCAACAACATTGGGTCCCAGAGGGCATTCGGTGCTGCTGGTTTCATTAGGCAGCAGGTAGAGGAGAGATGGGGTGGAGGTCACTGGTGGCGTAACCCTGCCGAGATTGCGGCTCATGCAGAGAGGAACAAACTGGGTAAATCCTCAGATGATGACCAGCAGGCCGTCTGGTTGTCTCAATTGCATGGGTGGATCGCAGAGCGGAAGCGAGAGGTGCCAGGCTGGATGACGATCATGCCTATCGTTGCCGCAGCGCAGCATCTAGCTGACAGGCTCATCCCGACAGAGGTGACAGACGAGGTGGTGGAAGGGAAAGCCGTAACAGCTTGGCCATCCTCGATCCCTCTCTACCAGGAGCTCCAATTAGCTCTGCCCCCAGGCAGCCAGCTGGTCTTCTTCCGCACCGACCAGCCACCTCGAGGGAAACTCCCTGATGGAAGGGCTTACTGGGTGGAGGCTGTGCCCTGCTCTGAGGTCAACATCGGCGCACTCGAGAAGGCAGAGCCGCCTAAGGCCAAGAAGCCTCGCAAGAAGGCGCCCAAGTCTGAGCCCAAGGTGGAGGTCGTCCCTGCACCAGCTATTGCTCCTCTGCCTCCACAGCCCAAGCTGTACTGGTCAGGTGAGCCCTATGACTCCAAGCCGAACCACGAGATCGAGTTCCCTCTACCGGCTTGGGGGAGCCATGCTCCTGACCTGAAGGATGACTGGAAGCCGACGACCCACATCCAAGGGAAGCCCATCTGGGACTATGACCAGGAAGATGTGGATGGTAACAGGGCTGATGACTTCACTCGCAACCAGTCGGCTCTGATCAAGCTGGGTGGAGCTGTTGTTGCTATGGTGGGGGCACGCAATCCTGTAGGCAACCGCTTAGGTGGTGCGATTGACCGGGCATTGCCTCTGCCTGAAGCCAGAGCTCATCACACCTGGGCTGGCAAGATCGTGATGGGTCGCCAGGATGCGTCTGACTTCGCCAAGGTACTGTCGGATGCTGACTCGGGTGCGAACCTGTGGGATTATGATGATGCTGTAACTGTCTACCTGCACGAAGCCATGCATGGTGCCTCCCAATATCACGACTACGACTCAGATAGCGCCAAGGCCCTAGAGGAGGCGACGACGGAGATCTTGGCCCAGCACTACACTCCTGAGTTCATAAGACACATCTTAGGGAGCGACAGAACTCCTTGGAAGTGGGGGGATGGAGGTGGGTTGCTCCATGCTGAAAACTCATATGACAAAGATGACTACCCTGGTGGTGTATACCCAGATGACTTGCCAGAGGGAGCCAAGAGGCCACAGCTCATCCAAGCGAGGCGAGCTTGTGCCTACGTTGGTTGGGTACAGAGGTTCGGGGCTCTAGTCGCACACATTGAGGGACTCGATGACCCGACATACAGTGACAACAAGCCCGACAATACGGTGGTAGGCTTGGAAGGGAAGCGCAAGCAGCTAAACCACATGGTCGTCTGGTATGCGCTGCAATGCAAGAAGCTGTCTCATTCTGAGAGGTTGAAGTTCCTCTCCCAGATGTTCCTGCATCGGAGATTTGGCCTCCTGCCGCCAGCTTCTACTGATAGGCACAGGTATGTCTGGGCTGCGAGGAAGTTCTCACACATCCTACATCCAACAACTGGCTCTTCTGGTTGGTTTGACCTAAAGACTCCGATTCGTGGTGGTATGTTCGATTCGCTGGTTCGGGAAATGCATTTCCATCTACTTGACGCGCCAACACATATCCTAGAGGACGAGAACCCATACTACTATCAGTCTCCTATGGGAGGCCTCGACTATGAACGTCATGACAACAAGTAAGCCTATCGATATCCTCATCGATGCCGAGAGAGTCATCCTCGATCCCTCCTCGAGCAAGGGGGAGGTGGATGCTGCTGTCGCCAGAGTCATCGCTACCAAGGACGTTGACTGCATCAAGGCCTTGAGGCGCACCTTGCAGCATGAGGCGCACCATCACCATGAGGAGCCTGTCCACAAGGCAGAGCAGCCTGAGCCCTCCGTCTTCACATCCAAGGATTGGAAGACTCCCTACAAGGCCTTCCTGAAGGAGTGGGAGAAGGTGGCTGGCTCAGATAGCTATGGCGAGGTGGAGGGTCTACCCCTCGTCAAGCTGGTGACCGAGGGTGAGAAGCACTTGACGATCATCTCTGGGGTACATGGGGAGGAGCAAGTTGGCCCCCTGACAGTCCTCGAGAGGCTTCCTGACATCCTGAAATACGCCAAGGAGAAGGGTGTGGGTCTGAATATCTACCCCCTCTACAATCCTACCGGCTGGGGGCGAGGCAAGAGAAACATCAAGGATGGGACGCCTTCCAACCACTTGATCGAGTACCGGGTCAAAGGGAAATGGGTGCTCGAGGTAGCTGACCGGCGGTATGACGATGTCCGAGTAGCTCCTGATGCCTCAGACGAGGCTAAAGCCTTCTATGAGGACATCATCTCCATCCCTACGCCGGATGCGATGGTAGACCTCCACCAGGACTCTGACCTAGACAAGAAAGACCTACCTCCATCTACCTATGCCTATGTCTTCGATGACCAGCTCCGAGAGGTGGCTAAGAAGGCTGCCGAGATTCTACCGGCTGCGGCTGGGCAGAAGGTCGAGCTCTACGATGTCGAGGGGAATAAAGGGACAGTAGACCCAGACGGCTTGCTCATCTGCAAGGATATTGACAATACGACGCAAGGGGTCTTCGAGCATCTGGGCTGCCCTCTGACGGTCACTGTCGAGACATCCCTGACAGCCGACAAGGCCAAGGTGGACGAGGTCAACCTGACCTGGATTTACGGGTTGATCGACTCCATTGCCGAGAGCGACGACTCTCTTGAGAAGGGAGCTATCCGTAATGGAGTCATAGGTGCGCTTGCTCTTGGCATGGCGACTGCCGGTGGGCTAGCGGGAGCCAAGGCGGGTAGTGGGGTTGGCAGTTTGACTCAGGCCAAGCACTGGAGTCAGGTCAATGCCAGGCACGCACATGAAGTAGAGCCGACTCGAGCCATATTCGACCGCAATGCCTCCAAGCTTCCTGGGATCAAGCTGACTACCCCAGCAGACCTACGAGCTCCCACCACCCCAAAGGAGGAAGCACGCTGGGCGAAGTTCAAGACCTCCGTAAAGATGAGCCCCTTCTCGATTCCATCCGAGGGGCACATCTTTGCCAATGACACTGCTCACCCGAGTGCAGTCTCCCATGAGGCAGGTCACATCCTAGACCCCAACCCTCCTGCACCGGGGACTATAGCGAATACCTTGAGTGGGGCCACTCTGGAGTCAGAGAAGAGAGCTTGGGACCACGCTCCTATGCCGGTTGATCCCGAGATGCGAGAGGCCGCCCTGTCTACCTACGAAGGAGCCCAAACCGGCAGCCGGGTCGGATTCGGTCTGGGTGCTGTTGGCTTGGGCATTGCTGGTGGCATTGCAGCTGCTGGAGCCATCCCTCGTCGCCGCAGATTGCCGGGTCAGCTGCCTCCTGCACCTGATAGTACTCGGAAGTCAGAGCGGCTAAGAAAGATGCCACTAGAGTACCCTTCATGGCCAGACAATGAGGCTAGGTATCAGGCCGAAGACGCTCGCCCAGGAACCCCTGATACCTACATCGACACTCACCCCTTGGGGGAAGGCAGGTGGGTACATCACTATCGAGACTCAGAGGACGAAGGAGATATCCCGTGGTCCCGCTTCAATGTCACGGCAACAGACGTGCCAACTCACATCGAAGAGCGACCGACCATCGCAACCCTAAGAGGTATCTCGAATAGAACCGGAATGACCATTTTCAATACAGTCGTCCATCCCAAGTTCCAGCGACAAGGGGTCGCTACTGCTCTGTATCGCCATCTAGCTTCTAGGTTCGGGACGGTATGGTCAGACACCACAAACTCACCAGAGTCTTACGCTCTGTGGGACTCACTAGAGACACAGCCAGACCTAAAGGTGCAGCAAGGCACTCCCGGCAAGCCGGACCGTCACAGCCTTCAGATGGCTCCTGCTAGTCCCAACAAGACCAAGAAGTCAGAGCAGCTACTCGGGCTCGACCCAGAAGCCGGTAAGCTTGAGTCCTGGGAGATCATCCAGGCCTCCAGGCAGCTTGGGCACGACCCAGACCTAGACCGCTTGGTCAGTGCAGCTATCTTCCTGGCCGCCGGTAGGCCGTTCGACCATGACCAGTACCAGATTGCCTACAGGGTGCTTGGAGACAAGAAGAAGGCTGTCCTCTTCGCTGTCCAGCTAGCCGACAACGAACAGAACCTCCGAGCCCTGGAGGCTGTCCTAGAGCTTGGCGGAAGGGACCTTGGGAAGGCTGAAGAGGAGAAGCACTGGGTCAAGACTGTCACACCGGCTGTCCTCGAGGCGCGTGACACAGCACTCGAGGTAGGGAGAGCGGCGAAGGAAGGCCTCGTCTGGCCTCTCAACCTCAACGGCAAGCACTCCAAGGGGGCTCTAGCTGCTCGTGACCCTAAGTCTGGTGGCATCTGGCTCCTCAAGCCAGGCAGTGGGAAACTTTCACCGGCTGCTGGAGTCAGGCAGGAAACCGCCAGCCAGTCGGCCAGGGAAGCGGCAGCCTACCATATTGCGAAGGAGATGGGGCTAGGGCAGTCGATCCCCCACTGCGACCTGCTCCTCATCAATGGGCGCGAAACCGCCGCCATGAGGCTGCTAGGGGCGCAATTCAAGCCCTTGGACGAGCAGAACAGGCAGGCAGAGCAGCTAGCCTCTGAGGTGCTCATCCCCTACCTGAAGTCAGGCCTCCTACACCGGCTAGCCTGCTACCTCTGGGTCATTGGGGAGACTGATGCTCATGGCCAGAACATTCTGGTCGAGCCAGCCGGTGCTATCGCCCTCATCGATCATGGGTCAGCTTTCGCCGGTACGGACTACTCGCCTGGAACTGACCCTAGCAGCTTCGTGCCTTACATCCTGCGAGCATGGGCTCCTCTAGACTTCATGAAGATGGCCCCAGAGGACCGGCTTGTCTACATGCCTAAGCTGGCTGGTCAGGACGATATCGACCTCAGGGAGTGGCTACTCGACCTGAATGAGAATGTCATCGAGAAAACGCTTAGACTTTATGGGGTTGGTACTGAATGCCCTATGACTAGGCTGCGGCAGCTGCGAGACATCCACGGCAACCTGTCAGAGGGCATGAACAAACTGTGGTCTGGCTGCTAGCCTTACCGGGAGATCCTCATCGTCGCCACGCGGGACTCGATCTCCTCGCGGTTCACCGACGATCCCATCGACGCGGAGGCGGCGGCCAGAGTGGCCCGTGACATGACATGGCGCACCTTGAGTGCCGCGTACTGCTCTTGGGTGGCCTCGTCGGCGGCGCGATGCATAGCATAGGCCGCACGCTTGCACCCGATGAGTGCCGCCTCGTATGCCTGCTCTGCTGCCGTCAATTCGTTCGCCATTGGTATCTCCCTAGCCGCGTCGTTGCAGCATGATAGATGAATAACATATCGATGGGTTTTCTGTCAACAAGATTGCTGCTAGCTAGCCTTGCAGAAAAGACCCCAGCAAGCCAGGCAGCGAAGGTGAAGGAGCCGGTCGAGGATCCAGAGTTCTGCTATGTCGCTCGACCGGCAGAATGGGCATGTGATCTCAGCCTTGTCGCTCATAGCCCATTCTCCTGTTCAATAGCAGCTCTGGCAATTGTCATGGCTGTGAAAACTCTATGGTTTGTGTCGGCATCGCTGGTTATGGCCACAATCTCATGTAGTGCTGTTTTCAGCAGCTCGTTTCTAGACTTGAGATCTCTGGCTCCAACTAGCAGGTCGGTTACGATGGCTTCTAGACTCTCACAATTTGCGCGCAGGCGATAGATCTCAGCGTGCAGTTCTATGAACTCATAACGCTTGTGAGATTCATCGCTATTGTCAGTCATAGCCCACCTCTTAGAGACGTGTTTGATAGCAGGCTCACGGCCCCACCTCCGAGTCACAGCGGATGCACCTGTGGGTGCCGTAGTCACCTCCGCAGGGGCACACCAGCGCCGCCTCCAGCTGGGAGGCGCGGGCCACAGCCCTGTCCGCAGCGGCGTCTGAGATTTCCAGTTCGTGCGCGCAGCTCTGGAAGTCAGCCTCCAGCACCTTCACCCGCTCACGCAACTGCATGGCGATAAGTTCATGCACGCACATGTCGCATCCGATCTGGTTCACGGCTCCTCCTTCAGGGCGGCTCGGGCGGCGTTATCGTCTTCCTGTATGCTCATAGCCACCTCTTGATCAAGTTGACTAGCTGCTGTGACCGGCTACGGCTGCGGAGGATGAAAACAGCCGCCAGGATGTCGATGACAAGGCTGGCGGCCAGGGTGATGACGATGGTCAGTATTGTGGTCACGGCTCCTCGCGAAGGTTCTCGATGTCGTCAGCGGGGGTTTCGTCGAACGTGGCGTCGTCGGGCTCGTCGATGTCGTTGGCGGTGGAGATCTCGTTGTCCCACTCCTGCCGCCAGGCGTCGTAGTCCTGCCCCGCATCGCTCTCCTGCCACCTCTCGCTCTTCCCCTCGTAGTACTCGTTCTGCTCGTCCACGATCTCCTGCCGGAAGTCGTTGAACTCCTCGACCTCGTCGTTGAGTTTGGCGAGAGCATCCTCCACCTCACACCACTCAGTGGCCTTGATCTCGTTGAAGGTTGCGATCTTCGCCTCCAGTACCTCCTGTGCCTTCTGGATAGCGTCGGTGAGTTCGGTCTTCTTGATGAGCTGCGCCTTGGTCAGATTCTTCACGTTGTTCTCCTTGTGGTACTACCTGTCAGATATCTAGTACAAACTACCAGTACACAGCCTCGGTGTAGACATCCCAGTGCTCGCCGCACTTCCGGCAGCAGAGCATCCGATCATATCCGTTCTCTCCGTTGTCGTCGTGAGGCCCAGTGTCGTCGCAGGCAGGGCAAGGAAGCGTGTTCCCTCGAACCTGGCGAGCGTAGTTGGAGAGTTCTTTGGTCTTCTCCTGGTTGCCAGCCAGGAGGGCCTTCAGGGCCTGCTGGTCGAGGGTGGAGAGTGCCATTACGCCACCTCCTCGGACAGCCCCAGCTCTGCCGCCCTCTTCGCCCTCACCTCTGCGTCCCTGGCGGCGAGGTTGGCCCGGATCTGAGCGACCTTCTCTGCCCCGACTCCGAACTTGATCTCATCGGAGTGGATGTCGAGGATCTCCCGGTCGTTGTGGTTCCGGCGAACGAGGGTGTAGGTGCCACCCAGCTTCTCGATGGCCTCGCAGATCCCGCCCAGCTGGCACTCGGTGACGAGGTGCAGGTTGCAGTTGCGGATCTGCTCCTGAAGGAGGCTGCAGACCAACTGCGGGACGACCAGCTTCTCAGACCAGTCGGAGTCGAAGGAGAGATCGTGCCCCACGTCGAGGTGCCCACCGTAGAAGCCGCCGAACGGGACGTTCCCGTAGTCGAACAGCTTGTAGGGCGATACATCTGAGAACGTATCCTCTGCGTGGGTCAGGTTATTGGCCTGGAACTCGATGCGGAACTGCCGAGCCAGACCCCAGCCCTTGTCCTCACCTTCCTGGAAGACGATGAATGCGTGCGAGCAGTTGTACTCGCTACGCTTGCTGACGTAGACCGTGATCTTGGCGTTCTTGATGAACTTCTTCGCGGACGCCTTCGTGAACTTGGCCATTGTGTTCTCCTTTGGTTGTACCGGCTGGCTGACTGATGAAGGGATACTATCAAAACGGGACGGGCGTGTCAACATTCGATGGAGAATAGGGGTAGACTACCGGGAAGCGGGCGAGATCTGCCTGGTAGAAGGGATCGCCTTTCACCAGCCAGCCCCTCCTGACGCAGTACTGCACTGCATGCCCCTTCTGCGACCCCAAGGCCCTCTCGGCAGCCTTGAGGGTGTGATGGCTGGAGATCACCCTCGTCCTGCCCCCATAGCTACCAGGGGCAGGTACGATGAAGTAAGCAGCCACCTAGATCGTCTCGACGGTGAAGTGCGCCAGGAGGTCCCCGTCCTTGTCTACATCGATGGTCAGCCCGACGACCTTCGCCTTGAGTTCTGGCCGCTCGTCGGTGGGCCAGTCGATGATGCCCCCGATGTGCTTGGAGAGGGCCTGCTCGCTCGACTCCCCCTCCCAGATTCCGCTCTCCTCGTCCATCTCAGGGTCCTGCCCGGTCAGCCGGTAGCGGACCTCGACCAGGCGGTCGTCCTCGATCCACTCCTCGATGGCCTTCAGGAACTCCTCCACCCGCTCCTCGATGTAGGAGGAGAGCCCCTCGATGACGGTGTCGTGGTCGACTTCCGACTCCAACTGCTCGATCAGGGCCTCGACGCTGCCGGCATCGGAGAGCTCCTGGAGGAACTGGGAGTCGCGGTACTCGCAGAACCAGTCGCCAGCCTGCCAGGCCTCGATGTCGCCCTCCACCTGCTCCAGCAGGTCCTCCAGTTCCCGCTCTGCATCGCTGGCATCCTCGTTCAGCTGACCGACGTGGTTGCTGCCATCCCACTCGATGTACCCCCCGTCGTTGACGCGGGCGAGCAGCGGGAGGGCCTTCTGGACCAGCTTCTCCAGCTGCTCCCCCGAGATGCAGGTCGAGCCGAACTTCCAGCTCTGGATCTCACCGTGCCACTCCCTCATGGGGATGCCGTCACCCTGGTAGTGACCGGTCGTCACCGAAACCTCCCCGTCCTCCAGGTCGAGGTTCAGGTAGGCCTGACCCACCTCGGTGTCGCTGCGGCTCTCGTAGAGCGGGGCTCCCTCTTCCTCGAACTTGCAGAGGATGTAGTTGCTGATGGTGAGGTCGAGCTCCTTGGCGGCATCGGTCAGCTTGGTCTTGGTCATTGTGTTCTCCCCTGAAGGTGAAAGCGATACTATCAGAACGGGAACCAGCCGTCAACTACTTCTGCTCGAAAGCGTTGAGAGCCTCGCAACCGGCGGCAGTCACGAAGTGGTGCCACTCCACCTCGACCAAGATCTTGTCACCGACCTTGGGTCCGAAGTAGGGACCGACGAACATTGGGTTCTCGACCACCCCATTCTTGGCTAGGACCATAGCGTTGTGGTTCTTGGACTCCTCGACACTTGCCAAGTGGGCAGCCTGGAGGACCAAGACCTCCTCTTGTTCGTAGGTCTTGTAGTTCTCCGTCTTGACGTTCTCGACCAGCCCAGCCTTCTGGAGCCGAATCAGCTTCCCGGCGAGCCCCCGCAGCTGGAGACGGGTCCCATTCTTGTAGACCAGGCGGCGCGACCCACCCTGGTCGAGGAGGAGCCGCAGGATGGAGGCGAGCGAGGGGGTGATGTTCTTGGCTACCATCATGGGCTCCCTTGTCTGAGGTGAGAAGGATACTACCAGACAGCCAGCTAGCGGTCAAGTGCTTTTGATAGCCTTTCGACCCTTCCTGCTCTGGCAGAAGCAAGTCCTGTTCTCAAATCCATAGTCATCACGAGCCGTCCGGTGATGGATCCCTCGTTCGCACGCTTGCTTGCTCCAGCCGTCTAGGTCAATGTTGCCCTTGCGGAGGTGGAGTTCCGCCCCTGCTAGCTGTAAGACGTGCTCGGTATCCGTCTCTGACACCGTCGCTCCCTTCCAGGCACCCTCCAGCATCCGCTCGAGGATCTCAGAGCGCAGCCGGTAGCGCCCCTCGTAGAGCACCCTCTCAGCTTCATAGGCTGCCCTGGCGGCTCGCGCGGCTGCCACCTCCTCCTTGGCTCGCCTGGTCTTCCTGCCCTTCGCCTGAGCAGGCTGGGAGCTGTTTTCAGCCGCTTGCTTGCCTGCCTCCAGATAGGCAGCCAGACGGGACTCTGTCATCTCGGGGGCGTCCATCAGTAGATCTCGTTTCGCTGCTGCTTGCTGTGCCGGTCCTCGATGAGGCCTGCGACCTCCTGCTCAGTCGCAGTAGGCTCCAACTGCCTCCAGACGGCTGTCGCCTTCATGAGGTTGCAGCCCAGCTTCTGGTAGATGTCCCTTGCCTTCTTCGTCTTTTCCGTCTTTGTCATGTTACTCTCCGTCCTTCCAGCCGCAAAGCTGGCACCAGTTATTGCTGGTCGGGTGAGTCCGATGCCCACCGATTTCGTCTCCAGGGCAGTCCTCGTGGGAGGGCTTCGTGGAGTACCGCTCCCACCAGTCTCCAGGCTTCCTGACTCCTGGGTCCTTGATCAACTCCAGGTCGGGCTGGACGTTCGGGTAGAAGTCCTTGATCAGCCGGTAGCCCTTGTGATTCTCAGGGATGCCCACCTTTTCGGCGTGCTCGAGGAGCTCCTTGTTGCTCTTCTCAGCCTCCTTGGTGAGGGCTTCGTTGATCTCCGTCTTGAAGCGAGGGTCGATCTTCGCCTTCTTCAGCTGGTAGCTAGGCACCGGGTAGATCAGCAGCTTGTCATGCCCGGTAGCTGACTCGTTTTCGTAACAGTGAACGAGGTGCTGGTAGACGGCCAGGAACCAGGCGTGGACCCGAGGGTGGTTCGGAGGAAGGGCGAGCCAGAAGCTTTCGAGAAACTCTGGCCCCTTCCCCTCCAGCGAGAAGCCGTACCGCACCCCATCGACCTCAAAGCAGTAGGGGTCGTAGTTCGCTGGCTCGTTGCCGTACTTGTTGTAGACGGCTCTGATGAAGTAGGACGGGTAGCCAGGCGGGTCGAGGAAGCAGCCGCTGCCGGGGTTCTTCTGGACAGAGTAGCCAGCCGGTAGGTCGAGTACCGGCAGGCTCTTGATCTTCTTGAGGTCCAGCGTGGACAGGTCGTATCCCATTGGTTTCTCCTAGCGATACCAGAAGGTGGTGCCGTCGAAGTCGACGGGCGTGTAGTCCATCCTGAGGTCCCGCGCCGCTGCCTCCCAGTCGATGCAGGTGTAGGGCCACTCCACCTTGCTCCCGACCGCCCCGATGTCCTCTGCCAACGTCTGAGCGTACTCGGTGAAGTAGCTGTCCGAGACGAGGATTGCCCCGTACTTCCAGTCGGCGCAGTACCCCTCGCACCGCTCCTGGAGGTCGACCAGCTTGTCCAGCTCCTCCTGGCCCTCGAACTCGACCTTGTCCTCCTCCGAGATCTCCAGCTGCAGCTCCTTGATGCGGGTGATCACGTCGCGGCTGTCGATGGTGTTCGCGTTGCTGTCGATTTCGGTCATTGTGTGCCTCCTTTGTGTGCTGCGATGAAGAGATACTATCAGAAGTGTGATACTGCGTCAAGCGTCATTTCTACTTCCACCTCTGTTCGCCCGAGTCGTCGTTCGGTCTGTCCTGCGCCACCGCAACAACTCCAGACAGTTCCTCGCAGTCGCTGGACTCCGACCAGGCGAGTTGATCCTCGTTGTAGGTCTGGAAGTACTCACTATCGGTGTCGCCCTTACGCAGGGTGAGGAACCCGAGGAGTGCCCAGAGCGACTCGTCCGAATCGTCAGCGTCTAGCGGGCTGTGGCAGAAGTCCTCTGCCTCAAAGAGCATCTTCTCGACCGGCAGCTTCTGCTCGAAGCGGTAGCCGATGACGGTGCAGCCTCGACCGTCCAGCCTGCCAGAGTCCCAAGTGGTCAGCAGGTAGCTGCCACCGGACAGGTCGTAGGTCTCCTCCCTCAGGATGCTATCCTTCATCGTCGGCCTCGGGCAGCTTGATGTCGTAGAACTGCGACCACTCAGCCAGCACCTCAGAGGAGCCTTTGTCCTCCAGCAGGGCCTGCATGACGTACTCGACCCCCTCGCTGGTGAGGGGGTTCTCGAGGAACTCGCCGCAGTGGTCGCAGTGCTGCGGCGAGTCCGACTCTCCTCCACCGTCCGCGAACGGACCCTGAGGGAAGTCGTTGGAGTCCCCCGTGTCCTCTGCCCCCTCCTTGAGGAGGTCAGAAGCTGCGTTCGACCCGCAGGAGCCGCAGAGAAGTGCAGCTTGGTAGCAGTAGGCATCCATTAGTCGTTCTCCTGGCAGCAGTGGTACTGGTCCTTCGCCTGGTCGAGCAGTTCCCTCGCCGTTTCGATGCTGTTGAACCGGTGCCCATCTCCCGGCACCCCCGACGCACCCCAGTAGCCCCGGTGGTCGAGGTCGTATGAGGCATCTCCGACTCGGATCTCCCAGGAGCCAGACTCGCTCACCTGGAGTCGAACGTCGCAGGAGCCCTCGACCTGCTTGTTGGCGAGCCGCAGGTCATTGGCGACATCTTTGATGCTGGGGAACTTGGTCTTTGCCATTGTGGGCTCCTCTGGTACTACAGGTGGGATGACTGTTCGACGAGACACTGCTGTGAGAGGCAGTCGATGCAGACGATCTGCCCCTCATTCTGCTCTCCGATGCACTCCTCGCAGACCAAGTTGAGGCAGGTATCGCAGGAGGCGAGGAGGTCATCCTTGTGGAAGCGGGTGGGGCGGAACAGAACCTTCGCCGCCTTGGTGTCGCATGACTCACAGATTTCTGGTTGGTTCGCCATGTGACCTCCCCTGAAGGTGAAAGCGATACTATCAGAACTGGGACTAGCCGTCAACTACTTCTTCCGCCCAGACTCATCGATCTCTTGGGCGTGCTCCACCAGCTCCTTGTAGAGGTCGCGCAGGAGCCCCAGCCGCTGCTGCCAGGCGAGTTCCGCCTTCAGGTAGGCGTCGTTCCCCTGCGGGTAGTAGTCGCGACCGTGGGGGGAGGCATCGGAGAGGGCCTCGATGGCCTTGCGAACACCGTCCATCGAGCAGCAGACCTTCTCGACCAAAGCGTTCCGACCCGACCCGTTGAGGTGGATCGTCGGGGTCACCAGCGGCAGCGACTTCTTCTTGAGCTCCTCCTCGAGGGTGCTGACCTGATAGGCGAGACGCTCGTTGCTGAACTTCGCGGACTCCAGGTCTTGCTCCAGGGACTTCTTGGTCAGCTTTGCCATTGTGTGTCTCCTTGTCTGAGGTGAGAAGGATACTACCAGACCGTTCTGATGGTGTCAACTCTGATAGTATGGTCGGATGTAATCTCTACCTCATGCCTTGTTGAGGAGTCAGCTATGAGCGTAGGGATGCTGTGGTCAGAAGTAACTAGAATGACAGGATTTTCAGTCAAGACCAAGGCCTTCTCTGGTCTGAGCATCTACGCCGGTTCTACTCTAGCTGCGGCTGCGGCTAACGGCACCGGGGAGTGGCAGCTGGCAGAGCACTGGCCTCTTCTGGTGCTCATCTGTGGCGGCATGATGAGCCTCTTCGTGGGTGGGCAGAACCTGATTCGGCTCTATGAGTCATTCCTGGCGAAGGTTGACGCTAGAGTCGTCGGTGCTGTGAGTAAGGCTCTGTCGGAACACACGAAACAGGAGGAAGCCCGCTTCGATGCCATCCTGAAGAGCCAGCGTGCGACGAAGGACCAGATCTCAATCTTGCTTCAGGTTATGAGAGCAAATAGCCAGCAAGGTCATGGTCTTACGCCTGCGGTGCTGCCGTCCTTCAATAGCAAGACGGACAGCAACCCAGGAATGGACTCTACCGGCTAGCGCACTTGTCAGAGTGGCTGGTGTAGGCTGAGAACTGCTGTTCTTGTTCGTTCCACTTCAGGTCGCAGTGCGGATCGCAGGTGCATCCGACCTGCTTTTTTGCCCACTGGATGTCGGAGATCGCCTTCTTCAGGGCTTGGATCTCGTCTGGGTGCCGAGAAATCTTCTCCATTCCTAGCAGTTCAGAGAAGTCCCCATTCCAGGTGCTTGGCTCGTATTCAGTCGTCATAGTCTACCGGCTCCTTCATTTTGGCGAGTCCCCACTGGTAGGCGATCTCGACTTTGTTCTTGAGCAATTCCGCGAACATCTCGGGCCACGCCTCGGGGATGTAGTCCTCTAGGATCTGCTTCCCAAGACGAGCCATTTCCTCATCGAGATCGTCCTCGTCTGGCTCAGGCACGTCGTCATCGCAATCAGGACCGCCAGACTGCTTGGCGTAGTAGTTGTCCTCTCCGGCAGAAATCAGCATGTTCCCTCCAACTGTGTCAGCATCTGTACGGCTACATCAAACAGCTGTCTGTCCGACATCCCAGCCGTCACCGTACCTGTAGCCCAATGCCCCATCTGGTCTGGCTTCTTGGACCCCTTGCCATAGTGGAGGTGCCAATCGCCGGTAGTCGCCTGCATATGCACCTCTAGACGCTCCTCTGACCCCATCACCTGGGTGATGTTCCAGAGGCCTCTAGCTAGTCTTTTGGCGGTTGGGAGTGTCATGGGTCGATGGTCGTCGCTGCATCGATGGCCATGAGGATGCCATCGATTTTATTGCGGATTGCGAGAGCGTCGAGGTCAGGGTCAGAGAGGATTCCCTCCAGACACATCATCGTCTTTTCGAGAGTACTCGCCAGCTGGGTCATCATGAGGCTGTCAGGGCAGATGAAGTCGCCCTCCAGCGTCTCACCATGCCGGTGCCGCTCCAACTCCCGCTCCAGGTCGGTGATGTCCTTCTTCAGGAATGCTACCTCGTCGCTCATGATGCTCTCCTCATTCTGGCACTCTGTGCTGCTGACCTGTAGCACTGTCGGCAGAGGTCATGCTCTGGGTCAGCCCGGTAGCGCCCATCTGGCGACAGGAACGCCGCTGACCTGTCACAGGACTTGCAGCGGTGCCTCCTAGACCTCAAGGGCTCGACAGATTCCTCCAACCTCGCCTCGCTCATGACTCCACCTCTCCGAATAGTTCCTCGACCTCTAGGACCCGCTGGACGAGCAGGTCAGCGTTGAAGGTGCCGTCAGCCTTCACTGGGAACTTGCGAGTGAGACGGCAGTGAATGTAGAACGGTTTCAACGAGTTAGCAGGCAGGGTGGGGCGCACCCCAACAGCCACGTTGGAGGGGATGTGCCTGATGAGAGGTCCCGTGACACCGTCCTGGACCTCAAAGCCAGGCGAGATGTCATTGAGCTTCTGGCAGACGAAGTCGAAGAGCTTCCTGCGAGCTCCCGACCCCTCGACCCAATCGGCTTGAGTGAACATGCAGCGATACTAGCAGAAGGCTAGCCGCTCGTCCAGCTAATAGTACCAATCTTCTGTGCATGACTAGCAAAAGTCCCATCGCTGCCCTCTATGTACAGTCAAAAGGTATCTACTCCGACGTGCCGGGAGTCGACCCCTATGACGAGAAGAGGGACGCTCGGACCTACCAGGGGCCTCACCCGGTGATTGCACACCCGCCCTGTGCCCGCTTCGGTAAATACTGGTCAGGTGGTCCCAGCGGCAAGGTGCGATACGAGCGTCCTGGCATGGATGGAGGGCTCTTTGAGCACGCTCTACAGCAGGTCAGGCGGTATGGTGGCGTCCTCGAGCACCCAGCGGGCACCCTGGCTTGGAAAATGTTTGGTATCGCCAAGCCGGTAGGGGGCATCTATTCGCCTTGGACCCCCGCCGGAGATGGCATCGGGCACACCGTCGAGGTCGAGCAGGGAGCTTACGGTCATGGAGCGATCAAGCCGACTTGGCTCTATGCCGTAGGAACAGATAGACCCCAGATATGGCACGGTGACGGCACCTCCACCCATAAGTGGAAGGGGAGCCCCGAGGATCGAGTGCGTGGCGCTCGAGGTCCGAATGATGCCGTCGAGCTCATGGGCAAAAAGAAGCGAGCAGCTACCCCTCTTGAGTTCAGAGACATGCTCATCGGATTGGCTAGGTCTGTCAAGCGTTAGTGCTATCAATCGAGCATGACTGAAGACCACAAGCTGCTCATCAATATCCTCGCTCCAGATGGCGAAACAGGCCGAAAGGAACGAGGGGCCTTCTACACCCCAGATGGCCTAGCCCTGGCGATCTGCCGCTCCCTTAGGGACAGGCTCGGAATCGCGCCCAGGACCGTCCTCGAGCCAGGCTGCGGAGGAGGGGCATTCCTTCGGGCTGCTGATAGCATCTGGCCTGAGTCAAGCCTGGAAGGCATCGACCTCCTCCCTGCCTGCTCTGGACCTGGGCTAGTCAGCAAGATGAACGTCTTCGACTGGAGCGAGCCTGTAGACCTCATCGTGGGCAACCCTGACTACTCAAAGGCAGAAGAGACGGTCAGGCACTGCCTCCCGCTTCTCAACGATGGTGGTTGCCTCGCCTTCCTCCTCAGGCTCGCCTTCCTAGCTGGGCAGAAGAGGGCTGACCTCTACGAACGCTACCCTCTATATGCGCTTCAGCCCATAGCCGGTAGACCCTCCTTCACAGATGGTGGCACTGACAGTTCAGAATATGGGCTGTTCGTCTGGAAGAGGTCTGGAGGTCGCTTGCCTATCCTGCCGCCCCTCCGCTGGAGCAAGTGATCCTATCGTAGTTGACAGCCTCGTCGGCTTCTGATAGTCTCACACCATGACCAACGAAGAAGACTACTTCCAAGTCGGCAAGACCATCGTCCAGCAGCTGGGTGGCAACCGGTTCGTCATGATGACAGGGGCAAAGTTCCTCTTCCTGTCGGACTCGGTGTCGATCAAGCTGACCATCGGCAGCATGAAGTCGGTGGACGTTCGGCTGGAAGCCGATGACACCTATACGGTCTTCGGTGTCAGCCGCAAGAAGTCGATCAAGCCGACGCTGCTCAACGGGATCTACGCAGAAGACCTGGCGAAGGTGTTCACCTCCATCACTGGGCTCGACACCCATCTCTAACCAAGGAGCAAAATGGCAACCAAGAAGCCGAAGAAGAAGGCAACCAAGCTGACCCCCGCTCTCAAGCGGAAGCGGCTCAGTCTCATCAAGCTGGCAGCCCTGCGTCAGGAATACGAGAAAGCTGCTCGCGTCTTCAGGGTGTGCAAGTCAGCGATCAAGTACGCAACAACTGCTGGAAAGTTCGACGTTCTCGACTACCTCCGACAGGATCAGATGGAGGCACTCAAGCACCTGGTCGAGGTCGAGGATAGCCTTGACGAGGCAGAGAGGGCAGCATGAAACCCACAAGGAAGGAACTCGCCCTCCGAAAGAAGGTCGAGGCAAAGATCAAGAAGATCGAGGAGGTCGCCGGTCAGAATCTGGACCTCGAGGTCGAGCAGGATGGGCGATTCCTGAGGGTCGATGTCTGCTCGCCAGAGGGCTGGCGATGGATCGATGATGGGCATGTTGCGGGAGCGGCAACTGCCTACGGAGACGAAACCGAGGCTCGAATCTGGGTCTGGGAGACAGTCCTGGAGCGGCTAACCGGGCTGGTTTCCTGCCTTCCTGGCTGTGACTGCGGATGGGACGACCCCAAGCAGCACCCAGACCTGAAGAAATAGTATCAAAACCGGTTGACGGCTTCGGAGCGTTCTGATAGTCTGCTTTTGTCTTCGACGCCAACCACCTTCCAAGGAGAGCGCAATGACGACGACCTGGTCCCAGCAGCAGAAGGACATCTTCCAGTGGTTCGCGACCGGCTCTGGGAACCTCGTCGTGCGGGCGAGGGCGGGCACTGGCAAAACCACCACTGCGGTGGAGGCAATTTCATTTGCCCCTGAGGGCAAGCTGCTCTTCGCCGCTTTCAACAAGAAGATCGCGGACGAACTCGGTCGCAAGATCAAGAACCCCAAGGCCTCCTCCGCGACCCTGCACTCTGTGGGCTTCGAGATCGTTCGCAGGAACTGGTCTGGGGTTCGGGTCGACAAGGACCGTGGCTGGAGGCTCGCCAAGAAGGCGGCGGTCGGGGACGCGACCCCCGACGACATGACCAAACTCATCGCAAACCTCGCCAGCAAGGCGAAGGGGATCTCTCTCTTCCCGACCATCGAGCGGCTGGTCGAGATCGCAGTTGAGTTCGACCTGGAGCCCAAGGAAGAGTGGCAGCAGGACAACTGGACCACCTCTCGGGTCGCTGACTGCGCCAAGAAGGCGATGGCTCTCGCCCTCATCAAGGACGGGACGGTTGACTTCGACGACATGGTGTACCTCGCTGTCGCCCAGCCGGGATGGGCGAATGGTCGGTACGATCTGGTGGTCATCGATGAGTGCCAGGACATGAATGAGGCGCAGATCCTGCTCGCTCAGAAGGTGGTCAAGAAGGGCGGGAGGGTGGTGGTCATCGGTGACGACCGGCAGGCGATCTACGGCTTTCGGGGTGCCGACTCTGGCAGCCTCGACCGCCTCAAGGTCGAACTGAAGGCGAAGGAGCTCCCTCTGACGACGACCTACCGTTGCCCCAAGTTGGTGGTCGAGATCGCCGCCAAGCTGGTTCCCGACTACCAGGCGGCTCCTGAGGCTCCTCAGGGCGAGGTCCGCAAGACCAACTACGAGGGGATGCTCGCGGATGCCAACGTCGGCAGCTTCGTCCTCTCCCGCAAGAATGCACCTCTGGTTCGCACCGCTCTCAAGCTGCTCGCCCTCAACAAGCCTGCGAAGGTGGAGGGTCGCGACATAGGGGCAGGGCTCAAGGCTGTCATCAAGAACCTGAAGGCGAAGGCGAAGGACGTTCGCGAGTTCATCGCAAAGGTCGAGGCTTGGGAAGAGAAGGAAACCGCCAAGCTGTCGGGCAACAAGAAGCTGGCTGCCAAACTCGATCAGGTCTGCGACCAGGCGGCGTGTCTGTATGCAATCGCCACCGCTGCCACCTCCATTCAGGAGATCGAGGCTCGCGTGGATGGGCTGTTCGCGGACAACGCGACCCCTGAGTGCTACATCGTCTGCTCCTCGGTTCACAAGGCGAAGGGGTTGGAGCGGGACACTGTCTATGTCCTCGACGACACCTTCTACATCAAGAACGCTGACCGGCAGGAGGAGACGAACATCGAGTACGTTGCCGTGACCCGTACCAAGCGGGTTCTGGTCCGCGTCTCGGGGCTGCCGTAGTAGGCAGCAGGCTGGTGATGTCGAAAGACGTTGACCTCTGCTCGGTGTTTTGATAGTATCTCTTCATCGCAGTTCACCCCGAACCAAGGAGCTCAAAATGGCCGACATCAAGAACCTCGAGCAGCCCGAAGGACTCTCCGGCGCAGGCAAGAAGGCCTACCGGGCAATCATCAAGCAGCTGGAGAAGAACGGCCTGACCGACTCGGGTGGCTGCAAGACCTTCTACTCGCCTCAGGAGTGGTCGGCGCGGGGCGAGGAGTACGGCAAGGGTGCAGCTCTCATCGTCGTCTACGACGGTGGCGACATCCGGTACTTTTTCAACTCCGATACCGCCCTCGAGTACGGGTGGAGCCTGATCGACGGGATGCAGAAGGCTCTCGACGCGAAGGACCTGTGGGCAGAGGCCTGCACCGGCTGGTACTCGGCCATCTACGCTGACTAAGGAGACAAAAATGGAAATCGTCCTGCTCCCGCTGATGGCAATCGTCCTCTTCTGCCTCATCACCCTCAAGGACCTGGGGGAGAACTGATGAGGGTCGCCCACAAATGTCGGGCTTGCGGGCATGAGGTCCGAGAGTATAAGCGGACCCTCAGGAAGTCCCAAGTCAAGTGGCTCGCCTGGTTGGTTCAGGAGAGCCGGAAGCAGGTCAAGCAAGGGCTGCTCCCTTGGGTTCCCAAGGCTGGGAAGAGGACGGACGCTCCCCCTCAGGGGGATGACTACTCCCGATTGGCCCTCTGGGGGCTGATCGAGAAGTATCAGGCAGAAGACAGCAAGGACCCCAGCTACGGAGCCTGGAGGCCCACCCCTCTTGGGGTTGGGTTCATTCTGGGTGAGCAGAGGGTTCCAGAATACGTCCTCGAGCAGGAGGGGAGGGTGGTCTTCGCCTCTGGGCTGGAGGTCTTCGCTTCTGAAGTGATCGGAGAGCGGTTCGACTTGGAGCGACTCATCAGTGGGGCGGCATGAACGCTCCTATCAGAGTCGCAGAGAGGCTCGCGGTCAGGAAGGCGAGGCATCGGCAGCACAAGCATGCCGTTCTCATCTTCGTCGGTCGCAGGGTCATCGCTACCGGCTGGAACTCAGCTACGAAACATGCTGAGATCCACGCTCTGGAGCAGGCAGGAGAGGCTGCCAAGGGAGCAGATGTCCTCTCGATCAGGGTTCGCATCAGAGGGGAGTGGGGGCTCGCCAAGCCCTGCCCTGAGTGTCAGGAGGCCCTTCGGAAGGCGGGTGTCAGGAGGGTGCAGTACAGTACGAGCGATGGTGCTATTCTGGAAATGAACAGAAGCTAAACTAGGAGGATGCGATGAAGATGCTGACGCTGATGGTGGGACTTCCCGGCTCTGGCAAGACGACCTGGCTGGAACAGCACAAGGGGGACGCTCTCGTCATCTCTCCCGATGCCCAGCTGGTGGGTGTCGATGGTCGCTACAACTGGAGCCCCCAGCGGGCGGCGAGGGCATGGCGAGCCTCCTATAACCGGCTTGGGGGATGGATCATCGACCTGGACGACCGTCGTCCCGTGATCTTCGACGCTAAGTTCAGCCGGGAGATCGACCGTGCTGCCATCATCAACATCTGCGCTGGGGCGGCACTCCGCGTCGAGGCCGTCTTCATGAATACCCCCATCGAGGTCTGCCGGAAGCGTAACCAGGCTCGCCCCCCTGATCGGCGGGTTCCTGACCGGGACTTCGAGCGGGTGGCTGGCAAGCTGGACGAGCCCAAGCTGGAGGAGGGATTTGAGTCCATCCTGGCCATCGGGTGGCAGCCGTGATGGACATCTGTGAGGTCTGCGGTCGTCACCGAAACACCCCCGATGGGGATGGGTGCTACGCCGCTCATTGTGCAGTTGGGCTGCCAGATCGGGCTACCGGCGATTGCTACAAGCTGGGCTACGAGAGGCAGGTGGCCTACAGCATGACGCTGGAGAGCAAGCTGGAGAAGGTGCTGTCTGTTCAGGGCATTATCCAGAATGCACAGCTCTATGTGGCGAACAAGGTGGCGACCGACCGCATCAATCGCCTGGAGGCGGCGTTGCAAGATGTCCTCGCTGTCGCTGCCTGGGAGAAGCTAGTCAGGGTGGACGGCGAAGTGGATGAGAGCATCCAAAGGGTTCTGGACAAGGCCCGCGCCGCCCTCAAGGAGAAGCCGTGAGCGAATATACACCTGAGTTCTGCCCTCGCTGCAAGAAGGAGCAGGCTGTTCACTCTAGCGGATTTGCCATGAGTCGTCCCGGCGAGCTCTGTGGGGCGCACCTCGACATCTCTGGACACTCGCCTGAGGATACAGCCCTGGCAGAGTGCTGGGAGATCTACGCAGGGAAGCTGGAGGCGGCGCTGCGGGAGATCGAGGATCGGACGCGCCCCGCAGGAGACATGGCGGATCGTGCCGTGAACGAACTGGCCCGCGCCGCCCTCAAGGTGGAGAATCAGTGAGTATCGTCCTGTTCTGCCTCGGAATGGCTGCTGCTGAAGGAGCCATGATCTACGCCGAGGTGCTAGCCGCTCAGAGCAATTGGTGGGCTCCTCCTGTCCTGGTGGTCCAGATGTCCTCTGCCCTAGCCCTGCTGGTGCTCTACAACCAAGGCCTCAAGCACATCGGGGACATCTGGGTCGTGTCTGTGGCATCCGTATCATCGGTGGTGATCGCAGAGCCGCTGATTGTGTACTACCTGACTAGGCAGGCACCAGGCGGTAGGCAGGTTGTTGGGATGTTGCTGGCTGGTGCTGCTGTAGTCATCTCAGGAGGGAAGTCATGAAATCAGATAGAAATCCAGACTTCTGGCTCGTCTTTTCGATGCTTCTGTTCGCATCCGTTCCTTTGTTCTTCTTCAAAGCTCTCAGGCGAATCGGGGCGATCAAGTGAAGTACCGAGACAACATGACCGAGGAGGAGATCGACCTCTTTATGGCAGAGGTCAAAGCCATCGATGAGTGCTACAGCAAGGACAGCAAGCAGGCTGATGGTGCTGAAGAAGAGGAAGACGAGCAAGCGATCCTCCACAAGGCTGCGCTGTCTCGTGGACAACCGTAGGGGAGGCCTAAAATGAGCAGATACTGGGTGTGGTGCAGAGACTACGAAGAGACGAACGGAGTTTTCGTAGAGGCCGACAGTGCAGAAGCTGCTGTTGTCATGGTAGCCAGCGACACCTACATTCGGATGCGGCGTTTCTGCGATGATTGGCTTGTCAGGCAGGAGGGCAAGATGGAGGTGCGTAGCGTGACAGTGGGCCTGGAGGAGATCCCCAGCTTGTTCGTCATGTCATCCAAGCGGAAAGAGGAGGTCGATCCGCCTATCTTCTGCCGGTGCGGACATGACATCGAGTGCCACCTGGAAGAAGGCAAGTTGACTCACTGCGCCTTCTGCTCTTGTGCGGTGATGGCTCATCGTCCAGGGTTTCCGGACAGACCCCTAAAGCTGGACAGAGCCTCGCTGTGATCGACCTCGTTGTAGATGATGACCCCGGCAGGCTCGCTTGGTTCAGGGAGCGGCTGCCCAAGGCCCACATGGTGTCGACTTACGAGGAGGCAGTGGTCATCCTCCAGGGGTGGAGGGTCGGTCGTCTCTTTCTCGACTTCGACTTCCAGCCAGACAGGAATGGGTCCGACTTGGCCCATTTCATCAGGTTCAGCACGCCCAAGGAGTTTCGACCTGGCGAGGTCATCATCCACTCGACCAGCGTCAAGGGCAGGCTGGCGATTGCTCAGACTCTTGGGTCGGAGGTGCAGTATCGCATCGACCCCTTCCCTTGCAGATCGTTGTAGGCTAGTGTCAGGCATAGCCCCGATGGTGGAACGGTTTACACGGCTGCCTCAAAAGTAGCTGCCCTCAGGGGCTTGTCGGTTCGAGTCCGACTCGGGGCACCACTAGTCACCTTTTCCCTACATCTCTGACTGTCTGCTTTTCCAGACATCTTTCGCCAGAATAGGACTTGACTATTCTGCCAGTTCCTGTATTATCAGTGATTTTTGTTGGCACGCAGCTTGCTAATATCCTGGGTCAAGGAGATTCACATGACTCAGAACAAGACAGCGGCTGTCCTCGGCGCATTCGCTGGCGCCTCCCTCTTCATCGTCTTCGCGCTAGTCCCCGCCCTCGTCTACGGAGGCTATGCAGGCCTCCTTCTGGCTGGCGGCATCTTCGGCAACCCGGTTCCAGCTCTCCTGGCCGCCAGGGCTCTGGTTGGCTTCGGGATGCTCCTCGGGGTCGTCGCCACCGGCTCTGTCTTCACGGTTGCTGGGGCTGTCCTCGGGACCGTGATCAGCAGCCTCCTGGGAGTCAAGCCCTTTCAGTGTATTTCCGGTCCCTAGCCGGTCCCTAAATTAGGGCCCGAGAGGGGAGTCTAGGACCCGCTAGGACCCATTCAAGCCTATGATTTTACTCTCATGCTAGGCTGGGTTAAGGACTCAAAATCCATGACTCAGCACCGAAATACAGGCACTTAGCCGCTATCGGTCCCTAGCTGGTCCCTAATTTAGGCATCCTGGATGGTGATTCCAGGGAAGGCTTCCCAGAATGACATCGTGGGGACTAGGGTCAAAAAGAGGTCGATGGCATCGTCCAGATCTAGCTTGAAGAGGATTCCATCCGACTTCTGTCCGAAGTAATGGCCGTTGGGGGTGCGGAAGAGCATGGTGATGCTGTCGTCGCCCAGCAATGTCGAGTTGTCGGTCGAGTACCTCTTGCTGCCGATGGTCTGGGTTGCGCTGATGGGTGTCACGGGATCTCCTAAGTGGTCTGGTTAGGCAGATTGCGACCGGATTCAGGAGCGGCATCCAGGCGAACGGAAACGGGCTCTCCTGCAACGCTAGCTTTTGATTGAGGCAGAGGTAGTACCGGCGGTGGGAGTCGCTCTAATGCAGCCTTAGCGAGCTGGGCGTTGTCGTGCATGTACCGAGCTGGCATCGTAGGTGTTTCCCAGTGGAAGGTGTTTAGCATCTGGGCCAGGGTGGCATCAGCGTCACCTAGCTGGGTGGCTAGGGTGTGCCTGGTCGCATGGTGAGCTGTCAGACCTCGAGGGTCGATGCCCGCCTTTCTGATGGCAGACCTGAACCAATAGCGGAGGTCCATCTCGCCAAAGACGAAGTCGGAAGGCAGGAGGTCGCGTCCCAGGTCTGCCCTGACCTCCTCCAGCTCCTCCAGAATGGCCTGCTTGGTTTCTGGGCGCAGCCAGATCTCGCGATCCCTGTTCCTCTTCTTCATCGTTCCAGCCGGTAGAACGACGAAGCCGGTATCCCAGTTGATCTGCCTGACTCTCATCCGCTCGAGGGCCGACTTCCTTAGACCTGTCGTGAAGAGCACCAGGAAGGCCCTGTAGGCTCTCCTCCCCTTCCTCTTGCCTCTGGGGGAGTCCTTAGCCATCTCGGCTACAGTGGCCAGGAAGAGGTCCCTCTCGTCCAGCGAGTAGGCTCTGCGATGAGCCTCTTCGTTCTTGACCTGCTCATTGCTGGGAGCGACAAGGGTCGGGACGACATCGATCAGCCCTAGCAGCTTCGCGTGCCTGGTCAGAGCTCTAGCTGTGATGGTCCATCGCTGGAGGTAGCGCCAGCTAAGGGCTTCCTTCCTGTCAGGATAGCCAGCGTGCCACTCTTTGACGGCTTTGGTCCACTCTGGCCCGGTTAGCTGGGTGATCGTCTGGAACTTGGTCTGGATGCCTCGGATATCAAAGCGGACATCCTTCACAAACCTGGGGCCCCTTTTGATGTCTCCCCTGGCGAGTTCATCCTCTAGGGCTACCAGAAGGATGGCTCCGACCCTGACCAGGGTGATGTCTTCTGCGTCGACTGTACCCTCAGGAACCGGCTTCCCAGCCTGCTGGTGGTGAGTCAGGTAGATCTGAGCACCTACCCGGTCAGCAGCCGCTCCATCTCTCTCACCCGTTGGGAAACTAACCTGCTTGCCGTCGAGGGTGAAGCGGACCCTGTAGAAGGGGCTAACCTTGCCTGATCCGTTCTTTTTCTGGAATACTTCGTAGCCTGACATGGAGCCTCCTGGTGGGACTTGACCCACTCATCGAGGCCGGCCTTGGTCCATCGGACATCTCCGACACGCACACCCTTGAGGCTGGGTCTGATATGTCGCTGGAATGTCTTGAGGCTAACGCCCAGGTAGGAGGCGCAGCAACTACGACAGAGCAGGAGGCCTTGGCAGTGTTCTGACATAGTACTCTAGAAGCACAACCAGGGCTCTCGACCGGCATCCCGCAATGATAGCAGCAGGCAGGATGCCGGTCAATGCAGTACTAAGGCTCCTCAAAGTCTGCCCCGAGAGGCATATGGCTGAAGCGGAGAGCCTTCTTGAAGTCGCCTCGCTCTAGCTGGAGCATGATCTGCTGCCGTCGCCGGTTGAGAAGGTCGATCATCTCCTGCTTCATCTTGTTCTCTTTGGTCAGACGCTCGACTTCCTGGGCCTCAAGGGACTTTTCCATGTGCGCCTCCACCTTTCTCTTGTAACACCTTTGAGCCGTAGAGGAACTGGTCGATGACCTGCCTCTGAGCCCGCATCAGCTCTTCCTTCTTCTCGAGGGTCTTCTCGGCATCCGCCAGCCGGTCATGGAGCAGCTTGTTCTCTGCCTGAAGCTGCTTGAGCTTTTCAGATGTCTCTCGCTGCGACCAGGCAATTTCATGCTCTGCTGCATGTAGCTGCCGACGCAGGGAGGTGATCTCCGACTCTGTGTCGATGGTCTTGCCTGTGATCGTGTCGATGACGATGGTGCCCATTATTTCATTCCTTTTGTAAGAAGAGCCTTCTCTGCACTGCGGATGACAGCCCATAGGTCTTGAGCGTCACTGTGGGTGGGACCCACCGGAGTGGGGGTGTCGATGGCTAGAGCGATGGTTTCGGATGCGTAGATGAGTTGAGTCAGTGCCTTGTCGAGTTCTTCACGGGCGAGTTCAGAGGCGAAAAGCCTAGTAGCTGTCTTGGCTTGGTCCTCACTGACCGCATCCAGGCGGGAGCGAAGCATATGGTATCCAGACTCAAAGCAGGCAGAAACCCCGAGACTGACTCTGCTCCTACACACTCCCTCAAAAAGGTCGCTCTCGCAGATCTGGCAGACCTTGGGTGTTTCGCTCACGGCTTCTCCTCAGTCTTGAAAACGACAGGACACTGCTCTGATAGTACATCTCTGATCATCCCAGCCAGGACTCGCATCTTGGGATGGGCAGCTTTGTCCGTCCTGAGGGTAAGGATATGGATCCATTCGCGGAAGTTAGCGGTTATCACTAGTTCTGTCTTGACACCGCAGGGGAGGATGTCTCTCGCCTGCTGGGGAGAGCAGCCAAGCCGGATAGCCTCGAGGTAGTGCCTCTCAGAGTCCCGATAGGCCTGCTCAAATAGCCTCTGCTGGTACTCATCCAGGCCGACAGGGAGGATGAAGCGGATGTCGCCTCCCCCATGCTTCTCCTTGGCATAGGAGACGTATCTCGTGGAATTATGCACAACAAAGCCATTTGCTATGTAGTTGTGCAGCGGAGGGCGCATTCTTAGGTCGTAGACATCCTCTTCACCGACTAGTTCGATAGAGACGATTTCATCTGGATGGGCAACAACCGCCAACCACCACCCACAGTGAAGTCTAGCATGGCACTTGACACATACCTTGATCAGATTCTCCATTCTGTTGTCATGTGGAAGTGAGTTGATGTGATGAACGTGTAGGTCGGTGTCGCAAGAGCATAACTCGCACGACGTTACATCGATCTTCAATTCGCGAGCTCTCATGTGACCTACAGTATCGACGATACCGGGACCGTGGTTTGGTCGTTGGGAATTATCCCAGTGATGAGTGCGGAGTGTATCTGCTTGTGTCGCGACACCTGGGTGGTCATGTTCTGTGAGCCCAAGATTCCAAGGCTTTCGTCCATTGGAGTACTGATCGAGAATAGCCTCTCTCATCTTCTCAATGCTGTACTGCGTGACGTTCTTGCTGTACTTGTCGGGGTTCTTGTCGTTGATGTGTTTCTCAAAGATGCCAAGCTTATGGAGCCGCCGCCGAACCACCTGAGCAGAAACCATGTACTTCTCAGCTATCTCTGTCGGAGCCAGGTGGAGCCCAAAGTACTCATACTCTAGTGCATCGTCAGATATAGTTAACAAGCATGGTCTTCCGTTGACCATTACCTTGTCACCGACCGTTAGTGACTCGAGTCTGACGAACTCTCCATCTGATTTCTTGAACTCATGAGCCAATGTCGTCTTGATGCAATAGCCAAGCCTGGTGGTAACCCTGTATACAGGGGCTTTCCCATTGTAAAGAACCTCATCGATCCAATTTGGAACGATTCGACCGGCCATCTCGCTCTTGATGCGTAGACCTTGCTTCCGACGATCAAACGCTTCCTTGATCGTAAGGTTCTTGTCGATCTTCGTATCTCCAGATACGCATTCTTGGGTGAAACTGGCAATCCTGTGCCGAACCAGTTCGTGAGAGATACCTCTATCTGTCACAACCCTGACAGAGGCACAGGCATGCTCCAGGACGCTGTGGTGACCGAGCCGGTTCAATTTATTTACGAAGACAGCAGCGGAGGTGTCGGTGATGAGGTCTTCCGACTTGTAGGATACCCGACCTGCCGTCTCGATGACCTTGAGGGCATCAGGGGTGATCCACTCTAGCTCTACCGTCTGCTCGATCAGTCGCATCTCGCCCTCGCAGTGGTGGACCGGGGAGGACTCGAACCTCCTGCCCCGTTAGGGGACGGGTTTACAGCCCGCTGGGCTACCAGTTGCCCATCCAGTCCGTATCTTGGTGAAGCACAACCGGTACTGCGCTACCGGCTGCATGTGGAAACTACTGTATAAGAACCACTTCGCAGACATCCCTGGCCAGGGGCTCTATACTGACCAGGAGGGCGACTTTCGCCGCCTCCACCATCTCACTTACCGCAACCCTGAGTGAGATCAGGTAGTTGGTGGACATGATGGGAGTCGAACCCATGTCTTTCAGGTTGTTTGGTAGAACCCTACGAGCGTGTCCTGGCGGCTCCAGGCGTGGTCTTCGGCTACCTTGCAGCACCTGTTTGTCTACCTTGGACCCCGGTGACCCGAGTCTAGGCGCCTCTTGTGCTGACGGAGTTGACGGTTACCAGAGGTATCTCACCGTTCTCCGGGTCGCTACGCTGCGAGAGCGTAAGCGGCCTGCTCAACGTTGTCGTTGGCAGTTGTTGCGTTGCCTTGGGTTTGAAGGGCCATAGGCTTGCCCTGCTCGCGTTCTATCCTCTCGTCCCGAAATCGATACCGTTACATGCCCGTATTCTAGATTGTCACACATCCTCTCTGATTCGCTCCCCAACCGGGAAGCGGGGGATCCCGTCCTTGGTGAGCTCCTGAAACTTGACCGTCAACAACCGACCGATGACCAACTCTGGACACAGGAAGTAGCTCTTGAGGTGTGACTGCTCACCCTTGAGCTTGCAGCGGAACTCCTGACCAGAGTCGGTCTTGCAGACGAAGATGGCATGACCAGCCAACTTCCCCTTCCCCTCCTCGACCCCGATGATAGGGAACTCAGCGTCCTGGAACTCCTTGACCTTGAGCAGGTTGCGACTGCGCCGCTCCTCGTAGTGACCGGCGGCAGACCTGACCATGAGACCCTCATAGCCCTCATCGAGGAAGACACTGAACAAATCTCTCATCGTCTCCTCGCTCTGCACCTTGTGGGTGGCGACCGACACCAGGCAACGAGGAGGCATTCCGTTCTTGAGAAGCAAGTCGAGCAGCTGCTGATGACGCTCCCCGAAGCCTCCGAAGGCGGTAGGGAAGTCATAGATGTGGTACACGACCTTCTTGGACGCCTCGCTGGGCTTCTGCTTGCGGATGGCGGATGTCAGTTCCTCGAAGTCGCTCTTCAAGGAATGGTTGTACAACTCCCCATCGAGGATGATCCGCTTCCCTGCCTCAGGTATGTCGATGTGGCTGCGAAGAGCCTCTGCGATGTGCGGCACAGAGAGGATCTCCTTGCGAGTGCGGCTCCAGAGGGTCACGCTGCTGTTGGTGATGACAGCGATGCAGCGGTGCCCATCCAGTTTGGGTTGGGCGTAAGCTGGCCACACCACCTCGTTGCCGAAGTCGCTGAACTTTTCGGCCAGCATCGGGTTGATCCCTCCCTTGATCACATCCCCGACCTCGCCAGCCTTCGCCTTCTCGACCGTCTCGACATACCCTTTCTTGGTCTGCTTGACCCACTGAGCAAGAGCCTCGATGGCTGCCTGCTGGGTGTCGGTCGTCTCGTTCGACTTCCCGGTGTTCTTGCCGGTCACCACCTCGGATGTGGTCTGGATGGCTCCACCCTGCTGACCCCAGCGGGTGATCACCTTGTTGTCCTCGTAGGAGACGGTCCATTGCTGGACCGCGCCCGTCTTGGTCAGCTTGTAGAGCGTCGGAAGGCTTGTCATCGGTGTTTCCTCCATGAACCGATACTAGCAGAAGCCCGTCAGGCAGTCAAGTCCGATACTACCGGCTATCTAGGATGAAGGTGGCAGCAGACACAGTAAGGACGACAAAGCCCCATAGAATCAGGTGCCTCTCTGAGTCCCGGCGAACAGAGCGGTTCTCACCGTACCAGAATCCCACCCAGAGGCAGCAGAGGACGAGCCTCACCAGTGCCAGAAATGTGAAGTCCACTAGACAGTCTCCTGGCGGGCGAAACACTCGATCCGCTCAACCATCTGCTTCCAGGCCTCTTTGGGGTCGCGGTAGTCGAAGAGGACGTTGGCGTAGTTCAGAGCAGACACCGTGTACGGGTAGCAGATGCCCATGATGAGGGCGGTAGGATGGCTGTGGCGGTAGTTGATGATATTGTGCGGAGCGTCATCGATGAAGACATCCCCCTGGACGAAGCTCTTAGGTGTCAGCCCCCTAGCGATGATCATCCGGTGGAAGAGGAGAGGGATGTATTGCCGAACCCACGCTTCCTTCTCAGCCATAGCTGTCCCTGAGGCAGAGGTGACCAAGCAGATGCGGTGCCCCTCATCGCTGAGTCGCTGGATGGCAGCTAGGGCCCCAGGAACCGGCTTCAGGTTCAGGAAAAGACCTGGCTCCCTCATGACATCGTAGATCAGGTCCCCATCTGGTACGCACTTGCCTACATCCCAGGTGATGATCTGCTCGATGGTGACATCCCGACCGTACCGCTTGTTGTAGGCATCCAGAAGCCCCGGCATGAAATCGACGACGATTGAGTCCATGTCGAGGAGGATGGTCAGTTGTTTTGCCTGTGTGGTCACTTGATGCTCCTTTCATTGTCCAATAGCACAGCGTAGCAATCTTCTAGGCTGGAGGCACATAGTGGACATCCAAGCCAAGCATATTGCTACCAAAAAGCGAATCGGAACCCTGAAGGGCAAGCCTGTCGTGGAGCTGACGACACATGGCGGGCTCAATCTGGTAGTGACCGAAACGAACGGCAAGACGACCATCCTCGGCTCTGGACCTCACCGTGGTGTCAGCCGCTGGCTCGCTATGAAGAAGGAGCCAGACCTCGTCATCACTGAACTAAGCAAGAGTGACTGGCTAGATGAGGCGAGCATCCTCTCTGTGTCCGACCGCTATCTGGCTCTGACTGAGCGAATGAATCAGATCATCGCTGGCGAGTAATACAGATGGCTCCAGCGACTAAACAGCCCAGACTAGGCGTCCTCGATGGTGGCATCATGCTGCCATCTGAGCAGATGGGCATGGATCTGGAGTCGTTCGACAACGTAGTGCGAGGGAAGGGTGTCCCTCTCATCCATCACCGAGCGATGCGTTGCCCAGTAGGCCTAATCGACCCGACTGATGTTCGGCGCATCCACGAGGACCACTCTGGCTGCTCGAATGGATTCCTCTACAAGGCAATCGGTAGGGTGACGACCACCCTGACGAGCAACGCCGCTGAGATTAAACGCCAGGAGTTTGGCTGGTTTGATGGCTCTACTGTGATGGCCACCTTCCCACGCTACTATGACTCGGATGGCGACAAGAGGGTGCTCATCAAGCCGTATGACCGATTCTACCTTGAGCAGCAGGACCTTCTGACTGGAACCTGGGAGCTCACCAAGAGGCGACTCGATGGAGCTCCAGACAAGTTTGAGTTCGCTATCGTGCAGGTCGAGCACCTCATAGATAGCTGCCAGAAAGAGTATTTCCAGCACATCGACTTCGACATCCTAGCTAGTGGCGACCTCTCTTGGCGGGACGGCAAGGGGCCCAATGTCGGGAGTGTCTATACGGCATGGTATCAGTATCGCCCTTACTACTATGTCGAGCGACTAATCCATGAACTTCGCCTCTATCCGACCGCAGACTATCTGAGCCCAGAAGAGGTTCGGATGGAAAGGCTTGGTTTCGGGGCTGTCCTCCAGCGGGAATACGTCCATCGTACCCAAACGCCGGATGACCAGGCACCAGACAAGCAGAAGCAGCAGAAGCAACTCCCCGACATCGACGAGCAGGTATAGCATGAGCCACTTTGGTGATTTCATTTCTGATGTTCTAGGAGCAGATGCTGCTAGTGCTCTTTCTAAGGCTACCGACCGGTCGGAGGCTTTGGCTGGATGGCTGGGACCTCGAGTAGTCCTCGGCTGGCTAGAGCTGGTGGGTGGTCATGAGTACAGTGGCCAGATCCCAGGAGTCGAGGGGTCTGTCCTCGCGTTTCGGAAGGCTGAAGGTGGGCTCGAGGGGAGCATCGGTCTAGACGACGACATCTTCGACTTCGCTGACGCTGACCTGACCCAGCTAGCAGCCACGATGACGGTCGTCCTGGGCGGATCTACCCCAACCGGCAAGCTCCGAGACGGTGACCTAGTCGGCTTAGGGAAGTCTGTGGATTTACTATGCAAGTCTCGATTGGTTCAGATGCTAAAGGCTGCCCAGGAGTCTGGAGCTGTAGCTGCTCCTCATGGGCCCATCGAACCAAAGGGGCCAGAAATCCAGAGCCGTCGAACCAAAGCGGCCCAGCCTGGTCAGACTCCTCAGAGTACCAAGCAGAGTACTGGGCAGAGCAGCCTTCACGTCACCAAGGCTCAAGCTGAGAGCATCTGCACTGTCTGTGAGTCGAAGAGCTTCAAGAAGGGCGACTTCACAGGCTGCTACTGCCTGAGGGCCCTAGCCAAGTCAGTAGACTGTCGTCAGGTGGAGAGCGGATTTGACCTGACATTTGGGCCGGATTGGACAGTAGGGAGCCGTCGAGTCCTCATCGACATCCTGGGTGGAGCAAGCCATGCCGACAGCTAAAGCTAGCTGGGGAGGGCACAAGCTCATCGACCCCAAGCACTCAGAGCGTCTTGAACTAGCTGCGGCAGTGCATGAGTTTCACGCTGGGCATGACCGAAAGACAGCCGAAAAGATGGCTCTGGATGAGTACCGGCGAGAGCACCATGCTCGAGGAGCAGCCCATCACCTTCAGTCCCTCAAGGCAGCGTCAGCTAGTGGAGCCACAGACGATGCCAAGAGGCACTATGAGATGTACAGGCTTCACATCAAAGCACTAGGTCACCAACCAAATGACCCAGTGCCAACAGAAGTTCGTCGCTACGCAGAGGGGGAAGGTGCTGAGAAGGCATACCGCTACAAGGCACACCCATCAGACGACTTCCTGGTGTCCTAACTCAGAGACACCTGCTCCTCCTGCTGGATCACGCGACCAAGGCTGACACCTCCGTCTCTGCGGATCGTGACCCAGGTGATGTCTGGCGAGCAGAACGGAAACCCTGACACCACCTCGGAGATCCCCTTGCGTACCTGGTCGGTCAGCTGCGGTGACCTGGCTGGTGGGGCGACAGAGTGACTCTGAGGGATGATGGGAGCAGGTGGAACGCTCTGGTCGAATCGCATGGCATTCATGAACTGCTCCTGGGGCATGCCTGGGGGACGCATGGCATCGGCCAGTTTGGCTCTCGCCTCTCGTCGTATCTGGTAGATCTTGGCGATGTTGAGGGCTGGCTCCTTTGCACCTGTCAGAATCCCGTCTGTTAAAGCTCTGTTGAGAGATTCTCCCGTGGCCGATGGGTTCTGGGTGAAGTAGTCGAAGACTGCCTTGTGTCGTCTCTCGGTTTCTGGCTTTGAAAGCTTCATGGTGCCCCTTTCAGCTGTTTGGGTGATTCTAGCATAGAGTCACCGTGGCAGCAATCTTGCTCTCATGGACCTCGTCATTGCTTGCCATCTAAATGTAGACCGAAAGCTCGAACATGCCACGATTGCGAGCGAAACTGAACAAGTGCGCCGATTGGGCCAGGGAATCGAGAGAGCAGTGCGGACTCTCGAAAGCTGGGTTCTGACCAGTCGCGGGCAGATGATCCGCTCTGACGGCTGCGACATTCAGGCTTCCGTCCCGGCAGAGCGTCTCGATGAGCTTCTAGTTGTCTTGACTCAAGCGGGAGAGACTACAGGCGACAGCCTAGCCTGTGGAGTGGGAGCAGACCTAAGGGAAGCCGCAATTGCTCTCAGGGTGGCCAGAAATCGTGGCGGGGACCCAGCCGTTGTCCTCTTTACGCCTTCCGTAGCTGATGAGGACCGAAAGAACCAGGAGGTGAGCCACGAGTCGATCTTTGACGAGAAGAGCAAGGATGGGTTGACGAAGGCGGATGGTCAGCCTTCGGGTGGCGAGGCGACCAAGATCCAGCAAGGACAGCTCTCAGCGACAGCAGCCGAACCTAGCCCTCCGAGTCCTCCCAGCCCCAGCGATGCTGCCCCTCCTGGTCAGCAGGGAGCTCCAGCTCAGGGTGGCAAGCCTAGCAATCAGCAGCTCCTCCAGGCGGTGGGTCAGGTCCTGGCCGATGTCAAGAAGCAGCTTCCTGGGCTCGAGGAGATGAAGAAGCAGAACCCGGGAGCCTACCAGGCAGTCATGGCTATGACGCAGGCAGTCGTCGCCCTCGCCCAGCAGCTAGGTGGCGGGCAGCAGGGTCAGCCGGTACAGAAGTCAGCTTGGAACGGCCGGGTGAGGAGGACCTATGGTGACAAGGTGGCTAATGTATTCGGTCGCCTATTCAAGGCAGAACCACCCATCGACTGGGACGAGTTCGCCAACGGATTCCGGCACGAGCAGGCTCAAGGGAAGGGGAAGGTGGACGACCATGAGGCTACCCTCAAGGTGCTACACAACATCCTCAGGAACCCCAAGCATTACAGTGGCCTGAAGCTGGTTCCCCCTACCCAGGAGATCCATAAGGATGAGCCGTCAGCCTCCAAGCCTCTGAAGCCAACCAAGACAGGTCGCCACGAACTGCACCTACCCGTAGGAAGTGTCCGAGATGGCCGGTCAAAGGTCATGCACGGTGACGGCAAGGCTGGCTGGGTGCAGGAGAGGGCGGGAACCGTCACTAGCCCAGATGGTCACACTACCTCATCTAGGCAGCAGGGATGCTCCCACAAGACCCAGACTGTCCTCAACCAAGCCGGTCAGCCGGTAGGTGTCGATGGACAGTCAGGGCAGGCTGGCTAGCTAGTCTTCCAGTTCTGCCTCGCCCTGCTCGATGACCTCGATCTGCCGGGTCGTCACATGGTGACTTGACTCAATCGAGTCGGACAGGCTCAGGAAGAACTCGCTCGACCGGTTCTTCCAGGCTGGCTGGTCTTCCGAGACTCGCCTCGCCCTGTAAGCCGCATCCTCCCAATCACACGACTGGCACATCTTTTCCTCCTGGTAGAATCTCTAGGGGGTCCTCTAGTTCATCGACCATGTCAACCCAATCCAAACAGCTAGGGCACTGGAGGACAGCGTGCTCTCCGCAACTGTCGCACCCAGCGAAACTCAGCTGCCAATCAGGCAAGGGGGAGGCCTCCTTGCACTTCTGGCAGACCACGCTGTCTGTGTCTTGCGGAACGATAAAGTCCTGGAACCAATCGGGGTTCGACTCTTCTGATCTCATTTATGTCCTCGGAAGTTCAGGATAAATGATTGCCTCTGCCTAAGCACGGCAGGAGCACTGTCGACACGCCCGACACAGATGGGTTTCTTCCTTCTGATCGTAGCTGGAGCCGGTGCGCTCGATGGTGCAGTCGTAGATCTCAAAATCAGTCGACTCGGCATCCCTGGAGGCGAGGACCAGGAAGTCACCACTGCTCAAGAAGGCCTGAGGCAGGGTGGGGTCGTCAGTCATGATTTTGGCTAGTTCCTGAATCGCATCATCCCTCTGCTCGACATCGAAGTGATGACGCTGTTCCTTCCGAACGCTGAACGCTGGCTTGGTCATGGAATGATAGTAGCACAGCTGCAATCTAGCAGTCGATGGCAGACCTATCACTCACTCTAGATGTAGGTGACCTCGAGGTGGCGGCCGAGAAGCTGGGCCAGCTAGACAAGCTGCTACATCTGACAGCCAAGCGACTAGCAGGGCAAACACACGCCAAAATCGCGGAGCAAGCCCAGGTCAAGCTACACACCAGGCGAGCATCGTACCTAGAAAACCTGAAAGAACCTGTCGAGATAGCTCCAGGTGTCTGGATGATCACCCTACTAGCCCCAGCTGGGTGGATTGAGATGGGGATGCCGCAGCACAGCATGGTGAAAGACCTACTACGGCAGTCATCTCGAGGGAACAGCAAGTCTGGGCCTAAGCGTGCGAAAGATGGATGTGTTCTAAATCCACGAAACAAAGTTCTGACCAACCTTGGGTGGAAAAAGATCAAAGATATCGTTGCTGGAGATATGGTGTTGAGTCACTCTGGCAAGTTCAGGGAGGTAAAGGAGTTGCTGGTGCGTCCAGCAGGAATCGGCACCGAGTATGTTCGCATCAGACCGAAAACGGCAGGCCCCGGTAACGCATCCAAAGTTAACTCTGACCTGACTCTGCCTGCTCTGTCATTGACAATCGATCACCCAGTACTAACTCCAGAAGGATGGAAACCGGCCGGAGAATTGAAGAAGGATGACTTGATCGCAACCCCGGCAGACCTGCTAAGACGTTGCAGATCGTGTCATGCTCCGCTGCCGATCAACGCCAAGTTGACTCAGTATTGCCTGAACAACAAATGCGCCAGAAGAGCCTCGGTACTTGAGGGGCGTGCGTTGCCGATCAATAAAGAAGATCGCCGCCGAAATGGGATCAAGGCGAATAAGGCAGCTAGAGACAGTGGGTGCTTTGATCGTCCTGATTGGGGGGCCAGAAATCCGTCGCATCTGAAGAAGATGAGAGACGCTAGTTCAAAGTCTATGAGAGCCGCTTTGTCGCACGGTGGCAGTTGGAGGCCCGAGGCCTATTTTGAGAAATGTCTCAACGAGGCTATGGTTTCGTATGAACGTGAAATCCCAATTGAAACAGACAGGATCGTCAACGCAGGAAGGGGAATGACCAGAAAGTCCATTCTATACGGTGACTTTTACATTCCGAGACTGAGACTGTTGATAGAACTCGATGGAACGAAGTGGCATTCGCGACCTGAACAAATAGAGCGTGATCGAGCCAAGGATGAGGCGTGCAGGGAAGCTGACGTGAGGATACTCAGAGTCCCGTCGCACAAGATTTATAAGATAGGCCAAGAAATGGCGCGACACTTGGCCCTTTGGATCAAAAACCATTCAAGCGAAATCGGACTGGCTTGGGTTAGGGTTGGAAGCATCAAGAAGGGTGTCGTGAACCGAGCAGATCATGTCTATGCCAAGAAGTACGACATCGTACTAGACGCAGACGAACACTCGTTTTGTTGTGAGACAGTATTCATCCACAACAGCACATACCGAGTGATCCCATTCGTCAAGAACAAGGGACCCGCCAGCCAGACGATGGCAGAGCAGACTCTGACTGCCACCATCAAGAAGGAACTGAAAACCAGAGGCATTCCATACGCCAAAATCGAGCGCAATGATGACGGTTCGGCTAAGACCGGGATGCTGCACTCGTTCGGGATGGGTGGAAAGAATAATAGGGGGTACATGCCTACCCCGAACAGGCCTGATTTCGGAGTAGCTACTCCAAACCTCGGGAATGTCGCCGGAAAGCCACCAAACGATCACGGCTTCGGGAGAGGTGCCATCGGGGCTCCGATGGTGGGGCCGACAGGTACACCTCTTCTCCAGGGTGTCAGGATCTACCAGAACCCCATCTTTGAGAAGGCAGGCGATGGTCGCACTATCCCCAAGACGGACAAGAAGGGGCAGCAGATGGTCAATAGATCCATTCTGACCTTCCGAATCGTCTCCAGCAAACACGAGGGTGTCAAGTGGGAGCACCCTGGTATGGAGGGGATGAGGTTCTTTGACCAGGGTCTCATCTGGGCCCAGAGGGAATGGGAAACCAAGTTTCTCCCAGATATCAAGTCAGCACTAGGGGTCGACTAGGCATCCCCTTCTGTCTTATCAGCCTCTTCATCGATGACCTCTATCGGCTTGGTTGGGTCGATGCCGCACTCCCTGAGGCCATCCAGTAGCACGCTGTGGACATTGTCGGCTAGGTCGTACATGTCTAGCGGACCTATGGCTTCTCCTGGGTTCTCGAGCTCGTACTGGTCTGCCCACTCCTTGAATTGCAGGGCCATCAGGTTTGTGTGCTCCATGACCCAGCGGTAGCGTGGGTGGTCTACTGGAGGCTCACCTCGAGCAGCTAGCTTGTGAATGAGGTTCCTCTGCTCGACAGCTCTCTTGAGTCGGAGGGACTCGTCGTTGACTCTAGCAGCGGCAGAGCCCAGCACGTCCACGATCAGGTCGATGTCTTGGCGCATACCCTACCCATAGCACATTGGTGGTAATCTCTAAGGCACGACCCGCAACAGAGGGCAAAGAATGTCAATCCCATCAAAAGCAATCGGTTACGGCAACAACAGTCCCGCTCGAAACGTGTTTGCCGCCACATTCTCGCAGCCACTGAGTGCGGCTCCCACGCTAGAGGCCTACGATGGCTCAATCTTTCCTCTAGTCGGCTCTGGAACCACCAACGTCGGCAAGGTGCTGGTTGGGACGACAGGTAACGGCAACCGACCAATGGTCAGCGTCGTGGACACCTCGGCGACGGCTCCAGCGAGTGGTTGGAAGCCTACGAATGCCACGGCAGGAGCTGCTAACCCGAACCGGCTCTCTGGACGCAGCAGCTACGTTCAGAGCGGCATGACTGCTGGTGGGGCCTTTGGGGTGGGCTGCTACGGAACCGGCTTCTCAGCGGCTACTGGAGCCCTTGGCAACGGGTCGGGAGCCGTAGGCAACCCAGACAACCCGACTGGCTGCATGCGCTGGAACGAAATGCTCGAGATGTCGAGCGACGTTCAGACCAGCGACAACATGACTTATGACCTCATGATCCGGTATCAGTACACTGGTCCCGCTCCGACCGTCTCCTGGTATTACAATGACGGTGGAACTGAGCTTTCGCCGGTCTGGACCAAGCTCACTCCCGGTATCAACGGTCTACGGCACTGCAACTCGGGCACCGTCGCTCCCCTCTACAAGCTCGACATCCCTCCGACAGGTACGGTTGACTCGCAAGAGGGCTGGATCACCACCTAATAGGAGCTAAGATGGCATTCGTTGGATTCGTCGCCAGCTACCCTGACGGTCAGGAGATGGCCGAGGGTGGCTGCTACTGGGATGATGTCAAAGATGGCATCTCTAAGCTCTCCCTGGTTCACTACGGTGACAAGGGCCGAGAGGAGCTGGCTTCTTTCACTGGTCACCCAGGTCTTCGATTTTACTTCGCGAATGAGGTTCTCTCCTGGGTAGGTGGCCCTGGCCGCCTAGTTGCCAAGATCATCGGCATCGTGGGTGAGGTGTCGTTCGTTGAGCACCGGCTGACTATCCAGCCTGACGGCAAGACGAATGTTTCGACTCGCGACCTCCCTGTGTCGCAGTTGGAAGCCTCAGAACTGTCGATGAGAAACAGTAGCTAGGAGACCAGATGGCGACCTCGTTTGAAAAAGTCTGGCAGAGCAGCACGAACAACCTAGCGACTGCTGGTACGAGCAGTGGTAAGTATGGAGTATGGTTCATCAAAGCGTTTCTGACTGGGCAGATCGGTGGATTGACGCAGGGACTGTGGACGTTGGTTCAGTCTTGTGGTCGAACTGGATATTCCACGACGAATAACAGCGACTTCGCAGTCACTGGAGATGGTTCTGCTGCAATCGTAGATAATGGGACCGGCGGCACCTGGGGAAGCGTCTGGAATGGAACGGCAGAAGCCAAGCTGTACTGGGACACCACCAACCGCACCTCCCCGCAGTTCGCTGGAACAGCAAACGTAACCTGCCATAGTTGGTGCGTCCTGAAGTCTCCAGTGATGACATCAGGAGCATCCTACTACTTGATCTTGGACTGCATCGGGGCTGATGACGGTGCAAGTTCTGTATACCTGTGCAAGACCATGCCGACAGGTGGTAGCGTCATCCGTAGACCCTGGAGCACAGACGATACTGGGTTTGATGCGTTCGGTAATGCTGGCTCTATTGGAGCTGGGTCTGTTGTGTCTGAGGTAGCTAGATACGGCAACATGTGGGATGCGTTCAGCAACCGGCATGGAGCCAGCAATACAGCAGGAACCGTTCGATACCATGCTGGTCTTGCATCTGACGGAGCATTCTGGATCGTAAGCGGTAGAACCGCAGTAGGTAAGTTTGACTCTGCATTGATCGTGCAGGAGATGGGTGACCCATACCTCTCCGACCCTTGGCCGGCTGTTATCTACCGTGACTGCTCTCTCACCTACGGTATCTCACTTGTCGTCGGTACTCTGGTCAATAGCTGGTCGCCATATTTCAAGAGTCGGCAGAGTGGCTCCACCTGCGTTCTAAAGGCTGGCTTTGTCTCGTACTCGAGATCAACTACGAACATCGATGCTTTTTCTGGCGGGTATGACACTTGGCCCGCCTTCATTTCAGGTATCGACAGCGTGTTTACGGCATGGGTCGATAGCGCAGTGTTCCTGCTGAATACAAGCCCGATGACCAGACGCGGCAGATTGGTAGATATTTCGTTTCAGCTTGGGGTGGCAGGTGGAACCTGCGAGCCTGGAACTCCTCCCTACGCCTCGATGGTCGCTGGGCATGTTTGGCTGCCTCTAGGAACCCAGACCGTCGTGCCAGCGATGTAAGGTGGCTTAGGTGAGATACCAGACTATAGACTCTAGCAGCTCTAGAGCGATGATTCGGGTATCTGGCATCGTCAGAAATCCGTCTCCTATTCCTAGAGCCCCACGCCCAGGTTCCTACCTGCCACTTGGCCCTAGCATCACTAACATCCTGCCCAACCTGGCTACGCACCTGCTGCCACACGACCCGGTCCAGTTCGACTTGACGACCGGTAGCGGTATGTTCGCGACGATCATCATTTACGTTAACTATATCGGGACACAGCAGTTTGAGACGATCTATGACAGCCTGACATTCACGTCAGACTTCTTAGGCTGCAACAAGACCCCCATCTCTAGTGGTTTCCGATTCGTCCTAAAGAGAACAGATGGTTGGCTGGGTAGCAGGATTGGCCTCTATGTCAAGGCAATCGATTCCGTTGGTCAGGTTCTAGTTTAATCTGGCGGCAATCTTTGCTCTGAACAGGCTTGGAGGCCTTGATGAGCCGTCTACTTGCATTTCTTGCGATTTTGCTTCTTGCCAGCGTTGCTGTAGCTCAGACAACCAGGGTTCAGGGGCTATCCAATGGAACCCCTGTCGGTATTTCTCCCAGCGGTGGCACTGTCAATGAGCAGCCAGCTTGTGGCACGAGCCCTTGTCTAAACCTAAATACAACATCGACACTCGTCCTGAGCGCAAACGCCAAGAGATTCCAGTGCTTGCTTCAGAACACGGGAACTACTCCTCTGTTCTGCGCCCACTCGACACCCACCACGACTCGACACTTCATCTTGAAGGCTAGTACTGCCACCAGCACAGGCGACGGTCTGTCCTATACCTGCAACCAGGGTCCCGGCACCTATCTTGGCGCGATCTCATGCTTGAGCTTCGCGACATCCACCAACAGCTCTATCGATGTCTCAGCTATCGGGTTCTAAATGCGTAGACTGCTAAGTGCGCTTACATTGCTGGTAGCTTTCGCTGGACTAGCCCAGACGCTTTCGACCACAGGTGGGCTCGGTCGCAAGGGTCGAACGCTATCCTTTCAGAGCGATGAATCGACCAGAGTATTGACTGCCGGTGGCTGGTGTACCGATGGTCAGGTATTCACCTCGACCAGCACCATTACCTGCACGGTTCCGGCGGATGTTCCTGCGGTAGATGTCTACTTGTGGGGTGGCGGTGGTGGTGGACTCAGCGTACATCAATACGCGACAAGTGGTGGTGGGGGTGGAGGTTTCACATCCAGTACCATAATCGTGCCGCTAGACGGTCAAATATCAGTAACAGTTGGTGGTGGTGGTGGTGGTGGAATCTGTACCCCAACGTCCTCAGTGGTCACATACGCACTAGGAGGTAGCGGCATCGCGCCAGGTGGGCCCGGAGACTATGCTAGCACCTGCGCCAGCACTAACAAGGGAGGTGGAGGTGGAGGGGGTGGCACCGTTGTTACCTCGACATATGATCTTCTGGTAGCTGGTGGTGGTGGGGGCGTTTCTGGGGCTGGTGGACGAACGAATGCGTATGGGGGCATGGGCGGCGGCGGATATGGCCTCGAAGGCTATCCGTCTCCTGGAGGTGCTTGTTGCTCACTTGAAGGAAGTGCGGGACTATTTTTCAGTGGTGGAGGCATGCCAGGAGGACAGACATCCGGAGGAGATCAGGGAAACCAAGCCATCAACGGAGCCTCGGCGGCGGGAAGCTACTTTCTGGGCGGCAGCGGACTAGCCGTTGGGGGTCTGGCTGGAGGAGGGGGCGGTGGTTACTTTGGTGGAGGAGCTGGTGGTGGCTACTCACCATCAGGTCCGGTCTGGGCGGGTGGAGGCAGCGGAGGTGGTGGGTCAGGATATGCCGGAGGCGGGGGGGATACGCGAAGATCTGATGTTTACACAGTAGCAGCGATGACTAGCAGTCCATACTACGGTGGGAACGCCGGTATGGGTGGGATGTCAACAACTACTAACAGTGTGCAAAATGGATACAATGGTCGTGCGGTGATCGTTTTCAACCGGACTGCCGGAACAGGGGTGTTTCCCGTAGCCATCGTCGCTGGAGTGTCATCCACCATCGCAGTGCCTGCCGGCATGAACGCAGTAGAAGTGCTCACCTGGGGCGCTGGCGGCGGCGGCTTTTATGCCAGTGCGTGCGGCGTGGGCCTTAATTACTGTAGCCAAGGCGGCGGCGGCGGCGGCTTCTCGTACGGTGTTTGGTCCGTAACACCGGGCGAGCGGTTGTCTGTGTCCGTCGGTGGCGGCGGCAGCGGGTGTTTTGACTGTGGCGGCGCGGCGCACGCTGGAGGCTTCAACGGTGGCGGATCCACGACTGCCGGCGGCTACGGTGCCGGCTCTGGCGGCGGCGGCACCTGGGTCACTCGCGTGTCTACTGGCGAGTCTATCGTGGCTGGCGGCGGCGGCGGAGCTGCGCTCAACGGCTCGGTTGCTCCGTTTATGTTCGATTGGGGCGGCCCAGGCGGCGGCTGGACCGGCGGCGTGCTGAGTGAAATGGAGTGGTCGATCTATCCTTGGACGGCCCGCGCTGGCGGCAGCGGATCGCAGATGAGCGGAGGATCGGGCGGCCCGTCCGTCGTCAACGGTACGGTCTCGGGCTCTAGCGGCTCTTACCGGCTCGGTGGCGCAGGCGGTATTGGTGGTGGCGGCCGTTCCGGCGGTGGCGGTGGCGGTGGCTACTACGGCGGGGGGGGCGGGGGCGCGGATACGACCAACTCTGCGGGAGCTGGCCCTGGCGGCGGCGGGTCTGGAACAGGACAGTACGCCGAAGCAGCCGTGACATCGACTCCGGCGCAGGTATCAAACCCGCTTCGCCCGACGGCGGTTGGATACGGGGGTGACGTGAACCGTCCCACACCGGGCGACGGGTATGCTTTGCTGCGCTTTTACAAGGTGTCTGTGTCACCTACTCTTGCCAGCAACAAGGCAAATGTGATCGACTACACCGGCACGACCACAAGCGTCGTCGTCCCGGCCGGCGCGACAACCGCAGATGTCTACCTGTGGGGTGCGGGTGGCGGTGGCGACACCGACACTGCCTGTGGCGGTGTCTGCAACGTCACTGGCGGCGGCGGCGCGTTCGCATCTTCGACGATCAGCGTGACTGCTGGACAGATGATCGTCGTTACGGTCGGCGGCGGCGGCGGCGGCATCTCCACTTCGGGGACGGGTGGAGGGGGAGGATTCGGCGGCGGCGGCGCGGGCGGTAGCGGTACTTACGGAGGGGCCGGTGGAGGCGGCGCCACCTCGGTATCGACGACCGGCTTCCTGGCGGTCGCGGCCGGAGGTGGCGGCGGCGCTCTATTAGGATTCTCGACATACAACGGCGGCGGCGGCGGCGGCGCAGGCATTGGGCAGAACGGATTTCCCGCCATCGGAGGCTGCCTCGGAGGGTTCGGCTACGGCGCTACCTCGTCTACGGGCGGCGCTGGCGGCGCTGGCGGTTGCGCGGTTACCTCGGGCGCGGCGGGAGCATTTGGTCAGGGCGGGGCAGGGGCGGGCATCAGGACCTCTGGCGGTGGCGGTGGCGGTGGCTACTACGGCGGCGGCGGCGGCGGCGCTAGTAATAACGGCAGCAGCGGCTCGGGCGGCGGCGGCGGCGGATCTAGTTTCATCACCAGCGGCTACCTAGAAGCGGCGATCTCAAGCGTGCCGGGGCAATCGAAGCATCCGTTCCGGGGCACCATCGGAAATGGTGGGGCGGCGTCCGGCGGCGCGGGGCAACCGGGTCGTGTAGTTCTAATCTATCGCTAGAGGTGTCGAATGAGTTCAGCATCCAAACAAACAGAAGTGGTGACCGCTGTCAGTACCGGCTGGACGCAGCTTGACATTACACCCCTGAATCCTCGCAGTTATGTTGAGGTTCTGAACAACGATACCACTCAATCTGTTGGGATCGTGATCACCAGCGGCACCGCACCGACATCAGGTCTGGCCTGGAATCAGGGTCGCCAGGTCATGAAGGGCGACTCCCTACCTATCGTTCCAGCTGGTCAGCAATGTGCGGTATACGCTCGAACCGAAAGCGGACCCATGTCTGCTGGGGCTGCCCTCATCCTCTGCGAGTGGTCATAGCCGGAGACTTAGATGGCTGGTGCCTCCCAGGAGAGAGCAGCAAGACTCCTACTGCTCGATCCGACTCCCACTTTTGCTGAGTATGACACCGTTGCTGCTGCGGCTTCTGCTGCGTCTTCTGATGGGGTTGTCTTTCGCGAGTTCGGGTTCGCTGGTGGGGCAGCGGCAACATCTGAACTTGACTGGAAAAGCAGCCCAACCGCTAGCTGGCCGGTTGATCAGCCCACTCCGACAGTAATCACTATCACAAGTCCTCCTCCGAATGGGGAGGTTCTCCTACCCTTTACTGTGACCGGAACCTGCACTCCACCTGGGCAGCTAGTCAAACTGACCAACCAATCTACGGGTTCACTATTGGGAACAGTAATCTCTGACTTGACAACCGGCAACTGGTCAATGCTAGTGACCAGCCTGTAACGAGGATCCGATGGCTAACTTTACGCAAGAAGGCAGCGCATTTCTTCTCAACCAGCTGGCGAAGGGGACGACTGCCGGTGGCGGCACCATCGTTGCTGACGCTCTATATGTCGGACTCGCTACAGTAGCCCCGACTGCTACCTCGACGCTTGCCACCATTACCGAACACACCACGGTTGGCGGCTATGCGCGAAAGAACTGGACCTCGGCCAACGCTACCATCAGCGGCGCTGGTGTTCTCAGCATGGGCGCGGCGGTTCAGTGGGGCACCGGCATCACGCTAACGAACGCCACCCACTGGTTCGTTTGCACTACTGCCTCTGGGACCACCGGCAAGATCTTCTGCTGGGGCGCTCTGTCCGCGACTCGCAGCCTAACGACTGCGGACTCGCTGACTGAGAACATCACCTCGATCTCCATCAGCTAGTAATATGGCGGATACGACGACCGATACGGGGGTGCAGGCAACTGCCCCCCAGGCAACTGCCCCCCAGGCAACTGCCCCCCAGGCAACTGCGCCAACTAGCAAGGTTGTCATCGAGACACCTGAACAGTCAGCCATTCCTGCGTATCGGACGGTTGTAACTGCTCTGGCTTCCATCGCCATGTTGCTCGCCTCCTACTTGTTCAGCACAAACAAGGGTTGGAACGAGTTCAACCTTCGCAGCTTCGACAGCCTCTGCTTCTACACCAGCGTCATTGCAGTAGGTCAGGCCGGTAAGTCGACCTTCGAGGCTCTGGCGCAGGGTGGTGGGTGGGCTGGTGTCAAGGCGGCTGTTCTGACATCGGCAAAACCGGGCGGCTAGCCCATGACGACTCCATACGCCAATACGGCTGTCGCAACAAACCAGATCTCCCTCGCAGCGAACACGGCTACCAAGGTCGGGAGTGGAGCTTCTGGGGTTCCCCTAGCTAGCCGACTCCTGTGGCGGGGAGTGTCAAACGATACAAACACCCAGGTGTATCTGGGTCCTCTTGGTGTCACTACCTCTACAGGCTACCCGATGCAGGCTGGTATCCCAGAGGAACGAGCCCTGGGACCAGCTGTAGACCTGTATGCCATCTCAGCTGCGGCAACTGTGCTGTATGTCGAGGAAGAGTCGTAGCTATGAGGCTCCTAGTCGCCGGTTTGGTTCTCTTGGCGGCATGTTCGACCGTCAAAGATACAATCAAACAAGATGAAAAGTCGACCCAAACAGAAGTCGTCTCGGTTGCTCAGACATCTACCAGCAGCACGGTCACTGAGGAGCGTAGGACCCCTGCGGTCGAGGTGATCACCGAAACTGAGGCGGAATTGCCTCCAGAGGTCATCGCTGCCATCCTCGAGGCAGAGGCTAGGGAGCGGAACCAGTCTTCTACGCAGCCTGTCTCTGTGGTTCCCACTAGCACTCCTGGTTCCTCAGTCATGGGGAAGCTCAAGATCAGGCGCATCGAACGCCCCCTCGAGACTGCAAAGGTCGAGAGACGGGTAGAGCATACCGAGGCATCAGCTACTAGCTCGGTCAGAGTAGAGCTCGCCACCACAAGCACCAACCACGAAGAACTACACAAAGAACTGAAGGTTGGACCCCCTTGGTGGGCTTGGCTTGTAGGTATTCTTCTAGGCTTCGCTTTGCTGGCAGGTATTGGCAAGTACATCAAGGAGAAGCTGCCATGACCAGTGACAAACTATTGCATATCACTGCCTCTGCCGGTCTGGTAGCGTTGCTGTCCCTTCAGATTGGCACCATCCCTGCTTTTGTGTTGGTACTGACAGTAGGGGCACTTAAGGAAGTGTTCTGGGATGGCCTGCTTCACAAAGGTGATCCAGGTGCGCTTGACTTCCTTGCCGATCTAGTTGGGGCACTTTGTGGGGCTGCGCTGGCTACGATGGTTAGGGCATTTCTGAACGATTGAGGACATATGCGACTGAGACTTCTCATCCTTCTTGCCTTGCTTGCGGCTCCCTCCTGGGCAGCTACGCTCCCGACTCAGACACCAGATGTCATCGTGTCTGGGACTTTATCTGTGGCTTGCGCCGATGCCTCCATCAATGCCTGCGCTGCTAACTCAACCGTCAAGGTAGCCCTGGCTGGAGAGAACGGCTGCGGAGTGGTAGTACCGACCAGCTCTACTCTAGTTGGCGTCCTTCAGACAGACTACTCAATGGATGGAAACGTCTGGACAAATACAGTATGGGTTGACTACGCAGGAAACGCAGTTACCAGCACTGCAACAGCTAGCGGAACCGGATACAACCTTTCTGCTGCTCTTGGTGGTGGAGCCAGGTTCTGTCGGGTAAGAGCTGGAGCCGTGACGAGCGGAACTGCCACCTCGACAATCAGCGCAACTACAATTACTATTATTGGCAACGCAATCCAGGGGATTTTGGGTGGACAGGCGATTGCGACCACCGGCACCGCTGTGGTGTCAGGCTCGGTAGGGATCACAGGCACTGTGTCGGTTACTGGGACAACAGGCGGCGCGACTACGTTGAGTGACGCTCTAGGCAACCCAACCGATGCAGTAAAGGCCGGTGCCTACCTGCTGACGTGGAATGGGGCCACCTGGGAGCGTACCAATAGTGGTGGCACCAATACAGATGCTGAAGCGGTTACTACTGCGGGGGCTGTTGATGTCGAGTCACATGGGATGGTTTTCAACGGAACGACTTGGGATCGTCAGCGAGGAAGCTCCGCAAGCGGGACGCTGATGTACCAGACCTTCTCCGTAGCCGCTACCAAAACAGGAACATGCACTGCGGTAACCACCAGCAACAACCTGATGGCTGTGAACGGAACTAGAGCGGGAGCAATCGTGACCTCGCTCTCCACAAACACAGTGCGCGTTCGCTACTCGTTCGCCGCTACAGCAACAGCTACGCAAATGCCACTAGAGCCCGGTCAGTCGTTCACACTTGATCCGACCTACAAGGGTGCCGTCAGCTTTATTTCTGAGACGGGAACTTCTGTCACCGTCTGCATTACGGAGTGGTAAGCCATGAGCATCGCACAGTGGATTCCAGGTGCAGCGCAGCCATTTGACAACCTGCCATCAGCAGATCGTCTCATTGTCTCAATCGACTGCGGTGATGCAGATGGTTCTCTGAAGGTCGCGACTGGTGTCGACAGTGTCGCGTTTCAGTGTACCGGCATGACTCGCTTTACACCCCCTCTGGTAGTCCTTCGCGAGGATACAGTGTCGATAGTATTTGAGGCCAATGAAGGGGCACCGGCCAATCCGACGATCCTCGTCCACTACCTGGGAGCCTACTAATGAATCGACCATTCCTAGCGGGTGGACTAACAGCCCTAGTAGCCGTCATCTTGATCGGAGCGGGAGTCTCGCAAATGCCGCTCCAGGCTCAGAACGCGGGTACTCCTCTCGGTGCGGCGACGGTTCTCAACTGCTCCGGTAGCTCGACCTGCTCGCTGACGGGCGGCATCCTCACGATCTCCAGCCCGTCTTCGTCTTCGGGCGGCAGCGGCGGCGGGCTCACGATTCAGGACGAGGCCGTTTCGCTGACGGCTAGAACCAACCTCAACTTCACCGGGGCTGGTATCACTTGCGTTGATAACTCGGGGTCTACCAGGACCGACTGCACAGTAGGAGCCACGATTGCCACCGCTCCTGGCGGCTCTACTAACGCTGTCCAGTTCAACGCGGGCGGCGGCTCTCTGGGCGGCCTCGTCTACGCAGCCAGCGACGGTGCAGGATACCTGACGATCCCTTCGTCGCCCATCCCCAACCCGCCCAGCAACGGGGTCACGTTGTTCGCCAGGACGCGAGCTAACCGAGCACTTATGGCATGGATGGCCCCCTCGGGCGTCGATCAGTTTGCGCAGCCAGCCATCTGGTCTAACGGTTCCGGCTACACGCTCGCCACGGGCGCATCGGCAGGTAAAAGCGATAGCGGCTGGGCCTCTACGTTCACGGGCACGGCAGCGACACCTGTGTTCGCTGGCGGCAATATGGCATCGTCAACGAAGCGCGCTCCATACAGCACGGGCGCTACCAACGGCACGCCTGTCGGCCTTTACGTTTCGTCTCCAGCAACCAACTGGCGAGGAGATCAGGCTGGTCTGGGCGGCTTCTTCTGCCAGTTTCGATGGATCAATCACGTCCCGCTATCCACGTCGCAGGCATTTATCGGCTTGTCCACCAACATCGCCGCGCCGTCTGGAACGCAGGCTGTCGTCAACGCAACTTCTTCTCTGTTCGCGAGCTGGTCGAGCGCATCGACTACGATCTCACTCTGTGGCAACGACGCGACCGGCCCCGCTACCTGCGTGGATTGCGGCGCGAACTACGCAAAGAACAGCCCAACCAGCACGTTCGCTCTCTCCATCTACGCTGCACAGTCGAGCACGAGCGCATCACTGGAGCTGAAGCGACTCGACGCGAACATCGCCTCCTGCACGACGACGATCAGCGCAGTTACTGACCTACCCAGCAGCACGGCTTTCCTGGCCCCGCGCATCATCGGCGCGAATGGCTCTGCGGCAAACTTCGGCATGAGCTTCATCTTGATGTACTGCGAGAGCGATAACTAGGAAGCACGCCAATGCGCCGCATCCTCCCGCTCCTCCTACTCCTGCTCGCCAACGAGGCACGCGCCGCTCTGGCTCTCGACGGCTCGTGGCTAGATGGAGGTATGAACGCTGGCGTTGCCACTTCTAGTCGTTTCGTCACTATTACCACCTCTGGTACTGACCGTCTCATAGTCGCTCTAGTAGGTCTTGGTAGTGCGGTAGGCAATAGCGGTATCACAAGCGTCTCTGGTGGCGGCCTGACGTGGACCAAGAGGGTGTCATCCCCTGGATCTACCGGCGGGGTCGTCTGGAACACCGCTGAAATCTGGACCGCGCCAGCCCCAACCGCGATTACTAGTCAAGTGATAACGCTGACCCTGGCCGCATCAGCAGGTCACGCAATAAACTTCACCGTGGGTGCGATCACCGGGCACAATACATCAACGCCGATTGGCGCAACCTCGACCAATACGGGCAACGGCACCACTAGGATCAACGCGGATGTGACCATCACCGCAACCGCAGCCAATAACTGGCTCCTGGGAGCGTGGGCCGCCCCCGCCGCGTCGTCAACAGGTGGCGGCACGCTCAACCCGCTGGCAAACACAACCTATTTGTTTAGTCACAACGCATCGGATCATTACGGCTTTACCGGCATGCTTACCGCAAACACGTCAGGGCCCGGGCCTGTAACGTTCGGATCATCGGACCTAGCCGCGTTTCTGACTGGTAACACGTCGATGGGTGCGGCTGCGGTTGAAATTGTTCTGGCGGGCAACTCGAGTGGTGGTGGCGTGGGGAGCGGCAATAGCACCTTCGCTCTAGGTGGCCCGCCAACTAACGGCTACCGTCGTCGCGGCTTCAATATCGCAAAGGCAAGCTCCGGCGGGGGCGCGTCCGTAACCGTCCGTACAGGCTTTCCTCTCGCCAACAACCACAGCCTTAACTTAGGTCAAACTGCCGGATTCCATAAGACGACATTCAACGCACTTGCCGGTGATAGGGTTTATCTAACGTATACATACTCAAACACAGGAGCTGTCTCCTCAACCACGATGGTTCCAACTAGTGCAAACCTGACCTGGGTGGCAGTTACCTCGACAGCGGTCGGCAGTGGAACCTTCGAGGAATCGTATCTTTGGTCCGCGCTAGTAGGCGGCTCGCCGCTAACGGCAGAAGTTGTCACATTCGGAAGCTCATTCAAGGGTGAAGGATCAGTCTACATCTTCGACAACGCAAGCACATCTCTTGGTAACTATAACTCCGCGAATGGCACCACGGGAACCATGTCGCTATCTACGCCGGTCAGTGCGGCGGGATCTGTCGTTTTGACGGTCACAAAATACCACAACGCAGGTGCTCCTCCTACTGCGGAATCGAGCAATACCCTGCTGGTGACCGACCAAGACACGGGTCAGTGGACGTATGCCTGCGAAACAGTCACAACCCCCGCTACCAGCGCAGGTACGGTCGTCGGCGGATTGTCAGCACCCACGACGAACCCGTGGGCTACGGTAGCCATTGAGATTAAAGCAGGTCCGTAAGCAGCCTAATCTTTCGGAGAGGAGGCACGGTTGGCTTTCTTTCCTAAAAGAAGCGGCATATTTACCGCTGTCATCCTAGCTGGTACAGCTGGCGGTGGCGTTAACTACTCAGAGCCAGGCTCAGTAGCGGCGACAGCTTCTGTTGCAGCGTCTGATGCCGTTGTCTATGGCGAATCAGGTAGCGCATCAGCAGCGGCTTCCGTAGCAGGTAGCGACCAATTCATCATTGCTGAGTCTGGGACTGTAGCTGGTTCCGCCTCATCGGCTGGAACCGATGCCTCTGTAAGGGGCGAGTCTGGGACCGTAGCCGCAACAGCAGGGATCACCGACTCAGGTGCCTTAGTTGGGTCAGATTCAGGTAGTACTGGCGCAGCTTTTGCGGCTAGTGCTCTCGATGCCATCCTAGACGCTGAGTCAGGAACAGTCCCTGGCGCAGCTACGGTGGCGGCCACAGACATCTTCGTAGAGGTCGAGACGGGGACTGTCGCAGCAGCCGCGACGGTAGCAGCCAACGATGCCACATTACGGGTAGAATCAGGAACTGTAGGGGCTTCTGCGACCATTGTCGGCTCTGAAGCCTTGCAGTGGGCTGAGTCAGGAACAACAGCCGCCACTGGTGCGGTAGCCGGTAGCGACTCGTTCCTTGTCGTTGAGTCAGGAACCGATTCAGCTACAGCAGCAACCGCTTCTTCTGACTCAACAAACTGGGGCGAGTCAGGGACAGTTGCTGCGAGCAATACGGGAACCAGTTCGGACGCAGGCCAGCAAGGTGAAAGCGGAACGGTTGGTGGTTCCTCGAGCTCTGCCGCAACTGACGCAGCAGCCAATGCTGGAACTGAGACGGTTGCCGCTTCTGGGGCGACGGCAGCTAGCGATGCCCAGGTCGGAGCAGAAACCTCTACTGTAGGTGGCTCTGCCTCCTCGGCTGGCACCGATGCCTCTGCATACGCGGAAACAGGAACCGTAGCAGCAAGCGTAGGGACACCTGGAGCAACTGACACCAAGACTGCGGGAGGTGTCTTCAACGAAACCGGCACTGTCCTAGCTGATGGGACAGGTGTAGGCTCGGATGCCCTTCAGGGTGCCGAGTCAGGGACTACAGCCGCGACAGTTGCGGTAGCGTCATCTGAGAGCCTAACCGAGAACGAAACAGGCACAGTAGCAGCCTCTGGTGCCGTAGCTGGTGCTGAAGCTCTGGCTTGGGCTGATTCTGGCACTGTGTCGGCTGCCTGGACTACAGCCGGTAGCGATGCCGGTCAGGCAGCAGAGTCAGGATCCACAGGAGCCAGTTCTACTCAAGCGACCCTAGACTCGGTCCTCGAGGGCGAAACAGGAACCACGGCTGCTTCTGGAACTGTATCAGCCGCTGACAGCCTCCTTCTACCTGAATCTGGGACGGTTTCAGCTACTGGAGCTACCACTTCATCCGACACTCTCCTGCTCTCTGAGTCTGGGACGATTTCGGCATCTGGAGCTATCTCCTCGAGCGATGCAGAGGTTCTGACTGAAACCGGGACCGAGGCTGCTGATGTCACGGCTCTCGGGACCGACACCAAATCTACCGCTGGGGCATTCAACGAAGTAGGTACGGTACTTGCTTCTGGTGGCGTAGTCTCTGGAACAGATGTCCTGGTAGCTGTCGAGGCTGGAACGGTCTCTGCCTCTGGGGCTATCTCAGGGTCCGATGCCCTGGTGGCTGCTGAGTCAGGGTCGACAGCAGCGACAAGCAGCCAGGCGACAGCCGATGCTCTCGTCTCTGTTGAGTCGGGGATAGTATCTGGGACTTCAGCGACCTCCTCGTCCGACCAGCTTGTCCTGACCGAGGCAGGAACTGTTGCAGCCGTCGCCTCTAGCACCACGAGTGAGCAGGGAACCTTCCCAGAGACTGGGACAAATGGGGCCACTGGGTCTATCGCGGGGGCCGACAGCCTGACCCTGGTCGAGGCCGGGACAGAGGCTGCTGATGTCACGGCTCTAGGCACTGATGTCAAGTCGACCTCTGGGGTCTTCAACGAAACCGGCACGGTTCTCGCCTCTGGTGGTGTAGTCACTGGAGTCGATGCAGTTGTTCAGGTGGAAGTTGGAACCAATGCCGCCTCTGTCGCTGTGGTCGCCTCTGACAGCTACCTCGAGAACGAAACCGGCACTAATGCCGCAACCGTCTCGGTAGCGGGAGTTGACTCTAGAGTACTGGGTGAGTCGGGAACGGTAGCAGCTTCTGGCTCAACGGCAGCGACCGACGCTGGTGTGGGTGGAGAATCAGGAACTGGACCGGCCTCTGGGGCCACTTCAGCTGCCGACGCTCTAGCTCTGGTCGAGTCGGGAACTGACGCAGCGACCGCCACCATTGCAGCGACCGATAACAGGGTCCTGCCTGAGTCGGGAACGGTTTCGGCTGTAGCTACAGCAGCAGCTACGGACGCGCAGGTTTCCTCCGAGCCGGCATCGGTAGCAGCCTCCTCGAACCAGACGGCTGTAGATGCCACGACTCTGGCTGAAACAGGCACCGACGCAGCTACCTTTGCTGTCTCTGCGACGGACATCAAGGGATTCATCGAGACGGGAACTGTTTCTGCCGTCTCATCCCAGGCAGCCAGCGATGCCAGCCAGCGAGGCGAGACGGCATCTGTAGCTGCGTCAACCTCTCCGACCGGGTCAGATATCCTAGTCGGAGTCGATGTTGGGTCTGTAGGGGCTTCAGGAGCCTCTAGCGGCATCGATCAGACGGCCCTGACCGAGACAGGCACCACAGCCGCTACGTTCAGTCTGGTGGGCCTGGAGGCCATTTCTGGGGCTGAGTCGGGCACTGTCTCTGGTCAGGCCTCAGTTTCTGGTCCCGACAGGCTAGATGAGCACGAGTTCGGGACCAATGCTGCCTCGTTCCTGGCCGTAGCTGATGACTTCAGCAGCGTCGGCTATGGCGAGCACGCTTCAGCCGCTCCTACCTTCACCGCTGTCGCCTTAGATGTAGGCAACTTTGTAGACTCTGGAACAGAAGCCGCGTCTGTTTCGGTCGCTGGGGTCGACAGTCGGATTCTAGGCGAGGCTGGAGCGGTTGGTGCCCAGGCTGCCACCGCTTCGCTCGACGCTCTTTCTGAAGCAGAGACAGCGACCAACGCAGCGACGGTAGGTGTCAGCAACGCCGAGGTCGCAACCCTTTCAGGCTCTGAGACGGTCGGAGCAGCAGCGAACATCTCGGTCGTCGAGCAGGTCACCAGGAACGAACGAAACTACATCGCGGTAGACGCTCTGGCCACTGGGGTCGACCTAGCTATCCTAGCTGGTGCAGAGAGTGCTTCATCTACTGCGACTATCGTCGGAGTAGACGACAAGATCGTTGGCGACACCCTGACCGTAGCAGCTCAGGCAGTAGTCAACAGCACCGATGTAGGACACTTCGTTGACCTCGTCTCTGCTGTAGGGGTTCCCCAGGTCGCAGGTAGCGATGGTCTGGTGCTGGGGGAGTTCGGTTCGACCCCCGCAACCGCTACTGCAATCGCCTCCGACACCATCACCAAGCCAGAGCAGGGTGTCGTTGCAGCCACCGCAACCATCTCTTCCAGTGATACGGTTCTTCGGCAGGAGGTCGGTGCAGTACCAGCGGTAGCCACAGTAGTAGGCCTAGACTCTGGTCTGGCTATCACTCTAGGTGGTCGCTCTGGTTCTGCCGCTCTGCGTCAAGGCTTCATCCTGCTGGCAACCAGTGAAGGCCCAACGACCCAGCTCGGTAGCGCAACCATTCAGCTCTACCTGACGACTAGCTATGGCTCGAGGAGGTCCGCTTCAGCTCAGACCACCTCTCGAATGCTGATCCAGGCCGAGGCTGGAGGGGTGACCACGTCTGAGTGGATCAATATCGCCACCCAGAGGCAGAATGCACGGTCTGGTAAGGTCGAGGCTGGCATCCCGCCAGAGAGGTTAGCTAGCTCCCTCAGGTCTGCGGCTGTCACTCCTGAGGCCACAAAGATCTCCGGTCGAGCCGGGTTCGCCTCTGCCTTGCCTTGGCACTCCCAGACCACCGCACGCTCGGCTACCTCATCGCTCCAGAAGGTTTTGATGTCGGGCCGGTCTGGTGGAGCTCTGCCAGACCTATCAGGTGCCCCAGGCAGGTCTGGGACAGCGAATCTGATCGCAACCCAGATGGCTGGCCGTAGCTCCTCCGCTCTGGCCACGGCAGTCAAGATGGCTGGCCGCTCTGGTCTAGCCTCTCTCCTGAACCTAGCCAGCCTGCGTCGAGCTTCCACGACCCAGCCACAAGCCACTGGGGTCTATCCACGCTCTGGAACAGTCCTTCCTGATGCGATCCGGCTAGCTGGTCGGTCTGGAACGGTTCTCCAGGCCGTTGAGGGTGCCGTTCGCAGTTCGCGAATCGCGAACGTCGACAAACCAACCATTTCTGGTCGCTCTGGTGTGACGTTACCTCACACAATTGATCAACTACTAGGGACAGCCGCCAGGTCTGGTCGAGTGCTCCCTGGAGCCTCGACCGCTTCCTTCAGGTCTAGCTCGACGACTGTCAACCTGAGTAGGACATCTGGTAGGTCCACCATTGCCGTGCCCCAGGTTGCAGGCAAGCAGGGTCGGTCAGGCTCCACTGTACTCGAGGCTTACAGCACGCAGGTGCGCTCTACTACCGCATCGGGTCTGGTAGGGAATGCCCTGGCGGCTAGGTCTTCGACCACTCTACCCAGCTTGCCGATCCTCCAGGGCAGTTTTGCTGGTCGCTCGGGCATTATTGAGCCCCGAGGATTCGGATTCTCTGGACGATCCGGTAGCGGCAGCGCACTTGTCCAGTTTGTCGGGACGATGGGGAGGGCTAGCCGCACCGACCTACAGGTCTACCAGCAGCCTTGGAGGCCTACGGATGTTCTCTTCATTGCTTCTGGATGGACCGAGGAGCTTCTCTTCGACCTACTAGATGAGTCGTTCATTAGGCAGCTGGATGACGATGTCTGGCAGGTAAAGCAAGACCCAAACCAGGGCTGCTAAAGGCAATCTAGGAACCTATGACAACAGTAAAGCTGCCAAAAAACGACAGTAGAACATTCAGGATGCGAGTCAGAGTACTCGGGGGAACCTTCTTGTCCCTAACTGGCTTCACCGTGACCCTCACCCTACGGCAGCAGGTATCGGATGTCACACCGGTTCTTGAGCTTACAGGTCAAGTCGCCCAGCCTGACACCACCTATGCGGTCGTCCATCTGCCATCGAACACCATCGCCTCTGCTGGGCTGTTGTTTGGTGCCATGAGAGTCGCGAATGTTGCGACTCAGGATGCTTACACCTACATCTTCAACCTTCAAGTTGTCGACCACGCTTAGGAGACATTGTGGGAATCGTCCAGAGTGACCTACTTATTCGAGAAGCTGTGCGAGCTGGGCTCCTCGAGGTCAGGTCAAACCCAGACTTGATCGACAATATGCTCGAGGAGCTGCTATCCGACCCTCTGACGCAGGACAAGTATGGGGACAAGACCCTAAAGCAGTGCAAGGATTGGTTCACCAAGACCAAGATCTCGGTCAGGCTAGGCCTACAGGTAGGACAGGCAGACCTGCCATGCATTGCCATCGCTCTCGGGTCCGCTCCAGAAGGCGAGTCAACCCTAAGCGACATCGATTGGGACAGCATCAGTCAGGCAGATATCGTAGACCCAAACAGTTTCAGGCCTAAGTTCGGCGTAACAGCTAACGAGCAGTACACCATCGCCTGCTTTGTCCACTCCGAGGTAGAGTACTGCCTCTTCCTGTACAGCATCATGATGTACTCCCTAATGCAAGTGAAGTTCCGCTACTTGGACCAGAGAGGATTCATGGTGAGTTCGTTCCAAGTGGGACCCCTGACTCAGGTAGAAGGGGTAGAGATGGAGCAGGTTTACACTCGCTCTCTCAACCTGACAGGGAAGGTGCGGCATACTTGGTATGACGCTCTGGATAAATCGGGCACAGCAAGCGAGATCATTGCCAATATGCCTCCTTCTGCGGTTGTTATGACAGCACCCAACAAACAAGTCATCTCGCAGATCTCTGACATCGCTACGCTAATGAACAAAGACATCCTCAGTGGCGTCCTCTAACGCCGGTAATCTACCAAACATGGCCGACTCCGCTACTCAGTCGTTTCATCCGAACACTCTCCCTCCTCCTAGTCAGGAGCAGGGGACGCCCCAGGAGCCTGGAGCGGTAGCCAAGCCATTTAGTCAGTCGGATCATCCTTTTCGGGTATTTGGTCCTGGTCCTGTTGGGATTCTGAGTGGTGAGAACCCTATTAGTTCCCAGGCTCCGATTGAGTCAGGCCATGAGGCTATGGGTCGAGCTCTCCTTCAGGAGGGTTTGACTGAAATTGAGCCAACTCGGGGCAAGTACGGTAAACCGGAGCAGTCTTGGATCGTGCATGGGGCTAGCATTGAGCAGCTCGCTAGAATTGGGGAGCGTTTCGGCCAGGAGTCGGTTGCTGTTCGCATGAATGGCAAGAACTTCCTAGTGTTTACGAACGGCCCAGCGAAGAATCACTGCACTCCACCCATTGAAGGCATCGAGAAGTTCGACACCGAGCCTCAAGACTACTACACGGTCATGCCACCTAGTGCTGGTGTCAATGGTTTCTTCAAGTACAATATCGACTTTGAGAACCCAGCCATCCCTCTAGAGGAACTAGGCAAGCATTTGACTGATGTCAGCCCAGCTGGGGCGGCGCAGCAGGTTCTCAAGTCAGTCGTGGAAACATATCACCAGCTGCTGTTGGGACTCCGACAGCGTGAACTGGCTAAATCAGGCCGTCTGGAGAAGAACATGGGTAGCGGACAGATGTTCAAGTTGATCAAGCAGCAGGTAGAGGCTGCTCCAGTAGGCAGTCCGTATCCATTCCATCCGCATGAGATCCTCGGTAAGGTTCCTCTAGCTGACCGAGAGTGTGTGAGCTGTGGGCTTCGTGGCCAGCACCAGCAGGGATGCTCTGGCAGTGCTAGCTGGACTTGTCAGACCCCCTCCTGTCGCCACTGTGCTGGGAAGCGTGGAACGCAGCCGTTGATGCAGTCCGAGAAGCCAGCCCACCAGGGGATCGAGCCTATCAAGGAAAAGCCGGTCAAACATGGTAGCTACGGCAAGCTCCCAGGTCAGCATGGCAATGTAAAGCCAGCACCAGTGAAGGAGCACGGGCTCGACTCCAAGATCCACAAGGAAGAGAAGTGCGCTGAGTGCAGCGGCAATGGGAAGCACAATGAGAAGTGCAGCAAGTTCTCGATGGAGAAGTCAGCCATCGCCCCTACCGAGAAATCGGCTATGGAGCCGAATGAGAAGGCTGCCAAGAGGTGGAGCGCGACCAAGAACAATGGCGGCTCACTGCGTCGGCTCGGCAAGGCTGAGAAGCAGATCATCTCGACCCTGAAGAAGTCCTCCTGCTGCAAGACCTGTGGCTGTGAAGACTGCAAGTGCGAAGGTAAGGGAGTACCTGAGAAGGCCAGTGAGATCAAGACTCACAAGGCTCCTGGCTCTGGCGGGCAAATCGCCAAGGGTAAGCTCCTTGCCAAGCTTGAGCTTCCTGGCTCCAAGCCCAAGGCCCCAGGTATGGCTCCAAAAGCCCCAGGCATGGCTCCTAAGCCTCCAGCCGCCCTTCCCAAGGGACCAAACACCAGCAAGCCGCCCTCTGCATCCCCGAAGCCCCCAACCCCTACACCACCGGCTCCCAAGCCACCCAAGGCGCCTGGCGCCGCTGGGCTGTAAGCAGTCTTGACAGTAATCTAACTGTCGATAGGAGACTCAGATGGCTCTTTCGTACACTACTACAGACGGCACGCTCTACATTCCGAGCGCACCAGCTAAGTGGGACGTGGCTCCCAGCACGTCTGGCACCTCGACTACCGGTGTCGTTGTCCTCGTCGGTGAGGCCTCTGATGGTCCCAGCTATCTCGATGAGGATGTAACCTCGACTAGCGTCTATGGTCCCTCCCAGAAGGCTGATGTAGTTGCCAAGTTCGGGTCGGGTCGCCTAGTCGATGCGTACCTCCTCGCCTGCGCTCCTTCCAAGGACCCACAGGTCAAGGGCAGCCCTACCCAGATCGTCCTCATCAAGACGAACCAGGGCACCAAGGCGTCGACAACCCTTACCGGCGGCTACGCCAAGCTGGATGCAAAGTCAGCCGGAAAGAATGGCAACCTCATCTCTGTCACTGTAGCTACCTCAAGCGGCTCATCGACCATCACAATCGCTCGCAAGAATGACAACATTTCTGAGCAGTTCGTTGTTGGTGGGTCGGTTGCTATGCTGGTATCTAGCGGTGCAACCGTACCTACTATGACTATCGGTGCGACATCCATCACTGGTTACAGCAACGGAGTTTCTGCTTGGACGGCTGGTCTTTCCGACTTCAAGACTCTAGGCGACCTAGCTGCCTTCATCACCTCCAAGGGCTGGTCTGCGACTGTTACTCCTGTCTACTCGCAGCTTTCTCCGTTCGTTCTAGATGAGGTCAGCGGAGCCGATGTCTCTGGTGGTGGCTTCAGTGTCAAGAAGGATGCCTTCGACTTCATGCAGGCGATTGCTACCAGCCGTCTGGTTTCGGTCGATTCGACGATCTTCCCGAACACCGGTCTTCCGGCTTCACAAACCATCACCTTCCTGAATGGTGGGGCCCTCGGCCACACCTACGATTCCAACGTCATCGCCGCTCTTGACCAGGCGGCTCGTCTCCGGGCGAACTTTATCGTTACTCTCTTCAGCCAGGATGCGACCACTGCGACAACCGGTGACATTGCTATCGGAGCTACCGACTCCTCCTCGACCTACACCATCGCTGGTGTCAATGCGGCCCTCTCGACGCACCTGAGCTACTGCTCGCAGTTCAAGCAGCGCAAGCCGCGTCAGGGCTTCCCGAGTGTCAGCGACACCTACGCCAACGCAAAGGCAAAGGCGCAGCAGATGGGCTCGGCTCGGATGGCTCTCAGCTACCTCGATACTCTACAGCCGAACGCTAGCGGCACCTTGACTTGGTTCCAGCCGTGGGCTTGTGCAGTCGTCGCGGCAGCGATGCAGGCCAGCGCAGGCTACCGCCCGATCTTCAACAAGGCTCTCAACGTCTACGGCAGCCGCGCCCCCAAGAGCGACTTCGTAGTCGAGAACCAGGATGCACTCGAGGATGCCATCCGAAATGGCCTCCTCATCCTGGCTCCTCGGATGTCTGATGGTGTCATGTCATTCGTCTCTGACCAGACAACCTACGGATATGACAACAACTTCGTCTACAACAGCATCCAGGCCGTCTACACCGCTGACACCATCGCCATGACGGTTTCGGACAAGATGGAGAAGGCCTTCATCGGCCAGAACTTCGCAGATGTGTCTGCCGCAATCGCTCTGAGCTACCTCAAGAGCATTCTGAGCGAGCTCTACCGGCTCAAGCTGATGGTTTCTAGCGACGACGCGCCTGGTGGCTACAAGAACGCCAGCGTGCAGATCAGCCCCCCAGCGATGCTGGTGTCGGCTGAAATCAAGCCTGGGACCGGCGTTTACTTCATCCCGATTCGGTTCCTGCTCACGCAGCCGACTCAGTCCGCGTAAGAAAGAAGAGGATAGATAGATGGCAGCTTCTAAAGTCATTCATGGCGCACGAGCCATCCTGTCGGTTTCCGGCAAGAAGGTCGGCTTCTTCGCCAATTGCAGCTGGAACGTGAACCTCGATGTCGCCCCAGTCTACATCATCGGTCGTCTTTCGGCTGCCGAACTCGTCTATACCGGAGCCGAGGTAGTCAGCGTTACAGCAGCCGGCTTCCGCATCATGGACCAGGGAGCGTTTGGCAGCACTTCCGGCGTGCAGCTGATTCCGAAGCTGACTGAGATGCTCACCTACGAGGACATTTCCATCGAGCTGACAGACCGTTCCGCTGCTGATCCTGCAAAGGCTACTATCATGAAGGTCAGCAACTGCAAGGCGACCGGCTTCTCGAGCCAGGTGTCTCCTCGGTCGCTTCAGGAGTTCACCGTGACGTTCCAGGGTCTTGTCTACACCGACGAGACGGCGGATACGAACGAAGAACCAACCGACTCGATGGACCTTGCGGTTCATGCATCCGGTGGCTAGCTGACTGTTTCCACAGTCTGAACGCACTAAGGGCTGGGAAACCGGCCCTTTTGCTTTCTAGGCAGAGCGAGGTGCATCTGGGTCGCTGGCTGGCTCATCCCTGACTAGGCGTAGCCCTCTCTTGACCGCAGGAGGGTTGGGGATATCTGGCCAGAATCCCTGGGCAGAGAGTGTCGGGATTCTGCGGTCTGCGTTGAGCCCCATCGTGAACCCGATAGCCTTTACGACGGCCTTCCTAATCAGGCGATGGTGCCCTCTCTGCTCGAGCCCATTGATGTCTCCGATGATGTAGGCTCGCATCTGCTTTAGGACATAGTGGAAGCAGGGTCTACCGGCGTTCCCGCTGAAGGCGACATCTGCATAAATCAGACCATCTGGAGACTTGACTACGGTAGCGTTTCCGACCTGTGCTAGGGGGTCATCGAGCCGACTGTCGATGGCCACTGGCACTAGACCAGTTGGGAGCTGGATGTCGGCACCCTCCCAAACCTCTCCAGAGCTGTCAGGACGTGAGTCTGGTATCAGGATGAGTATTCGTCGGCGGGTCATGGCTTCGTTGCTCCTGCGTGCTCCTGGGCCGTCTGGCGAGCCGTTTCCTCGTCTGGTGAGTGCCCATGCCTGAGGATTTGGTTGAAAGCCCCCACGATCATCCAGAGCCACTGGTTGTCTTGCGACCTCCAGGTGATGAGAGTCAGAGGAGGCAGGTAGGCGACCGAGGTGTACCCACCTACCTTCCATGAGAGGTCGCTCATTTCAGTTCGCTCGGATTGTTGCGTAGTTTGTACTGCTGGCTGACCATCTTGATGATGAAACGCCCCACTCCCGGCTCGCTCTCTGCTGTGGTCTTGAGGACGATGCCCTCTCGGATGTGGCTCGCCAGGATGCTATCTCCGTCGACCAGCTTCTTGAGGAGGCCGTCATGGTAGGCACCCCGGTAGAGGACAGGAACGACAGCTAGACCCATCCTGCGAGCCACCTCGACAGTGTCGTCCCAGCCCAGCCAGCCCTTCTTCTGACTGTCCCATACATCGAAGACATAGAAGCTGATCTCGCCTTTGCCGTGGCCGTACTTCAGGTCTTGGATATCCCCGAAGATTTCGCCATAGATAGAAAAGTCATAGTACCCCTCCCGATACATCTTCTCCTCGAGGTCGTGCTTCCTGGCGATCTGCCAGTAGACATTGTCGAGTGGGGGAGGGCGAGGTGTCTCCTTCTTCAGGCGTCGAAGCAGGTTCTCGCCCCAACGCTTCCACTCCCGCCAGCCGCTCCTCATGTCTCGCCAGAAGCAGTGATGACTACCAGCGTAGAACCGTCCATCGACGAGAGCGAAGCGAGCGTTGGTTCCATGCAATTTCTCTGTGATGACTACATCTTCATCCTCAGAAAGGATGCATGGGAACCCACCTAGAGACTCGACCTCGTAGGTGGGCAAGCCTGGATTGGCTACCTGCTCGCCTCCCATCTTGACCGGGATCGGATCTTCGTGCTTCTTGACCCCAAGGAAGGAGGATACATCCTGCCCCTTCACCGGCTTGTCGAGGACGTTCTGGGCTGGCAGGATGAGCCCCTCACTGTACATTCCCCTGAGTCGCATTGCCCTGATTCGCCTGTGCGAACCAAGGAAGCTAGTGCCAGGCACACTCTCAGGGATGACAGAGTCGATTGGGAAGTAGACAGCTAGCTGCCCCTCTACTAGGTCACCCGTCCGAAATACGACAGGAACATTCCCTGCCTCTTGGATGGTTACCCAGCTAAGGCGATCTGCTTGAGCATGCGGCTTGATGGCTCCGACCTCGACTACCAGCACCTGGAACTTGCCCATCTAGATGTCCTTGGGGGCTTTCTCAGAGACACCCTTGTAGTCTACTGAGACGGCTTCCTCGTCATCGACGATCACGTCCCACTTTCCGTAGGTTGCGATATAGCGGACAACCTTGTCGTCTGATTCTTCTGCAAGGTACTTGAGAGTGTCGATGAAAGATCCTACCGCAACCTCATAGTCATCCAGGTTGTACGGGAGACCGTCGTACATGGACAAGATGATGTAGTGAACGACGGTCCTGGCGCGAGCCGCAACGACGGCATCGACCAGCGGCTTGTCGTCACTCACCAGCGTCACGAGATGCTGCATCAGCTCTAGTGCCTCTCGCTGCTTATCGGCTAGAACGAGCAGATTTTCGTCGGCATCGCAGGTGCAGTTCTCACACTCACCTCCACATGTCTTCTCTGATCGCTCCTTGAGTACCTCGGAAAGGCAGATCTGGGATTGCGGCTTCTCTGTCTTCTTGGGGGGTGTTTTGGTCATGCCATCCTATAGCACTACCAAGCAGACGACTAGGCCGCCTGAGCCGCAGCCTTGGTCGCCTTGGAGGCCTTCTTCGCCTCGCGAGCCACCTTCTTCGCCTGCTTGGCGAGTTCAGCCTCGATGCCCGCAGGGGTCCAGGTCTGGCAGCGAGACAGCTTCGTCTGGCAGGCACCCTTGTAGTTGTCGTGAGCCTTGACGGTGGCAGAGATGACCACCTTGTCGCCCACGTTGGCGGTTCCGGCGGTGTAGGTCACGGTGCCGTCAGCCTTGACAGACTCGACGTGGCTCTGGATGGGGGAGGAGCCCAGCCAGACAGCGACGTTGCCGTCCTCGGTGAGGAGGGTGGAGGCGTAGGAGGTGCCGTAGAAGCCGTCGAAGGAGGTGATGCGGAGGACGGTCACCTTCAGGAAGTTGATGCGCTCCCCAACCACCCCGAAGTGCTTGCTGATGACCTTGTTGGCGGCTTCCGCCTTCTGGGAGATGTGCCGGTCATAGGCGGAAACGGCAGAGGCGGCGACCCCGATCAGCTTGATGAGGCACTCAGAGTTGGCGGTCGAGATCTTGAGGTTGTAGAGGTAGTCGTTCGCCTCATCCTGCTCGACCAGCCCCGGCAGGACATTGCGGCACCAGTCGATGACCAGCTTCGCCTTCTCGACGTTGGCCTCGGTGGGCTGGAACTCCACGCGAGCCTTGTCAGCCTCCTTGCCGCGACCGATGATGACCTCGCGAGCGATGAAGCTGGTCGGCATGATCCCCTCGATGTCGGCCTTCTTCTTGGAGACGTAGGCTCCAACCTTGGCGACGATGGAGCAGGTCCAGGTCAGCAGTTCGACCAGCTTGACTGCATCGGCGGAAGCGGAGCCCAAGCCGCCCGATTCCTCATCGAAAGCATTGCGAGCGGACTCGATGATGTCGGCGTAGCCGAGGAGAGCGTCTGCGTCACCCGACCGGAGGAAGTCAGCGAGGCAGTTCCGACCGATCTGCTTGTAGGTGCCGGTCGAGATCTCCTGAAGGAGGGCAACGTCGTTGCGGTAGCGGAGGGTGTTGCAGTGCTGGCAGGTCATCTTGACCGTCCGGTACTCGACCGGGATGCCCTGAAAGCCGGGGACGACGTTGACGATGTTGGCGACCGACCCGTCATCCGCCTTGACCGGGGCGATGGTCGCGACCAGCTGCCATCCGTTGACACCGGGCTGCTTGCCGCAGAGGAGGACATCGACCAGCCGCACGACCATCTCGATGTGGGTGAGCGGGTCGCGAATGGTCTTGGAGTAGACCTCGCCCACCTGCTCGAAGGCGATGGGGGCGCAGCCCAGCTTGACTGCCCGCTTGTTGAGCTTCTCGATGACAGCCGCGAGCCGAGACAGACCGGCGGCGGCGACGGTGTAGACCTTCTCGACTTCGGCGGCGGCGGTGTTTGCGTTGTCCATGAATCAGGTTCTACCACTGCACTCTCAGAACGTCAAGCAAAACTATCAGAACGCGGGCAGCAATCTACCAGATGATACCCATGAGGGCGAAATGATTCAGATTGATGCCTACAAAGAAGCGTTCGCAGCAACCGGCACCAAGGGTGGAGTCATCCAGGTCGCCGCCTCCCGCGCCTTTTGGCCTGGAGCCAAGGCCTACGTTGAGGGCACAGGGCTCCCTGGAGTCGCAGTTATTGTGCTCAAACTGACCGATACTACTCACATTCAGGTCGGTCTAGCCCCCTCTGAGGGTGTCTCAGCAGATGGTCGGACGACCAAGAATGTGGCTGGTCAGCCAGCAGACCTGAGTGCCTACACCGTTGCTCTAGGTGCGGCAATCAACGTCCCCACGCAGATGATCTTCGACCTCCCGCAGGGTGGGGTGGTTCCGAAGCTACCCACCTTCTGGTAGCATCAGCGAACTAGCCAAGCGAACCAGGCAACGAAGGCGAGAGAGGCGAAGATCGCCGCTACCGCCTTTCCTGCCTTTGCGTTCTCCCACTCGACCTTCTTACGCAGGATGGCTACCTCAGGCATCAGTCGCCTGCGGTCCTCTACGGCTCGCTCCCGGTCGACATAGCTGGCTCCGACCGTTTCGATTCTGCGGAGCCAGTCCAACTCGACCTCCAGAACATCGAGCCGCTCCCTTGACGACATGTCCATCTCGTACATGTTGCCTCCTGTCATGGTTTGAACCGACGAAACAGATAGCTGATGAACCACCCGAAGTTGCCCCAGAGTGAGAGGACTTGGTTGACCTCATCGGCGCAGATGTGTACCCCGAAAATGTTCATTATGCCCTCGCGAAGGGTGCCGACTGGATGTAGTACTCGCCTGATGGGAGAGACAGTCGGTCGCAGGGTTCAGCCTTCTGAGTGACAAAGCTGACCAAGTCAGGCAATTGGTCAAGCCTCCCCTTCCCGCAGTCCTCTCCAGACCAGTCGGTGACGTGACACCCACGATAGTAGGACATCATCACCTCGCCTCTCTTGACCTCCACGATCCACTTTGCCATGCGGCGAAGGTATCAGAGAGACTATCAGATGGCAAGCCTAAAATGGCCAGCGGTCTGCTGAAGGCGGCTCTGAGAGGATCGGCAGGAAGCGATCCCATGAAACGTGAGATTTGTGCCCATAGGTAGGCATCAGGTGGTCCTCATAGACCCGCAGAGGCATAGGCCATCCGACACCGGGGTCATAGACGAGCCCATCGAGGATAGCCACTGCATGACCGAAGCTTCTTACCCGACTATCCTCGATGGTCGCTAGGCAGAAGTCAGGGATGTGGACCCGTCGAGCAGCCTTGAGCCAAGGTGCCACCTTGATTCCCAACCGGACCAGAGCCGTCCTCATGTCCCTATCTGAGGCCCCAGCAGTACTCGAGGACGAGGTTCCCATCGCAGCTATCGCCTGATCTAGGGAACACCCTGAGATCATGGCGATGGAGGCTGGTCCGCAGGTTCCTGAGGTTGGTGGTTGGGTGATGACCTTGAGAGTGCGCCTGGGTAATTGCTTCGGATGAACTCGACCATCTTGGGAGCCCAGTGCTTGTTTGCTGAGTGGACCTCTGGCTGAGTCCTTGGCCAGATGTTTCGTGATCGCATCCATTTCAAGAGCTCCATTCCGTTGGTTGAGCCGGAATGGCAGCCGCACTTCACTCGACAGCCGCCAGGCTCACGCAGACCACACTGCTGTCTACATGTAGAGCAATCTGGCTCGTCGAGGTCATAGTCTAGGCTCATCTCATCGACCGGATGCGTCAAGAGGTGTAGAGAGGCCTGTTCGCCGGTCCTAGCTGGGGTCCAGCCATGAGGCGCAGGTCTGTTGTCATCAAGCCACAGTTTCATAGACGTTATCTGCCTTCCTGATCTTCTTGTGCTGCCCACTCTCGCGGGTGCGCCACTCACTGAGCATCTTGCTGGCGACTTGTGCGGCCTCCAGCTCGTACTCATCGTCAACGTCGTGAACGACATCAAGGAGATTGGCTCCAGCCATTTCGTACTGGGCGACATGAGTCAACTCATGGGCGAGGACGAGCAGGAGCTCCTCCTCCCAATCGGTCAGGGTCTCCCAAGGGCACCTACCATCCGCCGCAGGATTCTGGATCGTGACAGGGTAGGGGCGCTCTAGCGTAGGGATGTAGATCACGCTGGAGTGCCTCTGGCGGTGTCCTGCGAACCAGCCGCCACCGGGATGGGCCTCACCGGTCATCCAAGCAGCCCCTGGAGCCTTGGGGTCTGTTGTCTCAAAGACGATAGCTGTCTCTGTGACCGCAGGGAGGCGTCGTCCAAGAAAGCGAACGATGCGAGCCAGCTTGTCGTCGGAGACAGAGGTGCGATTGATGATGGTAGGCATGGTGGCTCAGTAGCAGAAGTCTAGCAACCAGAAGACTTCCACCAACTGCGAACCATCGACCGAACCCACAGCTTGTGGCACGACCCCTCCCTATTCTGAGCCTAACTCATGGAAAGACACTACATCATCATTGGAACCCTCTAGCACGGTGGCAATCTACAAGTCAACCACCCAGCCCCGCAGATCACTGCTTTCTGTTACTTCCCTCATAGGAACTAACTGAAGGGACAAAAATGGCAATCAAGCAATACGAAGGTGTCAAGTTCAACGTCCACGTCGACCGAGGTGATGTCACAGGGAAAACCTGGGACGGAGATTTCCGGTCGAAGGAAGTTCTCAGCTTTGGCGACCAGCTTCGGATCGACCGTATCCGGCGAGATCTCCTGGGTCCAGGCCCCTACGACTCTGTCGACCCTGAGGCCCTGGCAGCAGCGAGCATCCTAGCCGAACTACAGGTGCGCCTGACCGAGTCGCCAGAGTGGTGGGCTGGTGGTGTAGGGCACTCTGACACCAACCTCCTGATGGCAGTCTATGAGCAGGTACGCAAGGTTCGCGACCAGCACGCAGATGAAGTCAAGAAGCAGGGTGAAGAGGCCCAAAAGAAGCTCCGAGAGCTTGAGTCGAAGTAAGCCTTGGACCTCGATCGGGCGATCGAGTGTCGAGCCATGCTGGCGGTCCTTAATCCCGACCGTCAAGCATGGCTGCGTCACGTTTGCAGGCAGTACAGTGTCACGTTTCACACACCCCTACATGTAGTCTCCGAACTTCCTGTCGAGCAGGTTCTGCAAGCCTGGTTTGAGCACATCTTCGATGAGATGCCTGAGCAGCAGAGGTCTGAGTACGCAGAGGTGCTCTCAGAGAGCGAAGAAGAGCGAGAGAAGCGTCTGGCAGCAGAGAAGGCAGCAGAAGAAGCCGACGACCGCTTCCTCGAGCAGCTGAACAAAGACGTGAAGGCAGACAAAGAGAAGTCGGCAAAGCTGAAGGCAGGTGCCGACAAATCGAAGAAGCCCAAATTGGTCCTGCCCGAGAATGAAGAAAACCTAATCGATATGCAGTTCGGTCGCAATCTAAAAGATGACAGGTTCCTGAGCTCAGACCCGCTCGGACCCATGATCCGAAAGGCATAGTCGTGGCCGATACCAACTTGCGTATTGCGATCAAAGGTGATGCCAGCGGTGGTAGGCAGATCCTTCAGGTACTCCAGCAGATCATCAGCCAGGGTGGTCAGGCTAGCAAGGTCTTCAGCGCAATTGGGCAGGGTGGGGCTGGTGGTGCCGGTAGCAGACCTATGTCTGCCCAGCAGCAGAATCTGGCGCAGGGAGCTTTCGCGAAGTTCCTCCTAGAGCGTAAGAGGGGGTTCGCGGAACTAGGGGACCAAGCGAAGACCCTCGACCGTGTTCTCAAGCAGGTGCTGAGTCAGTCACTGGCGCAAGTGGACAGTCGAATCTCTAAGACAACCTCTAGGCTCCAGAAGGCTTTGGCGTTGAAGGAGGGCACCCAAGCAGCTCTAGACCTTGCGAGGGAGGTCAACCCTAGTCAAGTGCCCAAGCTTGTAAAGAAAAACGAACAAGTGAATCGCATTGTATCGAAGCTGTATGTCAAGCAGGGGGAGCTGGGTAGCGAGAGGACGTTGGTTGCTCCAGATGAGAAGCCCAAGCGTCTGCATGAAAAGCAGCTGATGTCACCAGAGCAGCGTGGCGGTTTGTCCAATGCCATCCTGAAGGACAAGGCTCTCATCAAGGAACTCGGTGGGGAGGCCGGCAAGACGGGACGGGTCCTGAAGGAGGTGCTCGGGAGGTCGGTAGAAGACCTAGACAAGAAGCTGGAGAAGTCCAAGCGAATCATCAACGGGCTGTCGGATAGCTACGCCAAGTGGAAGGATAAGGCAGAGAGCGCGGCCTCTTCTAAAGAGCGAATCGCAGCGAACGAGCGCATGGCGACAGCCGGTAGACGACTTGCTAGTGTTTCGGCCAATCACAAGTCCCTTCTAGATCAGCAGGCAGGATATGGCGAGGAGGGAAGTGATCGCTTTGGAATGCTGGCGGGGGCTCTTGGCTCAATTCCCGGTGCTGGAGGATTGGCTAACACACTAGCTGGAGGCAGGCTAGCGTTTATTGCTGGTGGAGCAGGGGCTCTCGGGCTAGGACTCGCTGGAATCTACGCCGGCGTTAAGGCTGGGCAGTTTGTGCATGGATACCAGAGAGATACGCTTGAACTACGACAGCAAGCTGCTGATATGCAGATGGGCATCGCAGCGAGGTCAGGACAGAGCGTAGGGCAGATGCAGGCAAGTATCCAGCACGGTGACTTGATTACGGAATATGCCCGTCAGCAGATCATTGATAGCAGAAGAATCGGCACCGTTAGCGATGACGACGGTTCAGCCGCAAGCTTCGGGAAGTCTCGAGCCGCTGCCTACGATCTAGGAGAGAGACAGAAGACAATCTGGGGATATCTGGATAATACAGCACGAAACATCCTACATCCAAATATTCGGCAAGCTGAGCTAGCCAACGCAGACGCAAACGTCAACGCTATGCTGAACGAACAAGAGGCGGATTCAGTCGCCAGAAAGAAAGCCTCGCAGACGAGAGAGAACGCAGCCATTAGCACAGCTCTAAGTCGAGCACAAGGATTGGTCGCTACATCGAATCGCATCGGGTTGTCAGCATCGTCCATCGAGCTAGCAACGCGAAATGCCTACAAGTCTGGGATGACACCAGAGCAGCAACAAGGTTTGCTAGAGGCATTAGTCGGTGCTGGCGGGAGAGGGGTACTAAAGACCAAAGGGTTGTATGGTTCTGCAATAACATCAGTGTCTGGAGGCATGTCTGGTGGGGCAGCGGCGACTATCGCAGCCATTGGAGCACTTGGTGGCGGGGACTTACTGAAAACACTGCGCCACACGGGTCTTGACCAAACGGTGGTACAGGAGACTCTCGGCAGTGCCGTGGCTGCATTGATGGGTCCTAACCGCACCATTGGGTCTATGGATGGCCTAGTCGGCATGCTCTCGAGCGGCATTGACCCCAACAAGATGAAGAGCCCAGAGCAGCTTCGGATGTTGCAGCAGAACCAAATGGGATTGCAGGTAGGGGACAACCTATTGAAAGGAGCTACCGACTGGCGGCGCTCTGTCAACCTAGCAGATGCGGTGAAGGTCATGCCTGGCAACAACTTGCTAGGTCAGAACATGTTGGCGAACCTCGATTATGCCACAGCCATGAGTCTATTGAGGAAAGACAAGAATGGCAACTACCTAACCAAAGATATCCCAATTGAGTTCAGTTCTATGGGTATCACACGAAAGAACATCGAAGATAAAGTCAGGTTCAGTGCGACCAGGGCTCTAGGCACTTACATCGGGGGAACATCCGGAGCCGGTACGCAGGCGACAAAGCTCGCCAACCTGATTCTGGGTGATGAGTATAAGGGCGATGTCTTGAAGTGGAGAAACGACAAGTCCAGGAAGGACGGACTTGGGGCAAGCGAAGACAACTTCAGGGTGCTGGCAAACCTAGAATACCAGATCGATCCAGAAACATTCGGAAGCGCAGAAGCAGCAACCGGACAAGTCAGGTCAATGGGAGACGGCTCTGGAGAGGCGAGTCGGAAGGCCACAGGTGGGGGAGGTGGCGACCAGAAAGATGTGTTCTCCAAGGCTATGTTTAAGCAAGGGGAGAAGTTCAGGGAGTTGATGGAACAGCTGACCACAAGTGGATCCAAGGTCAATGAAATGTTCCTCATCATGATGGGGCTCAAGAAGCCGGACCTTACACCTGATGAAAAGGGTCCATCAATGCCACTCGACAGAGACGCGCACAAGTCACCAACCAACGAACAGGCCGGTCTGCCTAAAGAAGACCTGGCACACTAAATCATGGCCCCGACCTACAACCTCAGAACCGACTTCCCTTCCGATGACCTAATCGATCAGTCACCTTACTGGGTGGTCGGAATTGCCCGCTTTGACAATCAGGTGACATTCGATCCGAAGACCAAGGATGAAATCAACTCAGTATCAACAAACGATGCGGATGCGATGAAGTCCAGAAACATGCTAATCCTGAGCCAGCAGATCGTACAGTTGACCGTAGCGGCAGCCAAGGATAGTCACGTCACCAATCTTCAGGCTGTTCTCGTGCCATATATCGACTACCTGCCTCTCATCATGCCTGGTGATTGGGTTGTCGCTTGTATTGTCAACAATGAGCAGGAAGGCAAGCAACTTGAGGACGATATGCTGAACTGGCGACCGATCAATCAGTTCAACCGAGGCCTAAAGTTCATCGGCAAGGTATCTTCGTTCCGTAAGAGCATTCATGTGCAGGCAGATGGGACCAGATCGACATCGTTTTCGATGCAGGCGGTCGGCTTTGGAGAGTTTGATTCGCTGTTGTACTACCACCCGCAGTTGCAGAAAGGGATGGTAGAACTAGCCAACCTGAAGGACTTCGGGCTGGAGATCGAGAAAATCACCAATGGGTCGAGTAGTACCAATGGGTCGGGGATCGACATCAACAAGGTGCTGCCTGCCTTGATTGGATGCATCTTCGGAGATGGGGCTTGGGCGAAGGCACAGCCGACCAAGCTGCCGTCCGTAACCGTAACCGCTACGGCAAACACCAGATACCTGATTCATGAGGATGTTGCTAAGTGGCTAGGTGTGACGCCGACTAATGTGAGTCCCACATGGGCCGATATGCTGTCGGTTAAGGTCGGGCTCCAGCACTATCAGAATCAAGCAGGAGGCGACGAACAATCGACTAAGGGCACCCCCGAGGTGCTGTTTGAGCCAGAGTTGACCGATATGATTGGGCAATTTAAGCTGGCCGCTCCGGCGCCCAATCAGACTGTCTGGAACACTCTGTCAACGTACTGCAACCCTCCGATCAATGAGATGTATGTAGCCATCCGGTCTGAGCCTAAGACAGGTCGGTTGCTGCCCAGCTTTGTCGTGCGACAGACACCATACAGCTCAGACATGGTTCAGAGCTTGCTGGACATCAACCAAGACGAAGGTCAGAAAGCGGCGCAGCAGGATGCAAAAACGATGGAGCAATTCGGAGGCACCGGAAACAGCAGCATGTACGGCCCTACACAGAACCAGATCAATTTTGGCAGGTCGGCAACCAATGCTGACGCGACCCGTTTCCTTGAACTTCCGAGATGGAAACTGTCTGTCGACATGGTCTATGGACTCGATATAGGGCGCAGCGATGCAGCCAGATTCAATATGGTCTACATCTCGGCACAGGGACTGTGGGCTAGGGATGACTACAACAGCTTCGTCAGGGCTCCTCCTATTATCGACACCCTTGATGTCAAGAGGCATGGTATCCGACCGTACATCAGAAGCATCAATTGTCTTCTGGCAGAGGCGCAGAAAGGGCCTACCGTCTGGCGCGACCTGATGTGCGACCTAGTTATGGGTCAGCAACTATGGCTTAACGGAACGATAGAATGTATTGGGTTGCAGGCTCCTGTCGCACCTGGCGACAACCTAGAGTTTGACGACATCGTATTTCACATCGAGCAAGTGACACACCAAGCTGTATGCAACCCCGATGGTCGAAGATCATTCCGCACGACCTTGCAGTTAAGTCATGGTGTGTCGGTTCCACCTCAATCATCGACCAACCGAGCCGACATATTCGCCGCTCTGGACCCGACCAAAGTAGTCATCCCTGACGTGACCGGAGACTAACAAATGACAAGACTAAGTAACGGGACGGTTCTTGCCTCAATGTTTGGCGTTTGCGACACCTCCAGGGTGACTAGCGGATATACTTCCATGTCTGGTGATGACTCGCTGCGCCTTGGTGAGATCGAGCGAATAGACTATCCGACAGACAGCACCAACGAATCGAAGACGCAGAACGAGTACTTGGTTAGAGCCACCCACCGAGATCGGCGCGGGATCGAGTGTTCGACTTTGTATAGGTGTGTCCTAGCAGATTGGTTCGGTGGTCAGGCAGACTACATGAGGTATAGCCTCCGAGCTCAGGTAATCCCACCAACAACTCAGGAGGTTGTTGGCGACGGCTCAATGGTCCTGTTCGCCTGCGTCAATGGAGAGACGCACAGAGGTGTGATTATCTCTGGGGTCCGTCACCCTGCTGTCACAACCGCAGATCCGGCCAAGAAAAGATTCCTGAGCTTTGAGTTCAACGGAGTCCATGTTGACATCGATGACAACGGGACATTGGTTCTGAAGGTCCCAGGTGCCACCAATCTGGACGGCTCCCCAGACAGTAAGCGCAAGGCGACCAACAAGGGCAGCACGGTCACCCTGGATGCCAGCGGGGATATCAAGGTCGATGACCAAAATGGCGACAGTATCCTCATCAGCCCAGCTAGCAACTCAATCGTGGTGACCGCAAAGAATGTAACCGTCAAGGCGACCTCTGTCTTGGTCGAGGCAGGCAAGGTGCAGCTGGGCGCCGACAATCTACAGCCTATGCAGGGTGGTGTAGTCCTAGCATCCGGCATCGATACGTTCACAGGGACGCCTTATGGTGCCCTCGGGAACGCATCCCAGACCGTAATGGCGAACAAGTAGGAGCCTACCATGCCGATGAACCCACAGTTGCTAGCCCAAGAGATGCTGGCAGCCATTGGAGGACAGCCCAATGACGACAGAAGGAAGGCCTTTGAGGCTCTAGCTAACGCTATCGTGGCGCACATCGTCAAGAATGCCCAGGTTCTGCCAGGGATTACCGTCAAAACCACTGGAACCGCAGCTGCCCAAGATGGCGCAACGACCGCACCAGGCAAGATTGCTTAGTGAGGAAATATGAACGTCCTCGGCATTGCGAACATTCTGGGTGGTCCAGCTGACGGTAAGACCGAACTGTTGAGCAGTCGGTACGTTGAGCAAAATCTAGCGGACCTAGCTAGCAAGGTGCCCGCTACTGCCCGCTATGATGTCTCATCAGACATCGGGTTCAGAAACTGGTCCTCGTCCTATCCTTATGAACTAGTGGTTCTTCAAGCTGGACCCGGCTCATACTCGGTATTCAGCGATTCGATCTTTTCGCTCCCGATCAACCCCGAGGAACTAAGCAATGCGATGCCGTTCGCCTCCTCTGTTGCGGCTACTCTAGACGGAGTGGTTGAACAAAACGGAGGAGCCCCATTCAGGCAAATATCATTCTCGGGAACATTCGGTGTGCATCCACTCCGCAAGAGCGGCGAGTCACTTCAAGGCGGGCTTCTGCATGAACTAGGCGGGCTATTTGGTGGAACAATCTCTGCCGTCACCAGAACCATTGCATCGGCTCGTCAGGTTGTCTTAGGACCAGAGTTCAAGGTCAACGTAGACAATGAGATCGACCCGCGAGAATCAGGCTATGCCCAATTCCGCATCCTTCAGCGATACCTAGAGTCCTACGCTGAAGTCAAGAAGACCACCTCTGGGCGAGATCTACGCCTCGCTCTGCTGATCTGGAAGGAACAAGCAGCCTATCTTGTGACCCCTCAGGCTTTTCGAGTGAGCAGGTCCGCTGGGAGCCCTTTCGAGTACCGATACTCGCTACAATTCCAAGCATGGAAGAGGATCGATCCCTCAAAGATCGGAGCTGTGGAGCCACAAGAACTAGCTTGGCGCTCTGCCAAACCTCGAGATGCATCCATCTTCAGCCAGATCATGGGACGGCTGAATGCTCTGCATAACACCCTTCAGGGCCTGAGCAGCATCATCACAGGCATCGAGCAGGATTTTGACAGCACTGTAATGGGTCCGATCCGAGAGGTTGGCTTGCTGATCAAAGATGTCGGCGGCTTCGTCACCACCCTGAGTGACTTCAAGAACGTCATTCAGCAGGAATGGTACAAAGGAATCAATTCCTTCGGTGACTCAGCCAACAGCCTCGCCGCCATCCTCAGGAAGGACTCAACAGCCCCCAGCAACCAGAACTTCGGTCAGCTTGGGCCCAATCCGCCAGGGCTGGGACCTCCAGATGTCCTGCGTGGAACCACCGGAACCGACCAGAGCATCAACGAAGACCTCGATCAGGCCAGGAATGATGCGGGCAACGGTAGCGCGACAGCGGCTGAGATCATGGCGAATATGAACCCAGCTACCAGGGATGCCATCAATAGCATGATCGATGCCAGGACCGCTCCCCAGAACAGCAAAGTCAAGAAGATGATCGAGGAGGAGCTCAAGGAGGTTCGTAAGCTGACAGCTGCGGACTTCAGGAAGTTCCAGCAGCAGATCTTAGACACACTGGCGAAGTACGCAGCCAAGGTGGGGCTCGGTAGCGACACCTTCAATACCTGCATGAGGTCGCCTGGTGCCGAACCAGCTAGCCAGGACAAGGGTCAGCATGGAGACACCATCGTCAGCGGTACGAACACAACCACCACCACGACCGTCGTCCAGCAAAGGGAGCCGATGGACGAAGACCTAGAGGTTCTTGCGGCTCTCATGGAGGCTGCTCAGGTCATGGGTCAGATGGCTACCCTAGCCCAGACAGTCAGGAATCCACCCAAGTTGACCATTGACTACGTTGCAGGCGTAGCCAACCAAGCGCAGATCGCCATGAGGGTTCCCAAGTCCAAGTTCGCGGTTCCTTACACCTACGGGGGCTCCCTCGAGCGAATGGCGCAGCAGTACCTGGGAGATAGCCAGAGGTGGTTTGAGATCGCCGCTCTGAACGACCTTCGCCAGCCCTACATCGACGAGACAGGCACCACAGCCTCGCTCCTGATCAACGGCAGAGGGAATCAGATCGCTCTAGCTGACGCTTCCAGCCTCGTCCTGGGGCAGTCGATCCATATCTTCTCGGACATCAGGCGTGTCGAGGTGCGGACTGTCAGAAATGTTCGCCAGGATGGACCCTCGATGTGGATGGTCACGCTGGATGGGGACGCTGACTTGGACCTCTGGAAGGTCACAGAGAACGCCAAAGCAAGGTGGTGGGCACCTCACACCGTCCACTCTGGGCAGGTTCTCTATATCCCTAGCGACGACACTAGCCAGATCAACCAGCCCTATAGCCCGAATGAGTCCGACCTAGCCAAAATCCTCGAGGCTGGGGACATCGATGGAGCACTCACAGAGCGTGGCGACATCGCAATTCAGCCGGATGGTAACTGGCCGTTCTGCTACGGCCTAGAGTCGCTGATCCAGTGGACTAGGATTGCCCTCTCGACTCCCAGAGGGGCCATGATGCTGCATCCTGGCTTCGGTGTCGACCTTCCGGTTGGTTCTAGCTTGGCAGATGTGTCGGCCAAAGACCTGATGGCTGGGCTCAGGGGCACATTCCAGAATAAGAACTTGACCGGCATCAGGTCTGCCTCGGTCAAAATAGATGGTCCTGTTGCTAGGGTCGGCCTGGAGCTGGGTGTCAGAGGCTCAGATGTCCTGATTCCGGTGTCTTTCGACATGTCTCGGTAGTTATAGCAGCACCTTAGACCAGGCTTCTTGGAACAACTGGTGCCAGGCTTCAGTCCTTAACTCTGTCGGGGGCTCTCCTTGTTGTTCCTCGTACTGCATCTCAAAGTGACCGACACAATCTGTCACCAGTGAGCTCTTGCTTTCTTGGCCGGTGAGGGTGGCGTCGACTCTGGCTCTGTCGTCAGCTAGTTCGACCGACAGAGACATCAGTTGGCCGAAACGTACTGTCAAATCGACGACTATTTCTTCACCCAGGTATTTCCCGACACACGCAACTCTGGTCTGTCGTTTCATGTTCTGCCTCGTGGACGCTTTGATACCATCACTGTGGTCTTTAGTCAACAGGTGTGAGATGAGCGTAATCTAAGTGAGAAGATCGGTCAGCTCTGCCCGATCTCCCTTCTCTTGCCACATAATGGACGGCAGATGGCCTCTATCCCGCAACCACGCGCACTTCCTAACATTCTTGGCGGCATGGTGGACGACTACCTTGCCCGGTTGGACACCAGCGGGCTGGCTCCAGGGGTGACAAGCCTCAAGCCTGGCTCCAGCGTCCTGGCTCTACTCGAGGCTGTAGCCCAGAGCCAAGCCAAGAACAGCATGGATATCATGAACTTGGTCGATGCTTCCAATATCGACAAGGCGAAGGGGGCATTTCTCGACCGCATCGGCCGCCAGGAGGGGATCAACCGTCTGGGGGAGACATACGCCACAGGACGAATCACCATCTCTGACTCACGATACACCAAGGTATCGAACCGTATCTATTCTGGAAATGGGACATCTGTATCTGGCTCGACGACGATTTATCTTTCGGACGCATCGGCATTCCCGAACTCCGGTAGTGTCTATCTGGGACGTGGCAGCACTCGCCTCGAGGGGCCTCTGGCCTACACGAGCCGAACGCAAAAAAGTGATGGCAGCTGGGCCTTGACCATCCCCGCAGGGACGACCAAGCAGCATCAGGTTGGAGATGCTGTTGTGCTGGCGCAGGGTGGAGACAGACAGATTCTGGCCGGACAAGTCATCGGGACCCCCCAAGGCAACAAAACCGATTCCGCCCTGTACCGCGTTAGCCAGCCCGCTGTCATCCTCGATGGTGATGTTGAGGTGTCGAATGTTCCCGTGACCGCACAGGTGTCGGGAGCCGTGGGAAATGTGAACGCAGGGGCCATCCGGTATGTCGTCAGCCCGCCATTCATCGGGATGACCTGTACCAACCCTCTCCCTGTCAACAACGGGACGGCAATCGAGAGCGACGACCACTATCGCGACCGCATCAAGGCGATTCGTGGGAACAGGTCGAAGGCCACTCCTGGTGCTCTTCTAGCGAACCTGTACGGTGTCAAGTCATCCTCCGAGGATTCAGTCGTCGCCTCGGCCCGGTTGGTCGAAAGACCAGGCAGTACAACGACACTGTATATTGACGACGGGTCCGCATACGAGCCAAAGGATGCTGGGGTCGACCAAGAGGTGCTAGTCGACCAAGCCGATGGGGGTGAAACCACATTCCATTTGGCCTACGGTCGTCCGACAGCTAAGGCGACCTTGAAGTCCAGCAACCAGCCTCCCTATCGGCTAGCCGAGGGGAACCAGCTGGCGATTCTGGTGGGTGGTGTCAGATACGAACATACATTTGTAGCTCAGGACTTCCAGGACATCACAGCCGCTACTGCCTACGAGGTCGTGGCCAGCATCAACGCCAATCCGACTGTGGGCTTCTCGGCTCGCACTATCGGTGGAGGCACCGGATTAGGGCTCCAGGCCCGTCAGGAGGCGAATGACGACCTAGAGTTGACCCAACCCTTAGGGGTCGATGCAGCGAGCGTCCTGGGGCTTCCTGGGGGGCGCTACGATACCCTGCGTCTGTACCTAAACGACAAGCTACTCTTCAAGGATGGAGCCGCTGCCAAGTTGACTAGCCTCCATCAGTCTGAGTGGGCCGGTATCCACACTGGCGACACACTGACGATCTCCGTAGATGGAACCGATCAGAAGACGTATCAGTTTCTGGATAAGGACTTCGCTGCTGTTTCCTCGACATACCCAACCGTGAACACCTTTGCCCCTCTTTCTGTATGGGCAGCGGTTCTGAACAACAAGGTGGCTGGTTGCACAGCTCGCGTCGAGGGGGCGAGCCTGACTATCTCTTCTAACCTCGGCAGGAGCGACCGAGCAGCCATTAGCATCGACTCCTCGAGCAGCCTGGTGACCAAGGGGATGTTCAGTCAGAGTTCGCTGGTGTCTCTGGGTATGGGATCTGATTACGTTCTAGATCGGCAGCAGGGGATCATCGAGCTATCCACAGCTCTGGCAGTAGGGGACCGGCTAACCTGTGGCTCATCCTACACCCGAGCTTACCTGGAGAGCTCTGACATCACCACCATCGTTGCTGGTTCCTCGACCACGTTCTATTTCGCTCTGGACGGGACAACGAAGAGTATCTCCACCTCCCTTGATGGGACTCACACCCTGACTCTGAACGCAGGAACAAGCAATGCCAGGCGCATTACTGCGACAATGACACTAGGTGCGACAGCAGCGTACCCGTTCGGATCGGTGCAGGTAGGTGATTGGATGTTCGTGACATCCGACCTCTTCAGCACCGACCTGACGACCTCCCATCGCACTGGTTGCTGGCGAGTCTCCGCTGTGGACCCACTCGGGCAGTGGCTTGAGTTCGACCTGACCCCGATCAATGGATCTACAATCACCCCGGCCAACGTCGGAACAGCCTATCGGTACATCAGTATCTATCGCCTGACCTCTCAGCCTCAGACGGTAGTCATTCCGGCAGGCACCTACTCACCCCAGGACATCTGTGATTCCATCTCTGGGCAGCTCTCTGGTGGCTGGGCGACGACCTATCGCGAGTCCAGGTATCGTGTAGGCACCAATAGTCACTCCTCAGAGGGGGCGATTTCCCTTCTGGCTATCGTCGGCAGCCAAACCTTCGGCTTGAGCATCGGAGTGGCTAGCAACGACCACATCCATACGCCTTCTGTCACATCAGGCAACAGCGACATTGGGACACCTAATGTGATGACCGATGTCATCCTAGACGGTGGAGTAACCCTCGCTGGGCTCATGGGTTGGCCCTACCTTCGGCAGGGGGACCACGCGGGCCTCGTGTGGGCCAGGGAGTACTTCGACAGACTCGGGAGCAACGTAAAGGACAAGACACAGTTGAGCGGCATCAGCTCCTTGTCTGGAACGACAACTACCTCCTTTCAGCACCTTCGCGAGGGTCTACTTCCTGGAAGCACCAGCACCAGCACCTCAAGACTCTTTCCCGCTGGCGGATTCCGGCTAGGTCCCGAGAGCAGGCTGTCCCTCACACTGGACAAGAACGCCCAGCAGGGAAGCTTCCAGATCAACATGTTCCGGCGATTGGTTCCAGATCCGGCTGTCACCTACGGTTCGACCCTGAAGATGCTAGATGCGGACAACCTGGACAGTATCGGGAATCCGCAGTCTCTCGGGATGGCTTTCGGAAGCACCTTCGACTTCAGCAACTTCATGCTGCTCTCAAGACCTCGCTGTCAGCTAGATGGAGTCGTCTGGCGCACCAATAAGTTCTGGAATGGCGAGGCTGGAGTAGTCAGGTATTCCTCACAGGCGACAGCGGGACAGGCGACAGCCGTGTCTATCGTGGCACCCTACGATGTAACAATCCTGACACCTACCACTGGGGTTACCTACAGCCTCAACATCGGCTCAATGGTTCGGGTACATCAGACACCGACCTCGATCCTCCTGATGGTCGGCCTGAACAGCATGACCTTGAGTCGAGCTGTCACGACAGGTATCGTAACCTGTACCTTCAACAGCTACCCATCGGGTATCACAGGACACGGGCTCATCGTCGGACAGACGATTTACCTATCTCCTCCATCAGGATACGGCTTCACTGCCGGCGCCCAAGTGATTGATTCTGTCGCAGGCAATGTGGTCACCTGGGTCGATAGCTCAACAACAGCTATCGCAGCGGTAACCGATGCTAGCGCATTTCTCACCCTATCGTCTGGTTCGTTCGACCTGACCCACAGCAGCACGGTGGGCCCTTCTGGTCGGTGGCTTGCCATCTGCGACCAGCTGGTGCCGGGTGTTTCTGGGGCGAGAAGGGTCACAGCAGCGAGCAACTTGAGTATGACACTGGCGAGGCACACCGGAGACAACCTAGTAGACACCAGCACAGGAGGCAGTTCTTGGGCCGCTCCCATTGCTTCATCTCTATCTGTCGTCCAGGCCAACCCCATCAATAGGTCAACCCTCGTGTCGCAGGTGAATGCGCTTACCGGTTCACCAATCTCAGGAACGCTAGTCGGGACTGACCAAGCTTTCCAGGTGGAGCAGTCAGACGAGGTTTCTCTTGCTCAGACCTGCCAGCTGCTCGAGGGAGTGCTTCATATCTCGAGTAGCACCTACGATGGAAGCAACTACACGCTAACGACGAAATATCCAGTATCTTCAAGTGTTCAGGATTGGGCCAACGAACAGTACCGCTTGGTTCCGACCACAACCAAGAACATTGTTGATTTCTTGTCTGTTCCTAGCGTCACTGGCCTATCTCTGGCTGGGGGCAATGTAGCCGCAGCGAATCAGGCCGGAAAGCTCCAGATCGGGTCTGAGGCGGCCGGTTCCTCTGGTGCTATCCAGGTCACTGGAGGAACAGCGAACGAACTCAACCTACCTGTAAAAGGCTCTGCCCAGATTGTGTGGGGCCCCATCGACTACAAGGCACTGATTAGCTGCCCTGCTGGTCAGGACCTAGACGAAGGCCTGTCGCAGGGAATGCCGGTAGCGATCAATAGCACCATTTCTCTCCCGAAGAGCACAGGCTGGACGAGTGGCACGACTCTTGCCGCTAGTGCCGGTCAAGTCACCTCTAGTCAGTCACTATGGAGCGCGAGTGGTGGTAGGAACAGTCATGTCCCAGACTTTGGGATGCAGCTGTACTTTGAGAAGGTTGGCAATTTCACCTGCCTGACCGATGTAGAGAGAACCACTCTGGGCTTCTCTTCTCCTTCTGACGTGACAACTATTCCGACTGGCGACTGGCTTACTGTTCTACCTAGCGATGGGCAGTGGACGACCCAAGCTACTGCCGTGTCTGGCTCTATCGCCAGGTTCGGTGCCGCAGTGGTTCGGATGGCGGATGGTAAGGTGATGATCGTCGGAGGGGCTCGACGGTTCACCTCGGCTGCCCCAGAAGGTGCCGTCCCGGTTCAGTACAGCAATGTCGACATATATGACCCAGCAACGAAGCAACTGACTGCGACAGAGGCTTACCCGATCACTGTGGCTTGGGCAGCAGCCACCTTGATGCTGGATGGTAGGGTGATGGTTAGCGGAGGTATCAATGGTAGCACCGCAACCGCCCATACCTATATCTACAACCCGAATGCCATCGGTACAAAATGGGCCTCTGCTCCCGATATGCAAGGGCCGAGGGCTAGGCACACCCTGACAACGCTGTGGAATGGCGACATCATGGCACTCGGGGGTCATGACAGCAACGTAATCGCGCTGTTTATGGCTGACTACACATACTGGGAGATCTACCAGGGTTCGAGCTGGTCTTACTGTCAGGCTACACAGCAGTTGACACCGGGCACCAGAGATCATCAGACAATCCAAGTAGGTCTAGACCAACTGTATGTAATCGGTGGGTATTCTTTTGGTGCGACGGGTGTCGTTGGAGATGTACTTACCTCCTCGATCTCGCTAGGACGCAAGTGGACAGCGGCTGGAAGCCTCCAGAAGCCAAGGATGGGTCATAGCTGCATCCAGCTACCGTCTGGCAAGATCTTGGTGGTCGGTGGATGCAACGCTGCTGGTGTACCAATGACCGAAACAGAGATCTATGACCCAACCACAAAGATCTCTAGGCTGACTACAGGCAAGCTGAACTTTGCTCAAGCCTACGGAACGGCACTCCTTCTAGCCAACGGAAAAGTGGCTTACATGGGAGGCAGCAAAGGAGCCGGGGAGCTATTCGACCCAGCGACAGAAACATGGAGCATGTTGACAGGTGCCACCAATCCATACTCCATCGTGCTAGCGAACCAAGATGGAACCATCCAGGCACTGGGAGCTTCTCCGAATCCGAGCGACGTGTCTCCAGTAGACATCACGTTCCAGAAGAGGACATTCGACCGGTCCAAGTCTGGCCCAAACCTTGGAAATCAAGGCACATTCCGAGTGGTGTCCAGCAGCCAGCACTGCATCTGGATTGAGAACGCCGAGTCTGTCGACGAAAACGTCCAGGCGAATATGATTTTCCGCACCTACAACAGCGTGATGCCGGGAGACACCCTAAGGGTTTCGACACCTAAGTTGGGAGCAAGCAACCAGAACGACTTCACTGTGTCTACTATCGACTTCAACGACCGAACAAAGGTGACAGTCTCGGGCATCGGTGACTTCTCATCTATTGCTCTTGGAACTAGTTACGGTCTGGTGCAGGTGCTTCCTTCGTCTCCAGGCAGGGTCATCATGAAGGTAGCCTTGATCGCTCCTGACCCGACCGATCCGACATTGGTGTCGGTGTATCTAGTTCCGATGACTCCTCCGACATTCAGCTATTACTCCTTCCAATATGACAACCCGGTACACTTCCCTGCCTATGCAATCACACAGGCAGCTGGCTGTATCTTGAGTCCCTTGGACAAGCTGGCTTTCCCGACAGATCTGCTGGTGGGTCAGGACTCGTACAGCTACAATACCGGGCTTCTAGCTGAAGTGAACCGTGTCGTCTATGGCGACGTTAACGACACTTCCTCCTACCCTGGTCTGGTCGCGGCTGGTCAGAAGCTAGACATCGATGCAGCCCTGATCCGGCGAGTGCGGGTCGAACTGTCCGTCAGGGTCAAGCCTGGAGCCAACGTCAAGCAACTGATTCAGTCTGCCGTCGCCAAGGTCATCAACGGCTCCAAGGGGATGTCGATCCCAATCTCCAGCATCATCGACGCTGCTTCTAGGGTGACCGGAGTTGTTAGCGTTTCCATGCTATCGCCAACGTACAACTCCAGCAACGACACTCTGCCGGTGAAACAGTACGAATCGCCAAGGATTCTTGACATCGACCAGGATGTCAAGGTCGTGTTCGTGGGGCAATAAATGCTACCAGCTGAGACATTCCTGCATCGAATGATTCCTTCCACCAGCATGAGTGGGCCTGGATGGGACCTGATGCTGGGTGTCATCGGCTCCTCTGAGCAGGCCTGTTGGGACCTGACAGCGAACGCAGAGGCGCAGCTATTCGATGCTACTGCGATGGGTCGATACCTAGACCGACTAGCAGCGAAGGTGGGATACTCTAGGCCTATTGGGGCTGGCGTTCCAGACAACGTCCTGAGGGACATCCTAAGGTGCATCAACCTGTCGCAGACCACCAATCAGAGCTTGAACCTAGCTCTGGAGGCCTTCTACGGCATCGAGAAGACGCACGCTGGGATTAGTTCGCTACCAGAGCCATTCTCCCTTCAGGATGGTGACCAACTGCTCCTCGAGGTGGATGGACGCCACGGGGCATCAGTCACCTTCTCCACAGCGGACTTCGCTGACATCGCAGCAGTGACTGCAATCGAGGCTGCTGCTGTCATCAACAGGTGGTTCGGCATCCGTAAGACACCAGCAACAGCCGTCCCAGTAACCGACCCAGAATCGGGCTTGACGCACTTGTCGCTGTTATCCAACCAAGCAGGTCTTGGTGGATCGATCAAGCTCACTGGCGGCATCGGATGGAGGAGACTGTGGTTCCACAATCTGGCTGGTGGTGACCCTGGAGCGATGACCTGGGTCACTACTAGAAAGGCCGACAAGCTAAGGTTCTCGGTCACCACTTCCGACAATTCGATCTTGAACAACATGAGAGATGGTGATGCTGCTGTAGTGGTAGGGACGTTCTCGACCCAGAATAGGGGAAGCTTCACGATTTCCAACAGCTCCAGACGGCACACATCCCCGAGTGTAGTGGTCTACTCGTTCGATCTCAACAATCCGATTGGAGTAGCTGAAACAAAGGCGGTTCCTAACAGCCAGATCTACTTCTTCCGGTCGCCCGTCGCAAGATTGTCGCAGCAGTCATCTGCTTTCACGAAACCGAGTGGCAATGGAGTTGACATCATCCTGCCAGCCATCACCCAGGTGGTGAGCAGAGATGAAACAACAGCGGGATACCTAGCCAACAATGCATTGACCTCTGGTGTTAGCACTGCGGTTCTGTACCCGAGTTCGGATATCGTCAGACTGCAACTCCCCTTCAGCTCAAGTGGGATGTTCTCTGTTGGCGATTGGGTATTGATTGACGGAGTAGGGATGTTCTCTGGTATCCATCAGGTAACCGCAGTCAATGGCATCCTCCACTACATTGACTTCAGTTCTGATTTGCCGGGAACGGGAGCATCGGTTATTCTCTCATCAACAGGAGCAACAATAACCAAGTGCTCCTCTGTCTCGAGGGGTACGCAAGCCGGATGTGTTCTGACAGAGACAGCCGGCGGTCTGAAGGTGACTAGCTCGACGACATTAACAACATCTGACCTGTCTGTCGGTTGGAGCGGTTCTCTTCCTGTTGCTGACTCGACACAGTTACCAGACCAAGCTGGTTGGCTGGTCATCGGGTATGGCTATGAATACCAGACGGCTCCAATTTACTACCTCGGACGCCAAGGCAGTCTACACCTGCTCCTTGACCCATCGGCGCATATCAAGGCGGCGATCCCAGCCGGTAGCAGCGTGAACCTTCTGACGGACAGCGGAATCAGGAACAGTCCCGCAAGCTGCCTTAGAACCACAAATAGTGCGATGGGGAGGATTGCCGCTAGTCAGCTACTCAGGAGCTTGGGGGGTACAGCAATCGAACAGAGGCATGTCATCACCTACCCAGGAGATAGAGGTCTGGCTGGGGAGGGAAGGGCGACAATGGGGTCTGGGCAACTGAGTGACATCGTGACCTGTCTAGCTGGCGATTTTGTCGATGAAGAACTTGCTCGAGCGAGGGAGAGCTAATGCCTCGGTCTGAAACGGTAGTAGCAGCACACCTCAAGATCTATGTAAATGGCAGCCTGATGGGATGGGCGACCGGCTTTCAGCCACGAATCCAGACTCCAGTACGCAAAGCTCAAGGCATCGACACCCTGATGACGTTTGAGTTGATGCCTACCGGCTTCTCGGCTTCTGGGAGCCTACAGATCGTGCGAGGTAGAGCTCAAGGTGGTCCTGAGGGGCTCGGAATGGTCGCAGCAGCCAAGGATATGCTGAAGCAGAAGTACCTAACCATCGAAGTAGTGGATCGCATTACGGATAGTATTGTCTTCAAGTTCACTGGTTGCACCATTACGGACCAGACTTGGATGATCTCGCCCAAGGGAGTGGTGACCGGTGCTCTCACATTTGAGGCGATTAACTACTCGAATGACGGTGTGACAGAATAGCAATCTTAAGCTGAAGGCGGTCGTCTGCCGCCTGGACGAGGCCCCATGCAACGAAACATGAACTGGGTCGGAGGGATGCGCGTTGATGTCTCGCACCTCCGAATGGTTGAGAGCGCAGTTACAGCAGAACTTCAGCTTCTGGCTGGTCAGGTGCTAGCTGGTGGTCAGCCCGTCGTCGTCAGCGGATTCACCATCGCCCCAGGTGGAATCGGGCAACTAGCAATCAACCTCAAGCTCTTGGTGGCTGGTGGAAGCGTTATTCATGCAACGGCTACAGAGCCCGGTAGCCTCTTTCAGATGCCTGGTTATGCCAGTGCCCAGCAGCTAAACCCCTCAAACGCCAACGTAAGTGGCAGTTTCATCCCTGGAACCAACTACATCGGCATTGACTTGGTGAGGTCAGCGGACCCCACCACGGCCGATACGGTAGTCCTTTTATCAGACACAACAGGACGAGAGTTCCAGCAGCGGATGCCTCTAGGGAGGACGCTAGGGCTGAAGATCGTCGTCTCGAGTACCAGCTTCAGCAGCCAGCCAACCGTTCTGCCTATCGCCTCGGTGTTCGTCTCCGCAGCGATGAACGTGACCTCGGTGACCGACTGTCGTCCGATGGCCTTCCGGCTCGCCCTTGGTGGATCTAGTCCCTCGGCTCTACAGCCCTTCACCCAGTTGGCGACCCGAGTAGAGCCAGCAGTGACATCTACGACCAACCTAGTGGACCCGTTCGTAGGTGGCGACAAGGGCATCACAAGCCTGCGTGATTGGATGGGTCTGGTCATGACTCGTCTCTGGGAGAGCAGCAGCGGGGCCTATTGGTACTCCCCAGGAGGGCAGCAGGACATCAAGCTCTCCCTCGACCCTTCGGCTAAGTACACCGGAACTACCAACTGGTTCTGGGATTCGGCTACGGGAAATCTATACTGGGGAGGCGTCCGCTACATCTTCCCGTCAGATGGAACCGGAGTTGTCAGTAATTATGTGACTAACCACCTGACAGCTCTGCCTGGAACGACCGACCTCGCAGACGGTGAGTGCTTGTATGTAGAGCTAGACCGCAGAGTGACGCAGGGTAGCTTGACTCCGGTCAAGTGCCAGATCTCGGCTCTCCCGAGGACCGGCGTGCCTGGAGCGATTCGTGTTTTTGCCTGGCGAGTCGGAAGCGATGTCTATGTCGATGGACAGACCGCTCCGGTAAGTGGAAGCAACTCGACCAGCGTGGCGAACGCTACTACTAGCTCATACGGTACAGTTAAGCTAGGGACATCTGATGCGAATATCAGCAATGTCGATGCACTAGTTCCGATGACCAACCTCGCTCGTCAGGTGCTAGCTACCGGAATGACGAACGGGGCAGGGTACACAGGGGCTCTCACAATTGGAGACGGGGCAAACGACACTGGAGTGTCAATCAGCAAGTCAGGTGCGACGACCACCGTAGCTGGTTCTCTGAGTGTGACCCAGGATGCCACCGCACGGCAATTCATCGTTGGAGGGGGAGGAACCATCGCCTCGGGTAGTGTCTACTCGGACAGTAGCTGGGGTATGAACTTCCGAGCGAAGCAGTCAGGTCCCACAACTGGAGTGTTTGGATTCGCGAAATCAGATGGCACTGAACTCGTTAGGTTTGGGTCTGCCACTGGTCCGCCGACGCAGTTCGCAACGGCACTTGGTGACGCAGTAGCTCAGTTCGGGGGAGTCCATCCAGTTATCATTCGCGCTAACTGGGCTGGCCTCGGCTTCAATACATACTTCAACGGTGGCACGGCTGGTGTGAATTACACTCGCGTCTCAGCCGATTACACGGGGCACATCGCCCAGGATACTGCGTCAGGAGATATCGTCTTTGCTACTGGGTTATCTGGGACAGCAGGGAGCACATACGGAGGCCCGACAGAACGAGTCCGAATCCTGAACGCTGGCGGCGTGCAGGTGCTGGGTGGGCTTGATGTATCTGGGCTGCTAAGGGCCACCCCTACTGGAGCGAGTGGACCGGTTCTGAGCATTGGAAATGACGCAGTTCTGTATGACATCGGGGTCGCAAACCATTTTGGTGTACAAGGAGCGGCCGATACTACAAAGGGCGGCATCCTGCTCGGTAGCAGCGGTCCTCGTCTGAGCGGCCAAACAGACAAGCTCACTATCCTTGGAGTTGGAGACGGGCTTAGTACTCTTACTGCCGACGCGATCGGAAGTGTTTCGATCAGCAACGGGGCTGGAGGCATGGATGATCGGACAGCTCTGACGCTAATGACCGGGTTCGACAACATGGCAGTTGCGACTCCAAATCGTGTGTCATTGACGTTCAGGCCTAACTCCGCTGGACCCACACAGGCGCAGCATGAGTTTGGTCGAATCACTGGTGGCAGGGCAGCGGCCGATGGGGCAAGAGGGTATCTGGCATTTCATGCCGGTTCGGTGTCGTCGTCCTCATCCGACCACGTTACGATTGACAATACCGGTTTGCTGACGGCTCACAACGGGCTGACGGTTGTCGGCGGATTGATCGGCGCACTGACGACCGATAACGTAACGGTTCCGACCGGTAAGACGCTGACAATCGATGGCACACTAACCGGTCATGCGTCAGACGACCTGAGGCTGGCTGGCGGAACGCTGACCGGCAACTTGACGATCGGTGCCTATGTTGTTGGACAGGTTAGGAATCTAACGGTCAACGGATCTACAACCTCAGTCGATGGATTCATTGGCAACGTAACAGGGCAGGCGAGCGAAAACGTCCCGTGGAACAGCGGAACCAGTACGATCACGTCAGCCGTCACCACCAACAACGTAACGGTTCCGAGCGGTAATACGCTGACAATTGCTACCGGGGCAGTGTTCAGTCAGCCAGGTGACATAGGCTGGACAGGTCTGACTAGCATGGGCGCCCACGCCACTGTGTTTGGAACGTGTGAATATATGGTCAAAGGTGGGATCGCTTATGTCACTGGAGCGATCAAAGGAACAGTTCTGTTTGCCGATAACGATGTTATCACGACATGTCTTCCTGTGCCAAGAGCCACATTCGTTGGTGTCGTTGTTGCGTCTGATAACACGTCCGGTATGGCGCCCTGTCTTCTGAGCGGTAGCAATTTCACCATTCTTAAGGGGGCACTAGGGAACGCAACCTATTATCTGAACTTTTCTTATCCAGTGTAACCAGCCGCTGCTGAGTTTGTATCTAAGTCACTCTCGGAGTCCATATGGCATCCTTCGACCTAGCACTCCCCGACCTGCTCCACCATGAGGGTGGGCTCTGCGATGTAAAGAACGACCCAGGTGGCATCACCAACATGGGCATCAGCCTGCGATTCCTCCAGCAAGAGGGCATCGACCTGGATGGTGACGGCAAGCCTACCGCCGACGACATCCGCCAACTTACCCATGACCAGGCAGCTGAAATCTACCGCAAGTACTTCTGGGACCGGTACGGCTATGAGCAGATCCAAGACCAACGTCTGGCTGGCAAGATCTTCGACATGACGGTCAACATGGGACCGCACCAGAGCCACCTGAATGTCCAGCGAGCTCTACAGAGCCTCGGGAAGGCCGTCCAGGCTGACGGAGCGATGGGTCCGAAGAGCTTTGAGGCTCTGGGTCAGGTTGACCCAAACGTCGCTCTAAAGGCCATCTGCGACACTCAGGCTGGCTTCTACATCCGCCTAGTGGAGCACAAGCCAGACATGAGGAAGTTCTTGGCTGGATGGCTCAAGAGGGCAGGTTGGCCTGTCAAGTAGACCAGGAAGCCACAAGCTGGTCGATCTGCTCATAGAACTTGTCGAGTCCCTCTGCAACCAAGAGGTTGATATCGAACTCGCTAGGCGAACAGTTATCCAGTGCGACTTCAGACTGATGTCCAGCAACCCCAACTCGCTTAGGGTTGGAGGGGCGATTCAGCCTTACTACGATACCGCCAGCCTTCCTGATCTCCCGTACTTCATTCAGGAAGCGGACATCAGAGATGACGACAAGCCCAGGACCAAGGTCTGCTGTCTCATTCGGAAATCGCCCTTTTGTTGAGGTGTAGGACACCTCCCCTGAGTGAATCATCAGAGCGTCGTCTACGGCACGCCGAATCCAGACCTGGGGGTCGATACCGCGACCGAACTCAGTCCCGAGTAGTTGCAGGACGATTCTGGGGGACAGCCTCGAGGTTCCGTTGAGTGGACCATAGGCATCGTGCAGGTCATGAATCCACTTAACCAGCTTCCACCTCGCCTCCTCAAAGCGGTCATCAGCAAAAAGAGCCCGACAGAAGAAGGGACTATTTGTCACGATGCGGAAGAGGGCGACTCCCCATCGGACATCGTCACCATACCTGTCATCGATGGCATTCCGGTTGTCTGAGGAGCCCCATAGCTGGCTGGGAGTGAAGTCAAAGACCTCCCGGCAGAACCTCTTCATCTCGTCGGCCAGGGCCAGTTTGGTGAAGCCATGCGCCTGGACTAGGCGATCTGCCATCGTATCCTTGCCGTCACCTGCGTGTGCCGAGACTGCCACAATCATGGGTTCCACTCCAGAGGTACATCGGTTTTGAGATTGACCAGCCGCCAGTTGATGACCAATTGCCTCATGTTCTGATTCAGCAGCTCGATGCACCTAGCTGATAGGTCAAACACGTCTGTCTTTCCAAGCATATCTGTCAGGGTTCCGTCGCTCGCCTTGATGATGGGAAGCATCTGACGTTGCATCCTGGGGCAGGCATTTGGGATGTTGTCCCCTGCGTCACCCCAGAGAGTCTTGTGGAGGGTGATCGACCTTGGGTCCTTGAGCCCATCGAATGCCTTGGCAATCATGTCCGAATCCACCCAAGACCTGTGAGAGGGGCTGTAGACTCGACAGCCTGGTAGGGACAAAAGTACCCAGAGGTCCTTGTCGCTCGACAGGACAACGAAAGCCTGTGCAGCCTCAGAAGCTTCAGTAGCCAGAGTGGCGATGGTGTCGTCGGCTTCATGCTTGGGGCTTCTGACCCAGCGAGCCTTGGGAGCCAACTTCTCTCTCAGGATGCTCTCACCAAGTGGTCTGGGGTCGAACCTACCCTTGTCCCTGTTGCCCTTATAGGCTGGGTAGGCCTTGAACTTCTCTTCAGCGACCCCGTCCAGGCAGAACGTCCAAAGGTTTGCTCCCAGACCAAGAACATTGGCAAGACCACCCAGCTTGAGCCCAAGGTTGTCGAAGTACAGCTGCTCCACCGGGATCGGGTCTGGCTTGTTCCGACAGGTGGAGCCGGGCTCCCTACAAACTAGGCAGTCCTTGAGATGCACATCCAACTCGTCCTGGCCTTCCTGAAAGGCACTAGCTGCTGGGTGCCAGCAGATGTTGGCAATATTCGACCAGTCGGCCAGGACGAGCATGGGAATCCCCTACTTTGCCGAGGGCTTCTTCTTTTTCGCCTTGGGGGCCGCTTCGACCTCCGTCTCGCTCTTGAGAGCCTCGGCCCAATTCGGGTCGATCTTGGCGAGGCGAGCTCGCTGCTTGCTCGAGCCGCCAGGGATGAGCTTGGCGACCTTCTGAGCTGGTGTCAGCTTGTCGTACTCCTCCTTGCGGGTGGAGGCAGAGGTCTGACGGTTCTTCTTGGCTGTCTTGTTACGGTTGGGTTCTTTCACAGTACTTCCTCCTGCCACCATCTAGCAGAACCCTGCTACGCTGCCTGCTTAGACCTAGCTTTGCAGTCAGCACAGACCTTCCAGGTGCCGTGGTTGCCCAGGACCAGGCTGCGTACATCATTGCTTCCGCAAGGGCAGGCTGGGAGAGGTTTTGGTTCGTCAGCGATCTTGAGTGTCCGAGGAGTGGGCTTTTTGCTCTTGGGCTTCTCCTCTACTTGCTCGGCTAGCCTCTTACTTCTCTCCAGCAATTGCCTGTTCTGGCGGCGAAGTTCGGCTAGTTCTCTCTTGCTGCCCTTTTCGCTTCGGGACTTACGATGCTGGACGATTCTCATTCTGGCTCCTTGCGGTGTAGCTGATCGACTCCAAAACCCAGCCTGTTCCATTGTGCTTGATGGAGATTTCTTCAGGGCAATCTGTCGCGTGGCGAATTACTCCTGGCGATTCAATGAGTGTCAGAAGGAACGTTCCCAACCCAAGGAAACCAGAGGAACCGTCCGGTTCACAGGCATCACCCTCTAGACGAACGACGCTTCTGAATCTGTCCTGTCCTAGTGGAGCCTCGATGATGGTTCGTTTCATCGAGCCGACTCGTCGATGATCTCATCGATCAAGCCATACTTGAGAGCCTCTGAGGCCGAGAAGTAGGTTTCAGCCTCCGACCACTTGCGTACCTGCTCGATGGGGGTCTTGCTCCGCTTGGAAACCAAGGCGTCGTACTCTTGGTCAATCGACTTCAAGCGGTGGTACAGGGTTTTCACGTCATTGGTGTCGCAGGAGCCGCTGACCTCCGCAGCAGAATCATGCAGCATGAGCTGGGAGTTGCGGCTCGCTGCTCGAACGTCACCAGCCATCAGGATGAGGACTGCAATAGATAGGCACTCGCCCCAGACCTCAGTCCTGACAGGACTCCCGCAGGAGCGCAGGAGGTCATAGATGCCTACGCCAGCAGCTACTGAGCCCCCTACGGAGCAGATAGACACCCTGAGCTGGGAATCTCCCTTCTGGGCCTCGAGGACCGCCTGGTGTATCGATTGGACGTGCTCTGTCGTCACCTCACCGAAGATGGGGACGACCAGAGTAGTGGGTTCGCTTTTTTCTCGTGGTCGCTTTGCCATGATGTTTTAGTCCTCAGATTCGGTGGAGGCCTTGCGGATGTCTTCTGCAGTGATCTCTTGCCCTTCCCGTGCCTGAAGGAAGGAGTCGATCTGGTTTGATAGGGTGTCCTCGCCTCGATACCATGTGCCACCCAGCTTGGTGCCATGAGTGCGACAGGCAGGGAAGTTGGTGCGGGCGACGACGGCTCGTCCAGTATCGTTCGACCTGGACTTGGCGACATAGAAGGTCATCCGGCGATTGGCTCTAGCCTGAGCGTCACGGTTCAAGGTGATGACGTTCGTGGCAATCGTCATAACATCCCAGGATTCTGAGACATCTTCCATCGTGAGGAGACGTTCGCCTTCTTTGTGGTCGCGACTGCCCTGCCGGTTGGTCTGAATGGCGACCAGGCAGTGGGTATTGAGTTCAAGGGCAGTCTGGACGAAATAATCATAGATGATAGCATCCAGATTACGCTTGGCTAGGGCCCCTCCCTTCGCCCTCTCTGTGGAGAGCTTGGCGGGGTAGTCATCCACGATTAGGTCGAATCCATGTCCATACCGAGTCTTTAGCTGTTCATTCCTCGTCTTGATGACGTTGATGACCTCTTCCACCTGCATTCCGCCCCTGTTGTAAGGGATATAGGTCAGGTAGCGGTCGAGGAACTTGGACATTGTCTGGATTAGGGTACGACCTTTGTCTAGGTCGTCGTACATCCTGAAGAGGGTGGATTTGTCCACGTTCAGAGCAGAGCAGAGCATCTTCTCCCTGATGTCATCACACCGACCCTCGTGCGTCATGAACAAAACGTGCTTTTTCTTCAGAATGTTGGCGACCGAGATCGTGATCATGGTCGAGGTCTTGCCGATGTTGCTGGGGGCCAAAAGGACAGTTGTATCACCCTTGTAGAGAGGCCCCAGAGGAGTCCCGTCGTGGCTCATTGAGGCGTCGAGGAGGTCAAAGCCGGTTGTCAGCCCTGTCTGGTAGCTTTGGGCTGCCTGAGAAAGGAACTTGCCCTCATCGAATGTGACGGCCTCATCTGACTCAAAGCTGCTCCTCCCGATCGCCTGAACCGACTCGCGCATAATCGCGAAGGCTTCTTGGAACTGCTCGTTGTCGTACTTATGCTTAGACTTTTCATACCCTTCCTTGTAGAGGCGACTATGATACCAAGTCGTCAGGTCTGGTCGGATGATGTCAAGCCCGATTTCATCCGCCTGGAGCCAGACGGTGTCTACCCAGTTCTGGAGTTCGTGCTTTTCAGTTGTCTCCATCCTGATAAGTTCGCGATAGGCCTTGAGTTCGACCTTCGTCGGCTTTCGACCCAGTTCGGAATGGAACTGGATGGCGGCTCGCCAGACCTTAGATGTCCGAGGATCTCCGAACCAGTCAGGCTGCACGATGATGCGGCATTGATTGAAGAAAAGGTCGTCTCGCAGCATGTGACCAAGGGCCGCCGACTGCTTCTTTTTCACGAACGGTAGGGAGATCTTCTCGGAGAGTGGCTCTGTCATACGGCTCCTGGCTAGAGGTGCGATCGATCTCTAACGCAACCTGAACGACCGGCGAGAGTGGAAGGATTTTAAGCTTGGTCTGATAGTTTTCGCTGGACAGGTGAGCAGGGAGTAGCTAGTATTGGTGAGTCAGCAGATGGAAAAGTGATGAGCGGGACAACCAGTACCAAAGGAGGGCGAGTGGAACAGGACTACAAGGCGACTACTGTAGCCTACAGCTGGGCTGAAAGCTGGGGCCTAAGGGTTCAGGTCGGACCCACTCCTAACTCTCTAGTAGTGGAAGACAAGCTCGTTCAGGTCGGAGGCAAGGGAAGGGATGGATGCCTCAGGCTGGATGAGAAGAAGCTTAACTCCAAGGATGTGGAGCAGGTTATCTCTGAGATGTGGAAGCTGACCGAGAAGCTGGGGTTTGGTCGCCCCAACGGTTTCCGCAATGGAACCGGCACTGTGCGAGCGAGGGTGGCTGACTACGAGGCCACCTCGATGCGGCTCACTCCTTTTGAGAGGACTCCCAATCCTCCTGCTTGGCTCATCCAGAAGCAGATGGCCATCATCAATAGGGAGGCTAGGCGAGCAGCTTACCGCTACCGGCACATCCTGGACGAGATCTCCTCCGATGAGGGAGACATGAAGTCCATCGCTCTGGTCTACTTGACCATCTATCTGAATCGGCATCGCGACCTCGAGGACGCCCACAAGTCAGGAGGAAACCTGACCCTTTTCTTGAGGCAAGAGTTCGCCCGCTGGGCATCGGTCACTAGAAGATATCTGCGGAATATCTCCTTTGAGTCTCAGGGTATTGAGTTGTCCGCAACCATCGGGAAGCCCGTCTGCGGGGCCGAGATCTCCTCTGGCAATAGCTGGGTGGAGCCGAACTACACACCTCCTGCCCATGCACCTGTCCAGCTTGCCGATGCAGAGGCTGTGGCGCAGGAGAAGAACAGGAACTCCAGAAGGGTGGAGCAGATCGAGAAGCAGGAGGGGCTTCTGTCCTCTATGACCCACCATCAATGGGTTGAGGTGATGTCTGGTGTCATCAACGGAACCTCTCATCCGAAGGAGGCGCAAGATGAGGCCAAGCGCAGGATGAAGGAGCACTGCCAGAAGTGCGAGACGTGCCGGTGCGCCGATGAGGCATGGACTGAAGCCGCAGCCCAAGAGAAGAAGCGGCTGTCCTTTCGAGGCAAGCGGCGCTAGATGATCTGTCGTTCGTAGTCGAAAGGATCAGCGAATCGGCTCAGGATCGGGCTTCCTACTCTGAGGGGGGAGGTGGCCTGATACTGAAGCCAAACTTCCTCCAGTTCTGCGTCACCGAGGTCTTCCCGACCGGCAGGGGCCTCAAGGCGATAAATAGTGAAGCGGTCAGCGAGCTGGGAGGCGAGCTGGGAGATCTTGTCTGCTGCATCATCATCTAGACCCAGGTATAGGTCTTTGACGCTGCTCCTGCGGTAGATATCGATCTGGTCACTGGTGATGCTCTTGCCCATCGTAGCCGTGACGGCCACCCCATCTCGCCTCCAGAGCAGGTCGCACTTGATGGCATCGACAGGTCCCTCCACGATGATAGCCTTGCGAGCCCCCACCAGGCGGTCCTGATGCATGACGGCCTTGCCACCTACTTGGCCGGTCGTGATGATCTTGGGTATGCGGACGATGCGCTCGCCAACCAAGACTTCAGTCGGGTCGATGGATCTAGCCTGCCAGCCCCGAACCTGTCCCTCAACGACGACGGGAAATAGAACCCTCCTGATGCTTGGGTCATACCGGATTCCGTACTCAGAGGCCAGAGTGACACTGATGCCTCTTTTAGCTAGGTACTCACGACCGGCACGCGCGGCTTTATGGTCTAGCTCAAGGGCATCTGGACCCCAATCGATCGCAGGAGGGATCTCGATGATGTCGGAGATGATCTCGTCTGTCTCGTATTCGTCCCAGTGGTCAGCAAAGTCTAGCTTGTCAGAGATGTCGGAGCCAGCCGAGACTCCATCGTACAGGATGGAGGCTAGCTCCTGGCGAGGTAGACCGTAGACCTCTGCCAAGATCTTGTCGGCCCTGCCAGAGAAGTCCTGGCCGCACTTCATGCAGCGAGAGCGCCCTGTCGACTTCTCTACATAAAGCTTAAGCTGGCTGCACCGAGGACACTCGAGCAACCAGCTGCGCTTATTCTGCTTCTGGAACCCGTGCCGCTCTACCAGTTCATGGAGAGCGGCAGGGTCGACGGACGAGTAGGCCAACTACATCCCCGCGACAGCCAGGCTCTGCTTGGGGATCGCTACCTGCTTGCCATCGGCATCGTAGACGATCCCGTTCTTGCGTGCGAGGTCGATAGCCTTGCAGGTAGACAGGATGCCGAGGTAGACCTCCTTGTCGCCAGAGATGACATTCAGGAACGAGTCCTTGCCCTTCCAACTACGGTCCAGGTAGCCCTTGAGGCGAGTGTCCAGAGCCTGGTGAGGAACTAGCCGGTAGATGCCACCGCCACCAGCCTGGATGACTCCGAAGCCCATGCCGAGAAGGAGGACTTCCTCGTGGGTATTGATGATGCCACGGTCATGGTCGAGGGTGAAGACACCTTTGCGACCTGGGCGACCGAGGCTGCTGTCCACCATCGTCACTCGGATCTTGTGACCCAGCTCGTCACCATCCGACTGATTTTCGCCGGTCAGGTCCACCGAAACCGTCTCGTCTCGGAAGGTCTGCCCGGTAAGAGTGGTGCGACCAGCCTTGGTGCGGAGCCGCTCGACCATCATGAAGTACTCAGCCGTGTGCTTGACATACCAGGGAACCGCCATGCGGAACTGGACGCCACGCTCCTGCTCCTTGGGGTCCTGCTCCGCTCGCACCTGACAGGTCAGAATGAGGCTGATGCCGTTTCGACGCAGAAGCCCCTTGATGCGCTTGAGGCCGTCCTGAATGGTCAAGGCCTCATCTCCACGCTGCTGCTTCATGACGGTGTCGGAGTTCATGGCACGCCGCCCAACGATATCATTGATCGAGTCGATAGCGATGGCTCGCACCTTGATGCCGGATTCCAGCATCTTGGGGACAACCTGCTCGATAGCGTCGAAGATGTGCTCAGGCAGGTTGGTGTCGTAGGCTCGATAGCGGTTTGGGTCGATGCCCCAGAGAGCAAGCTGCGCCAGAGTCACCTGGGCCTTCTCTCGGCCTTCCGTATTGTACTTCATGACGACCGCATCTGGGTCGGTGCGGTGAAGCATCCCGAACATGGCACTCACCAGGAGGGACTTGCCACCCTTGGGCTGACCACCCAGGAGAAGGGTGTACCCATTGGGTAGACACCAGGAGTTGTCGAAGCAGTAGTTGAAGCTAGGACTGGGAGACTCGAGCCCAGACGAGAAGACATCGCCATCCTCATGGACGACGGCACCTTCCATCTCGAGAAGGCTGGACATCAGTTTCTGCTGCTCTTTGGTGAATGCCATGTTTTCGCTTCTCCTAACGACTGTATGAGGGACGACCAAAAACGCTGGTTGGTGTGGACTTCGACGCCTCGGTCGTGATCGTCAAGGCGGGTGGTAACTTCTCGGACTGCTCGATCATCTGTTCAGCACTCTCTAGCAGAACGCTTTCGCTGGGAGCCGATAGGTCGCTGACTCTGCTGCCTGGGGCTCCATCATTTGCCTTCAGGATGGCTCTGACAGCATCGAACCCCATCCGAATGGCCTGCATCTTCATGTAGACCAGCTCCTTGGCTGCCTCGATGCCAGCCCGGTATGTTTCGATTGCCGTGAACTCGTCATCGGCGTAGCAGATAGCCTCTCGCACATCCTCGGAGCCGGTAGGGCTTCTAGAGCTCGCCAACCCCTTAGCCTGGGCAATGCCCGCTGCGAGGTCAAGGAGTACCACAGAGCGACGTTTGCGGGAGGCGATGGTAGCTAGGCTAGCCTCGGCGTAGAGTGCGCCATAAGCCCTCGCAAGGCTGTCATAGGCCACGCTGAAAGTGCTCGCCAAGCTGAGAGAGGAGGAGGAATTGGCGGCAGCGATCTCCCTCAAGCTAGCTTCTGCCTTGCGGGCGAGAGTAAGGTCGATTTCTAGGGGAGCTAGACCTGCCTGAGGTCTAGAGATGGACAGCTTGGTGGTTTCAAAGTTCACGATATTCTCCAAAGAAAAGAGCCCCGGCAGCAATCGCCACCGGGGCCCGAAGTACAGCCCGAGTACAACTACTACGGTGCAAACTGCTTCATGAAGTCGGCCTCTTCGTCCTCAGTCGTCTCGGACTTTGGCGCAGGCTTCGCCACAGGTGCCTGCTTCGCCTTCTTCTTGGCCTGAGCCTCGGCTAGGGCTTTCATGGCCTTCGCGACATCGTCCTCCTCATCGAAGGGCTCAGGCTCCACGGTCTTGACGGGAGCGGGAGGTTCCTTGACAGGCGGTGGCTTGACCGGCTGGGGAGGGGGAGCAGCCTTGACGGGCGGCGGGGGTGGCTCAGAGGACTCAGTCTCGACAGGCTCCCGGTCAGAGAGCCCCCAGATGTCGGAGATGGTATCGGAGTCACCGTGGCTGTCCACTAGGGCCTGGATCTTCTCTGGCGACAGCGTTCGGATGCCTACCTCGTGCAGGTAGCAGCAGGATGCGAGAGCTTGGAGCCCGTCAGCCTCGGTCAGGGGAGCCTTCTTGGGACGCTCCAGGGTCTGACCGTCGATCTCGACCCCCTCCTTGACCTCCTCGACGTGGTACTCCCGCTGGAGACCCTTGCCAGAAGCGGAGATGGCGAACCAGAGGCCTCCATCTGCGTCGATGGCATCGTAGGACGGCTTGCGGTTGCGGTACTTCTCGCAGATCGCCTCGATAGCCTTCTTCACCGTGACAGGAAGCTTGAGGGTGTAGAACTCGCCTGAGGAGTCCTTCACGTTGACATAGAACTGGAAGGCTCGGTTGTGCGCCTTAACCCACTCCGCAGCCTTCTCGAACTTCTCTCGGATCTCAGTCTGCGTCAGTCCCTGGCCGACAGCGATGGCCTTGTCGGCATCGTGCTTCGCCTTGCGCTTGGCGATCTCGTCGCACTCGGGGCACCGCTGCGTAATGACGCGAACGTCATTCTTCCACATCGACTTCTCTAGGCAGTAGAAGTTGCAGTAGGTGATGCGCTCGCCACCCTTGACAGCGTAGCCGTAGTGCTGGGCGTGTGAGACGAACCACTCGCCGGTAGGGGCGCACTTGCCGAGGGGAGGGAGGATGCGGACAGTAACGACCTTTCCATCCTTGCAGTCCAAGCTGCGAGGGTAGGTGCCTTTGCTGCTGCCGTACTTGGGTGTTCCGAAGGTAGCCATTTGTTTCCTTGTCTTGGGTTTTGAGCGTTAGCTCTTGGTTTTGTTGAACTCAGCGATGATTGGTGCGACTCGTTGGTAGAGCGGCCGGATCTTCTTAGCGATGGAGACGACCATGTCGTGGTCCGGCTTCTTCTTGACATCTACAGCAACTGAACGACCGCCGAAGATTTTGACAGCCAGGTCACCCTTGGCTTCTTCCTCGGACGCATTGAGAATGACGACAGCGACGACGTTTGCATCGTAGTCCTTAGAGACGATGCTCTCAAAGACACGATAGGAGATGTAGGCAGCGTTCAGGATGTCTCCATTGGAAGCACGAACTAGCTGCTTGACCACCGTGGTAAGTTCATCCAGAGTAGGGATGGACTGATTGTAGAACTGGTGGACGTGAGGCATCACATAAGACATCAGGCGAAGGCTGGTAGCCATCTTGCTCAGAGAGGCCTGTAGGGCTCGACCTGTCTCGACGGTGAACTTGCGCTCTGGCCCCAGGAACGACTCGATTGCAGAGGCCAGAACCTTGTACATCGTATCAGCGTCCAGGGTGATTGCGTTCTCATCTTCCTCTGAAACGAGCTGGGAGAATGACTTCTGGTTCGCCTCTGTGCCGAGAGGGAAGATTGCTACCGAGTCGGTTTCGATCAGCTCCCGCAGCTTGAGGGTCAGCTCCTCCACCATCGAGGCGCCGATGTTCTTACGAGCCTTCATTCCAGGCAGCGTTCGGTTGTCGGCCACCTCCTCCAGCTTGATGGAGGCCTCTTCCTTGGCTCCGTTGTACAGCTTGAGAACCTGCGAAATGATCGGGAACTGGATGTCCATGAACTCTCCTTGCCCAACTAGAAGCACAAAGCTACTCATCTACGGCAGAGAGAGGGGCTTGCTCGACGACCTGGACATCTCGGACACTGAATGCCCCCTCTAGGTTCCAGCGGGACACAGTGACGATGCATACGCTTCCGACCAGACGGTCTGGCAGCACCGCACCGGACTTCCTCCTCTTTTCTTTTTGGTTGGGCCAGCGGGTCACTTGAACCCTAGCTCCAGCTACATCTAATGTGAGCTTGGCAGCTTGCCCATTCCAGAACCAGTCGACTGCGGTCACATAGGCGCAGCATCCGACCATCGACTTAGGAGCCAGACCGTCGATGAAGGACTTGCCAGACTCGACTAAATCCTTGAAATCAGGACCTGACACGATAGGACAACGGTCATCTCCCTCAAAGTCGTTCTTCTCCTTCAGCTTCCAGACAGGTCGACCGTGCTGATCTGTCTCAAACTGAGTAGGCACCTGCGTCACGACTAGGGGGGTCAGGTCGTCATTGATGGATGGGAGGATCGACTTCCTCATCTGGAAGACCTGGAGAGGTGTCATCGACTTGAACTTCGGGTCAATTTCGTCTGGCTTCTTCTTGCCTTCGATCTCCTGCTTGGTCTGGACATAGATGTTCAGCTTCTCATCTGTCGAGGCCCCAGTAGGGAACATGCTGTCTAGGACCCCAGCGACGATCATCTTGGTCATCTGGTTGGTTCCGATCTGGTCCCTACCCAGCTTGGTCACCTTCTTCTGCTTGACCTCGCCGGTCTTCTTGTTGACCTTCTGCTCGACAGTGACAGAGCCAGCCTGCAACCTGATGTCGAAACGGCGCGTCAGGAAGTCCTTGAGGCTGTGGTAGGGGCGAGCCTCCACTAGAGCCTCGTGAGCTTTGGGGCCTACTCCATTGAGGAGCCGCAGCGGGGCCCGGATGCGACCATTGACCGCTTCAAAGTCGTCACCAGACAGCATGATGTCAGGTGGGTCGATCATGTGACCACAGTGCTCCCAGTAGGTCGTCTCAATCTTGGAGCGGTCTGCATTGCGTAGAACGCTGCACCAGTACTCGGTTGTAAAGTGGTGTTTTAGGAAGGCGCAGACATAGCCGGTCATGGCATAGCAGACGGCGTGGCTTTTGTTGAACCCGTATCCTACGAACGTCTGAAGTGTTGCCCATGCCTTCTCAGCAGCTTCTGGGCTCCCTAGCGTCTCAGTCGCCCCCTTGAGGAAGATCTCTCTGTCCTTCGCGACATCCATCATCTTCTTCTTGCTGACATGGATTCGGAAGTCGTCACCTTGCTCTGCCGTAGCCTTGCCGATGACCTCAAAGGCCCTCTGCACCTGTTCCTGGAAGACGATGATGTCATACGTCTCAGGGAACAGACCAGCGAAGGAACCATCTACCCCAGACTTGTCTCCGGTAGCCCTAGCGGCGAACTCCTCGAGCATGTTCCTCTCTGTTGTTCCGGCCTTGATCTTGGCATCTAGTGGGCCGGGGCGGTCGAGAGCAGTGAAGGCTGCCAGGTCGTCTACGCTCCTGAGAGTGTGCTTGCCATCTACCATGAACAACTCCAGCCATTTGCGCGCAGCTGGAGTAGAGAACTGGAAGACAGTCTCTGTCTTGCCTTGGCAGATCTCCCTGAAGACATCTTGGTCAGGAGGCAGGTCCCAGATGTCGTACAGCTCGATGAATCCATCCTTGCTGGGAACCGGCAGAACGCGGATGCCAGGAACCCGCAGTCCGTTGATTCTCTCGTCCTTAGGAGTGTAGTCAAAACGCTTCTGTACAGCCTGTATGCACCCTTGGATGTCGCGGAGGGCAGAAACCTCCAGCCAATCTACCTTCAGACCACCTACCTGCTCGACTAGGTCCTTGGTGTACTGGGTGACAGGAACCGAATCGTCTCCTACCCTTGTGGTTGGAAGGAAGTTGGCGATAGGCTCGTTTGAGACGACGAAGCCGCACGCATGTTTGCTTTTGGACCTGACCAGACCTAATGTTTTCTTCACTAATTCCCAGTGCGTAGGGTATGTGGCGATGTAGCCAGCGAGGGTCTGGTCACTAGTAGCGATACCCTCGACAGCCATGCCATCTGGGCCTTCATAACCCTCGATGAAGTCTAGGTCATCGACACCCTGAGGTGGCATCGGAAGCTTCTTACAGATGGCCTCGATCTCCGGCTTGACGAACCCGTCCTTGACACGGTGAACGTCCTTGATGCTGCTCTTGAGCCTGAGCCTGGTGTCGTTGCTGATCTGGGCCCAATGGCCAGGGAAACGCTCTCCCAGAAAGCCCTTTGTTGGGTCATTGACATCGAGGAGAAGGTCACGAGACTGGAGATCCTGATCAATGTCAGGTAGCTTGCCTGAGCGGATGCGTGAGGTCGTCAGGAATCTCTCTTTGGATAGTCCGTAGCGAAGAGGCTCGACGTGGGTGATGCCCAATAGATAGGTGAGGAGCATACCAGCTGCGCTGCCTCGACCCGTTCCTGTAAGCTGCCCATGCTTTTCGTAGTACTCGACTACCTCCTGGTCTAGAAAGAAGTAGGGAAGGAGGTCGATGCTGCCATTCTGGTGGAGCATCTTGATCTCAGCACCAAGACGTTCCTTCCACTGCTGATTGTCCCAGCGCATCCTGCCTACACGCTTGATCAAATCCATCGTGTGCTTCAAGGTGTCAGGTGGATAGAACTTGACAGGAAGTTCTCGCCTCGGCTTCCACTCCCAACCGAATCGGCTAGCCCATTCGTAGGAATTGTCTACCCAACTGTCGTACTCGTCTTGTTCGATTCCCATGTATTCGCTGAAGTACTTGAACGACTCCTCAGAAGACTGACGATGGTACGAGTTGTGCATCCGCCAGGAGCCGCCACCGGCACACAGCTTGACATCTTGTACCGGCTTGTCGCTAGCCAGAGCGAAGTGACTATCGTCGCTGATTAGAATCGGGTCACCGTACTTGCGAGCTAGGAACTGGACGAATCGGTTGCCACCCACCTGGATGTCGCCATCTGGAGCAGTAGGTGTGCATTCATTGCGGACGAAGTCAGAAACCATCTGGAAGTTCAAGATCTCAGCGGGTTCCTGCTCGACCCACTTGGTCTTGTGCTTGACGGCTAGGAGCCACGTCCTTCCTTTGGGTTCGTCTTGTACAAACTGCTTCCACTTGACGACTAGGTCGGAGGCGACATCCTCGACATCCACATCACCGAGTCGAACCCGCAGTCTCTTCTTGGGGTAGTCCTTGAAGGGCATCGCTTGCCCGGCCAACTGGATGATGACCCCCTCATGCCAGTTATGGGTGCAACGGTGTGGGAAGACCTCAACGTAAAAGTTCCCTGGTTTGGCTAGGCTACGCAGCTTCTCGTAGTACTTGACGGCTAGGTCTGGCCTCTTTGCCATCAGGTGCCGCTGCACCATCCCGATGAGGCACCCAGACCCGAAGGTGATGTTCTGAGCTCCCAGTTCCTCGATGTCCTTCCAGCCGAAGATGGGCTTTCGCTCGCTCCCATGCCTCTCGCTGGTTTCCTCTGCTCGACTCAGGAGCCGCCCGATTGTCTCGAAGGCAGCTTGGTCTAGAGCGTGTAAGGTAAGATGGAAGTATTTGAAATAACTAGACAAAGAGCCGTCTTTGTCGTGACTGATGCCACCATTAAGCAAGATGGGGTCGTTGTCATCTCGAACGTAGGCCTCTAGGCCCAGGATAGGCGTGAGCTTGGCCTTCTTGGCGAGGCTGTAGACCTCAGGACACCTGGAGAGGGTGCCGTGGTCTGTCGCAGTCAGGGTTCCCGTGCCTAGCTGCTTCTCGCGTTCTGCGAAGGCTACCGGGATGCTGGCCGAGTCGAAGCTGCCTGGGTGACAGTGCGGAGTCGGGTAGTTTCTCATGCCTTACGACTAGCAGAACGTCTCCGTTTCAGGCCTGCCTTCTCTACGCCTTTCTTGATGCGTCCTACGATGCCCTGGTAGATCTCCTCGATCTCCTCCGCTGAACATCCGAGAGCAGAGCCAGCTACCTCATCTGGCACTCCATTCGGGAACTTTTCGAGCAGCTTGTTCAGCGAGTAGTCATACCGCTTGAGGAGAATGAAGTCAGGATCTGTTTCGAGTCGTGGGTCAGCCATTAGAAGTCCTTGAAGGGCACGATCAGCTGATGCAGACTCTTGTCCGCTAGCACCTGTTCGGTTACATGGTGAAAACGAAGGTCACCCACAGCATGCTCTGCTGTGACCTCAAACATGACCTGTCCTGGGCGACTCTGGACGAAACCAACCCCTCGGGCATAACTATCATTTGGGATGAGGGCTGGGTTGATGACTAGGTCGCCGGTAGGGAGAGGTAGGTGCAGCCCCTGGTGTACATGGCCACTCAGGAACACAGAGAACGGCTTGCGACCTGCCTGAGCCTCGGCTGTCTGGATAGCCCTCATCTGATTCTCGATACCGCCGATGTTGATGGACCGGGAGGGATTACCTACAGCTAGCCCAGTGTCACCATGCGTAGCGTAGAAGCGATGCCCGAAGAGCTCCCACTCAACATGAGGAGTGCGAGGAATGTTGAAACTGACATTGCTCAGGTGCTTTGTAGACATCTTGACGGCATAATAAATCTGGGTTGCTCGAGAGTCCCACTTGCCATCAAATGCACGATCAGCATGGCGGCTCTCGTCCCGATCATGATTGCCGGTAGAGCAGTAGATCGTGACCTTCTTGAATGACCCAGCTAGCACCCAGACCGCATGGACTAGTAGGTGGACGGCATCAGCGAATTGCTCTGCGACAGGGCGACCAGCCTGGCGGTCGTGGATTTTACCAGCGATAATGTCACCACCTAGCCAAACAACGGCTTCTGTCTCGTCTCGATGGTCTAGCTTGAAGTCGCATGCGCTCTTGACGACATAAGCTAGAGCACTGGCTTCTTCCTCAAAGTCGAACTTGTAGGGAAGTTCTCTTGGGTCTAGGCTGCTACCGAAGTGCAAGTCTGAGAGGGCGATAACCAGGGCTCGCTTGGTCTTGGCCCTCTGCTTCTTGCCAATGTAACTGGACTTAGGCAAGGAACCTACATCTCGCCATACGTTGCGGAGCAGTCCATCTAGGCGACTGAGGAACATTTCGTCGTTCGCGAGGCTGGTAACTGTCTGCCTACTGAGCTTGGCTAGGTTCGCCAACTCTACACTCTCGACCAGCTGCTCTGTCGGGCTCGCAACATAAAAAGCATCGCGAATCTTTACGAACCCACCCAGCCTAGACATGTGCTGCTTGACAAGCTTTAGGTCTTCTTCCCCTAAGCCCTTGTTCGCCTTCAGCCACTGGCAGTAGTCAGTAGCTGTCAGAGACCTGATAGGCACATGAAGTGCCACGCAGGCCTCTGCGATAGAGTTAGCGATCTGGCGAGTCAGGGGGCTAGACATACTTAGGCCTGAGCAGCCGGTGCAGCATCGAGAGGCGGCTTGATGGTCTTCTCAGCCTGGGCAGCGTCGATATCGTAAATCTCCCTGATCACCAGGCTGGACTTGGCGTTTTTGATGGTGTCGCCCACCTTGCTTCCGACCACCTTGGTAGACACCTCGGGATTCAGACCAGCGACTTCAAACTGCACCCGGTGCTCGACATTGCCTTCGTCCAGTTTCTCCACGCCAACAACGAAGCTGTTCATGGCTACGGTGTCGATTGGCAGAAGTACCTTGCTGTCGATGAGGTACTTTACGTTGGCTGTCTGCTTCTCGACATTCTTGGCCTCTGCGCCATCCCGCAAAGCAGCAAGCTCTGTGTTAACGCTGCTCTCGCCAATCACGTTCACTACGGCTGAAATGACAGCCTCAATGCGATTGATTTTGGCGTTGATGTTATTCAGTTCGTCCTGCACCTCCTGAGCTAGCTTGGCAGTGAACTGGGTGAGGTTCTTTGTCGCGTCCTTGAGTTTCATTGCGTCTCCTGGTGGTTACTTCAGACCTAGCTGACGAGAGATGTCAGCATTTGTTGATTCCATCGCCTGGCTAGCCTGCGTAGCGGTAGCCATCGTCATCGCTTGGCCTCGAGGCATCGGAATGGGTAGAACAGCACCCGCTGGAGCCTCGGCAGAGCCAGCGGCAGGGGGGTCAGCAGCCTCTGAGCGGCGATTTCGGCGGATGGCGGTATTGGTGGGTGCCTGCGCCTTTGCGGTTGCCGTATCTAGGCTACGGGGCTTTCTAGAGGCTCGGACCTTGGGCTCAGACGGGACGACAGGTTCCGGCTCTGGGGGCGGCGAGGCAACCTGAGGCGCGACGACCTGAGGCGCAGCAGAGGGAGAAAGCAGACGCTTGGCAAATGACTTCAGGGCAACTACCTCCTCCTGGGAGAAGGTGTCACTCTTTGGAGTCTTTGGCTGACTGGTGCCGAGGAGCTCACCAAGACGGGTCATGATGAAGCCGCTGACCTCATGCTGGACGACCTGAGATAGCTGGTCTGCCTCATCGAAGAGAGGCTGCTCTATTAGGGCCCGGTAGTAGCGAGCCAACCCCAGCCGGTACTCGATTTCGTCGAGAGGGGAGGGTGGCTTGGTTCGCTGAACAGGCTGCCTGGTCGAAACAGGAGTACGCTGAGTCACAGGCTGACGATTGAAGACGGATGCGCCAAGTGACGCGAAGTCAAATGGCTCCGACAATCCGCCTTCAGGTACTTCTTGACCAAGCTCTTCTGGGTTGTATGGCATATCACGATGTAGCACAACTACTTGCCAGTACTCCCAAAGCCACCAGTTCCACGCTGTGTCTCAGATAGTTCGTTTACAGTCTCAGGCTTCAGAAGAAGACAGGGCTCGACAATCAACTGTGCGTACCGCTCGCCAGCCTGAACATACAGAACCCTGTCAGAGACGTTGCGAATCTGTAGAGAGACATCGCCTCTGTAATCAGAGTCGATGACTCCCTCGATCAGAAATCCTTCCGCGAAACGACTTGATCGTGTTTTGATGTACCCGACAGAGCCGAAGGGCAACTCGAATGCCAAGCCGGTACGGAAACGAAGCATCTGACCAGCTAGGACGGTGCCACTGTCATAAGGGCATAGGTCAAGACCAGCGGAGGCGGATGTCTTCCGTTCTGGAACCTTGGCGTCCTTCAGAAGCTGAACAACTTTCAGGCTAGGATCCACAGCTACCTCCCTTGGTGATCGAGCAGACATCTCCACCTTCAAAAGCCACCGACTCTCCACCCTCTTGGAAGACCTGACCGATGTGTTTGGCGGCTGTTCGGAACTTCACAGCAGACAACGGCTGGCCCCCGCGTGATCCATCCGGGTAGCAAGTGATTCCACGCAGACGAGGCAGGTAGCTGATCAGCATGTCTCCGAAAGCCTTGACGAGAGACTCGTTGTTTTGCTCCGACCCCCAGCGAGGGAGATTGATCGTGCTGGAGATGCCGTGATCGACGTACTTCTGCATCCAGGCTTGAGTGGACACCCGACGCTCAGTGTCCTCGGAAAGCGAGTAGGCGTCCTCGATGTCGTCTGGGTCGATACCCTGCTCGACCAGCTTGGCGGCGGTAGGGTCGATGACATACTGGTAGTTCCAGCTAGTCCCCTTCAGGTAGCGCCGCTTGTAGGCAGCGCAGAAGAGGGGCTCAATGCCCTGAGATGTCTCAGCCAGGAGTCCGATGGTGCCGGTGGGTGCGATTGCACGGGTCTTCACTGGACGGCTAAGGTCCCATGAGTCAGCCAAGCTAGCGGCGATCTTGGTCGACTCCTCGTAGACCTCGAGGTACTTCTGAAGCTCGGCATCGGCACCGTACCTCTTGCCGTGGAGGAGGAGCCACTCGTGGACACCCATTAGGCCTAATCCGAGGCGACGATTCTTGGTGCGGGTACGATCCACCTCGACATACGGGACATCGCTATAGACCGTTCCAGCCAGGAGGAAGGCGACAGAGGACTCTAGGACAGACCTGAAATGGTCCAGACTCTTGATTCGGGCCAGATTGATGCTGCCCAGGTTGCAGATGTCATCGTCATCCTTGCTCGACACTTCAGTGCATGCATTTCGGAGATGTTCGCCGGAATTGACACCTACATCTACACTGAAGCCTGGCTCGCCTGTCTCCAGCATGTGGCGAACAACCTCCCAGTAGACGGTGTTCGCGAGGCTGTGGTGCTGGTGCTCTGCGTCATGGTAGGCTTGGAAGAAGAGGTCGTCCAGAATGACCGAGATGTTGGTCATGTCTAGCGGTGCGGAGGCATTGAAGTCTTTCGCCTTCATGGCCTGGATCTCAGGGGACCAGTCCTTTAGACGAATGAACTCGCCCACGTCTGGGTGGTTCCAGTGCAGACCAGCCCAGAGAGCAGCTCGGCGGCTTCCACCCTGCTGGATGTGCCTGCCAGCCTCATTCGTCATCTGCATCAGAGCGGTAGGTCCACTAGCTACTCCACCCGTCTTCCGAATCGGGCGACCCTTGGCTCGAATGTTTGAGTAGACGACACCGACACCTGCTCCTGTCATGAGGGCTAGAGACACCTTACGCATGTGCTCTGCCCAACCCTCACGGCTGTCCTCTGCGGTCTTCAGGAGGCAGTTGCCGGTCAGGATGTCGCCCTCGAGAACGAACTCGTTCCCATCTGGAACCACTGCACAGTAGACGACTTCCTTGCGAGAGGTGGGCTCCACAGAGACAACAGTCCATGCAAGCCAATCGATGTCTACAGTCCACAGCTTCTGACCTGGAACCAACTCGCCGGTAGAGAAGGTGGTCTTGACGCGAGCACCTGTCGTCTCATCGATGACACGCCAGGAGTGACCGATGGTTGTGTAGATCTCCCTGTTGTCGAAACCGGGCAGAGAAAGGGTCAGCTTGTACAACTCCTGGACGCCAAACGACTTGACCTTGGCCTCTGCCCAGAATCGACCGTCGATCTGAACGACGACATCACGGTCGACCGTCTCAGCGAACGTCCTAAGACCCTGAGAGGTCAGGAACTTTGTCTCGCCAGTAAGGCAATTCTGAGTCTGATGGAAAGGACGGCCAGAGGCGTAGAGATATCGCCCACCAGGCATGAACTCCCGGTTTCGGATTGTGTTCTCGACTTCACCTACGATGTCCTTTGGTGCATCTACAGCTCCCAGCACATTGCTCGATACCCGTTTCGCCAGGTCGGTCCATGATTCCTTGCTGCCATCTGGCAACGTGTGTAGGTACTTTTGGTTGGCGATGTCTCGGGCGAACTTGCTAGTGGGGCCGTATGTCATGTGTAGTGACTCCGATAATGGGAAGACTAGAAACTAACAGATGATTACTGCTTGTTGAGGCGACGACGAGTTGCTGCCTTGTTAGACACCCTGCCTTTTAGACCGAATCTAGGCTGACCAAGCACCTGGCTAAAGGGGGGCTTTTCAAAGTAATCCACGACTCTACGAACACGAGACATGTCATCTCTGAATTGACCAATTGCCCTATTACACCAAGGACACAGTAGTCCTCGAATTAGGCCTGTCTTGTGGTCATGGTCTACCGCAAGCCGAAGTCTCTTGGGAGGCTGACAGCAGATAGCGCACTTTCCATCCTGGAACTGAAGAACCTTGTCATACTCATCGACGGTGATGTTGAACAAGTTTCGATATCTGAGCTCTCTCTGATACTCGCCATGACACACTTTGCAATATGCGTACCTTGGCAAACCACTCCTTTTCTTCCTGGAGTGAGGAAAATCAGAAAGAGACTTCTTGGTGTTGCATCTAATGCATGTAGCAGCACCTTCATCGAGTTTTACTTGAAGTTCTTGCACGGATTTCCTATTCGTCATTGCTTTGTGTCTAAAGTCTGGGTCTTGCCACATGCGTGTAATGTACGCTGAGTGGTTTCCTCTGGCGTGCAAAACTCTGGCTCGCCACTCAGGATCAGCCCACAAAGACTTCATTTTCTCTGAGTGGCGAGACATATCTAGCTTGGGCTACTGGCTACCCTTGTCCCCGAGTACTCGCATCGCATAGCGGATTCGGAGGCGGTTCATCTTCGAGGCCTCCTTGTACTGAGCACCTGCCTCGGTCGCCTGCGCCTTCTTCTCAGCGAGGTCTTGGTCGTCCTTCTTGGCCTTCTGGTTCTCTTCCTCGGACTTGGCTACCTCTGCGATTCGGGCGTTGATCTCATCGACTGTGGAACCAGAGATCGTGTCCTTGAAGTCGGAGTCGAGGGCTTCAAACGGGTCCTTGGCAGATTGACGGGGCATCTGGTGTCCTTGTGCTGGTTGGGGTTCGGGACTGATAAAGCACAAAGTCACAATGCGACGACCAGAACGCTGAGTAGTAGGAGGATGAGAGAGACGATCTCCTTCGACGACAGCTCCGCAGACAGGAACAGGAGACCCAAAATCCAGATGGCTCCAGCGACTGAATCGTAGGCCACACTGAGTTGCACAAGAGAGTAGTTCCTGAGTCGGTTGACCATGTAGGTCCAGGCGCATGAGGAGATGACAGGCGGGATGAGAACCATCCACCAGGGGTAGCCATGACTTCTGACAGATACAGCTATGCTGGAACCGGCCACGCTGGCGATAGCCACGACTAGAAGGGAGAGAGCCAAGCCAATCATCGGAGGCTCTCTGACTTGATGTGTGACCTATTGTCCTGGTGGATGATGGTCAGAACAGAGTCGAAGGACTCCTTTACCTCCGCGCTGTGGTCGATGACATAGATGGCCCTGTCGGCAGCGGAGCGAGCCAGGACAGCCATTGCCGCCTCTTTATCAGCCGCCCCCAGCCCATCGAAAGGCTCATCGAGGACTAGCCAACCTGGGAGGATTCCGGTGCGCTCAGAGATGACCTCCGCTAGGGAGAGGTCTACCGCGAGCTCAATGACAGCCTGCTGCCCTCCAGAGCACCCAGAGCGGAAAGATACTTGGTGCCCATCTTTGCTGATGACAGGCTTGATCTCCTGCTTGACCGATCCCGACTTTGTTTCCCTCTCAGAAAGGAACCCGATGGTCATACCCTGCACGTTAGGGATGCCAAAGAGAAGCTCTGTTGCCCTGGCAGCGATTAGTTGGAGCGTTTCATCGAACACAAGTCCGAGGAATTGCTTGAGAAGCTGATGAGCATCTTCGTTCCAGCCATAGGAAACCTTGACGGCACCCACCTCATCGCTGGCGATGTCTACGGCAGCAGAGAGCTTGAGGTACGACATGAGACTTGCGTCGTAACTCTTCGCGGCTTGCTCATCTAGACGTTGAACCGAGGACAGTTCGGCTAAGGCTGCGGAATGCTCTGAGTTCGCAGTCTGGAGTTCCGCTCTCTTGTCGACCAATGCCTTAGCTGCCGCTGCCTCCTCCTCAGTCTGAACTGACAGCTTGGCTAGGTGCATCTGCCTGGAGGTCTTGGCAGCCTGAAGTTCCGCCTCTAGCACCGCAAGGTTAGCCTTCTTGGTGACCTCAAACTCCCTCTGCTCCGACTTCTGAGTCTGCTCAAGCTCCATCAGTAGACGCTGCTGGTCAGCCTCCCCCACCTTGAACTTCTCAGGAATCGGGTCTTCCTCCATGAGTGCCTTCAGGAGGTCTTCTTGCCCCTTCTGCTCGGCCAGGAGAGCCTCTACGGCTTCTTTCTGGCTCTCGGCATCGGCTACCTGCTTCTCGAGTACCTCTAGCTTCCTATTCTTGTCAGCGAGGGTTCTCTCTGCGTCCAGACCAACCCAAGTCTGCCGACAGGTGGAGCAGATAGCTGTCTCGATGGCCTGGATGTCGTTGACTAGGACAGCCATCTGCTGCTGGAGAGTGGGGAGCCCCTTGATGATGGTGTTCGCCTTCCATACCTCCTTTCTGATGCTCTCCAGCTGGGTCTGGGCACTCTTTACATTGGAGAGGTGCTGCTCCTTGAGTTTGGACATACCAGACTGGATATACGCAATTCGCTTCTTGATGACCCCAGCCATCTGAGCCACAGCAGGGTCAGCCTCAAATGAGGTCAGCTTGGCAGCCTCCAGCTTGACCTGAGCCTCGGTGATGGCAGGCAAGAGCAGCTTCTCACACTCGACCAATCTATCTTTCCTCTGTTCCTCCAGAGACAAGATGTTGGTTCTGACAGTAGACACCTCGACCGTGAGTCCGCCGATCAGCTTTAGCGCAGAAGACACCCGTAGCTGCAATCCGCCAACATCCGCAGGTTTAGGTTCAGTTGGAGGAGAGAGCGGTAGAGCGGACCTTGCCTGGTCTAGCTTGGCCTTCGACACAGCGAGCTTCTTATCCAGCTCCGTCAGCGTCTTCCCTAGAACCTCGATCTCCCTCTCGACATCTCCCATCCTCAGGAGTTCGGTCAGGAACGACTTCTTCTCCGAGTCAGAAAAGCTAAGAAAAAGACCTGTTTGCCTCTGTGGACGATAGGTAAGGGCTCGCAGTACCTCTGGGCGACACCCGAGAACCTCTGGGAGTTTCTTGGCGATGGTGCTTGCGCTGGTCAGGCTCACATCCCCTACAGACAGAAGCGGCCTCTTGCCCCTGACGATCTTCGCCTTCTCCCCCTTGACCTCAAAATCCAGCCGCACCTCCATCGGTTGGTCTGTCAGCCACCCCCACGACTGATGCTCGGTCGCTGGCCACTGGCTGTAGTCAAGAGCATAGGCGATGGCCTCTACTAGGCCTGACTTGCCGCTGCCAGATGGGGCCTCGATGAGGTGAAGACCACTGTCGGGTAGGTCTAGCTGCTGCTCATCTACGAAACTGCGGAAGCTTCGGAGATTGAGGCTGGTCAGCTTGAGCGTAGGTGTAGCCATGCTGACAGTAAGCACAAAGCGTTGACACCAGCGAGTCGCTTTGATAGTATCGGTTCACACCAACAAGGGAGGCAACATGAAGTTCCTGGTCGAGGACACGAACTGGCGTGGTGGTGGTCGGAAGCTGCACATCGTTCGCAGCACCGAGGGGCTGCCCAAGACGGTCGAGCTCGTCGGAAATGCCAAGAAGGCTCTCGATTGGCAGCTGAAGCAGGTCGAACTCTTCAAGGGGTTTGCCTACTACTCGAAGCCCACCGACTTCAGCGTCTTCACCGAGGAGGAGAAGGAGGCCTTCCAGTACGGCTGCAAGACCCTCTACGGGACCTTGTAGTCTTTCTGGGCTCTCTCATGCAGCAACTTCTCTTGGTCGATGGGTCGCTCGACCCTTCGCTGCATGATGCCGTTGTCGATGACCTCGCTGTGGATCATCTGGGGTGGCACCGGCTGCCTAACTAGCTGCCCGCCACACCCAGGTGTCTTCCGGCAGCGAATGATACCTCTTGAGCGAGAGGATGTCAGGAGTTGGCTGTCGAACTCACGGCATTCTGGGCAGTGGAAGTGAAATACCGGCATCAAGCCCTCTCATTGACATCGAACGTGTTCGTTTCGCGGAGGTACTGGTTCGTCTGCTGCGCCTCCCGACGCTCTAGTTCGATGTCTCGCCCAAAGACAACTACTCCTCCTAGAGTCCCAAGAAGGCTGGCGATTGAGATGCTGTTTCGGATAGCCTCGCGAACGGCAGGAACGGAGTCGAGGATTTCTCCATCGAAAGCCGGGATCCAGATTCTCTTGGCGGCATCCCAGACCTGATTCTGGTCGCCCAGCATATCCTCGATGATATGAGAAGCCACGTCGTAGGTCATGCCAGTGTTCGATAGGAGCAGCCGCACCGGCTCAATAAGTGAGCGTCCTAGAACGTCCATCTCGGGGGTGCCCTTGGTGAATGATGTTCTGAGCGCATCATACAAACGAACCAGAGTCCATCCTCCACCAGGCAGTACTCCAGACTTCATTGCACCCTGGACAGCCCGAACAGCGTCATCAGCACGGTCTTTGCGCTCTCGCAGTTCACCCTGACTTGAGCCGATGACCCACAACTTCGCGATTCCACCAGTCAGAGCAGCAAGTCGCTCCCGAAGAGCTCGCCCATCTAGCTCAGAGATGGCAGACTTGGCCATACCCTCGAGCACCTCTGCCCGGTCGACGATGAGGTCTTCGTCGGCGTATCCGAAGATGGTCGAGCGGAAGCGCAGCATCTCAAAGCCGTCAACCTGACCGATGTCTGATTCAGACTCTCCAGGGATGCGAGCGACATCGAAAGTCCTCTGGAGTGGGTCAAGCACCTCGGACCCGGTGATGGCTGCAACATCGTCTAGGAAGTGAGCCTCGCCATTTTGCAAGATCGAGCGAGGTGCGACGAGGGGCAGGACGTTGATGGTGGATGCCTCTCGGAAGTTCAGAGCGAGTGTCCCCAGCACCTGCTCAGAGAAGCCGCAAGCCACCAGGACGATGTTAGGACTGATAA